GTAGGTCGCCTGTGTCTAGTCGTATTGGATACGTTACGGACCCCACTCCAACATTTAAAACAGGTACATTATCCTCATCGAATTCCATCTTTCCAACAGACCCATCGATCCCATCGAACTCATCGCCTCCTTCAATTCTGTACAACACGCCTTCAACGATCCACTGCAACGCACCCATGTCTCCAAACCACCCGACGACCTCCTCTGGAGTGTCTCCAAAGCCACACGCCAAGAGACCAGACAGATGGCGCATGGTGCCATAAACACACGCATCAAAGCGCTGAACACCTGTCCACTCTACAAAGGCGTCGTCCAGTGGCACCTCGCCCGCCGACACCCACGGATCGGCCCACTTCACCCGGGCTAACGGAACATCCGACGTCACCCTGCCATCGGCATCGAGCGTCTGCACCCTGCCCGCGCTAGTCACCGTCCTCGGCTGCCACCACAGGGCTATCGCATCCAACCTCCTCTCCGCCTTCACCCACAGCCCTCCGGGACTTCGCTCGCAATACTCCCAAGGCAGCGCGATCTTTCTCCCTGGAATCATCGTATTGGCTCCTCGTGTAGAGATTCGACCGACGAATGGTGCGCCGCAGACCCACAAGATCGACGAACACCAGGAAATCACCCTCGTCCAGCGGATACGCCTGACCACGCGTCAAAGCGTTCAGTTCACTGCGCATCTTCTCAGTATATTTAGGCTTGTGACATGGAGTGTAGCGCGGGATGATAATGAACTCCCCCATCCCCGCATGGAACGTCATCGGACAGGCAGTCCACAGATCGATGGACGCCAGATCGGCTTTACTCAGCTTCTCCATCCGATTTTCCAATGCGCCCACGCCGGACTAGCTCCTCCCTCAATTCAGCCAATGACGCCTTTGCAGCATCGTCCCCATCCTCGTCCGCGATGCGCTCTGCCTCGGAAATGGCCTCCAACCTTTCGATACCCTTACGCTCGAACCCAGCACGCATCTCCTCTTCTGTCGGTGTCTTCCCAGCCCTGTGCCGCTCCGCCATGGCCGCACCCGCTGCCTCGATGCGCGCCTGGATGGTGTTCCGCCGCTCGACCGCCGAAGGGCTCCACGCCGCTCCCTCGTCCTCTGTCGGCACCCGCCCGTACATGGCGTATTGCCCAGGCAGGAACTCGCTCCCAGCCACGTCGTAGCACGCCTTGGCGTCATCCTCGCTGGCGAACACCTCGACAACCTGATCCGCGCCTTCCGCCTGCGTCGCCACGATGTAGAACAGCAAATCTTCCCGCTTGATAGAAGACCCAGGGATCAACTCCGCGTTTGGATCTGGCGGTGCAGCCTTGATAAGGCCCACCGGCATGACGTACCCAGGCGGCAAGCACCAGATATGCGTCTGCGGCGAATCGATCTCGCGCCCTTTGCCCGGGAACAACTCCACCGCGTCCGCTTCCTCGTGGACCAACTCGGCCTTAATGCGCTGGATCTCAGCGTAGTCCGGCTTGCGCCCGTTCACCCCGGCGATGATAAGGTGCAGGATCGGCATCGGATGCGACTGCCCATCCGGCCCCTGCATCATGAATCCCGAGCTGGCCGTCTGCTTCACAAACACCCGAAACCTGTGGTTCTGGAAGGCTGACGCAACACCAGACTGCACCGCCTCCTCCGAGAGGGGAATCTGAATCAAAGGTTGCCACGGACCCGCCGCCTTGTTCCGGTCGAACTGTATGATCTTTCCGTTCTTGCTCATATCATCACCCTATCCTCGCGCTCACGCGCATATTGAATCTCACCGGCCTGCCCTTGCACAGCACCGCGATGATATCCGCCGTGCGATAGATGTCTGCCAAGAATTCAGACAACTGGTCCTTGTCTGAAAACCCACGCACCGCAAGGTACTCTCCTACACGATACAGAAGCGCCCAATCGCTAACAGCCACAAACAGCGGCAACGGATCTTCCACAACATGCGGGATGGTGCTGATCTCCCAGACGATCCGCGCCGGCAACTGCAACACCCGATCCGCATCGGTGGACAACGGCGTGTACTCAATTTCAGAACCGACGACACTAGACAACGAAACAGCATTCTCCTCTTCCATCTACGACTCCTTTTGCATCTCTATTTCCAGCAATTCAACACGATCCATTAGAGCGTTGTTGATTTTCGCCATCTCAACCGCCCGGACTTTCCACTGCCGCACATCCACCCTGCGCACCCACATGCCAACAAAACACCCAACAAACACCCCAATAACCCATGTCGCTACCGCAATCATCTGTCTTCCAAGACCGGTGAGGTGGTCGCAATATCGACACGCATCATTCTCGATCCCCAAACAGGAAACCGATCTCGCAAAACACGCGCTACCGCGTCCAGCGGAGACGACACGATAGTACCCCCAATGGAACATGTATCTGGAAATTCGCACGGACCACAGGGATCAAACCGAGTCCCGCTCCATGAGTCACACAGGTCGTCCCAATCCCACGTCCCGCTCTGCAACAGCACGTTCGCCTGTCGGCATAGCAGCTCGATCATCGCACGCGCATCATCCGTCTTCGACGTCTCGATTCGCGTCTGGCGATGCGAAACCAAAATTTCATCCTTCGCCTTCGGAGACGACAAGGTCACATCGACGTAGGAAAGCATGGGCTCCGGGCGACGTTCCGATTGGTGCAAGGCCACCTTCATGTAAATGTCCTGCCCTGCAATCCCGAATTTGCACGTAAACCCGTACATCCCCATGACACCCACATCGAAATCGATCTGTCGCCTCAAATCCATCATTGCCAATGCGCCTTCGATCCAAGCTTGGGTCCACGCATCCGCTGCACCCACCACTCGATCTTCGCTCCATACAATTCGTCCTTCGCCCCAGGCCAGTACGCCCACGGACGAGTCGGACTCAACTGCGCATTCTGCTGCATGTGATACGCTAACGCCCGCGCGCCGCCCTCCACCGTCACCATCTCCTCCGGCGTCGCTGTGCGCACCTGGCCTGTTTCCTCTCGAATCTTTGAATTTCGCGGCCAAATCGTCTGCCCGACACCAGAGTCAACCCCGCGCCGCTTGGTCTTTCCCGACAACATGGAATGCATCACACGCAAGGCATCGTCCGTGTTCCAATAGACCATGTGCTTGCTCTTCACCAGCTTCTTATCAATGGCCCACTGACGCGAATACGGTCCGAATGGGCACGGGTTCCCACGCGACTCCTGCATGATAATCCCAACAGCTCCCCAAAGATAGTAGGCATGGCTCAGCCCGTTCTCTAACAAGGCCGTCCTAGTCGCCTGAGCGATGCGTCTAGCGCGCTCCATGTACTCCTCTGGAGGCGTCATGGTGCCGCACTCGTACCACGCACATTTCTCCGCCTCGATCACACGCACAATACCCCTCGACACGTCATCAATGAGACCGTCCTCCTCAGCCATTTTTGCCAAATCCCCAGCCTCATCCACATCTGCTTGCGACTCCACTCTCGCCTGCTCCTGGACCGACACGTCAACCACAACATTCGTTACCGCATTCGTAGGCCACACCGACATCGGCACCAATGACACAATCAACAAAACACACATCGTCTTCAGCATTTTTTCCTCCTTCAACCGGACTATATCACATCAGCGATTAGACCGAGGTGGGGGGGGCACCCGCACTCCACGCGACCGCAACGCGGCCTCGCTATCGTCTTCTATGCAGGAAGCCCCAGCAATGAGGATTGTTGAACTCCCACACCGTGGACAAATACACCCAGAACATTGTTCCTTGGTCTGAACCTCAGCCCCTTCACCACCCTCCACCCAGCCGCACTTGTCCTCGGTGAACTCCGTGTGATGGCACGTCCCCCGAAATCGAAACCCAGGACAATCACACGTCACCTGCCCAGCCGTCAGCGACACCTCAACCGTGTATTCCGTTCCAGCACTCGACGTGGACTGCACCTTGAACCTCGCCCTGCGCCGCGTTGCTGGACACGCCTGGATCTCACGCAGACTTGCACTCATCCGCACATACCTCCGTTATCCCCTCCCCTTTATCATCTCCTCAAACAATTCGATACCATACGCCTCGTCACCCAATGCAAGGTTCATCAACGCCGTACATGCCAACAGCGTGTAGTCGCTCATCTTCCGATCACGGGCATACTCCGCCACATAGCTTATGTGATGGCACGCCCAAGGGATCACGATCATCGTCAGCCACCAGGCCCCGCCCGGACCCACAGACACGATCCTAGACCCAGGAATCGCCCCGTGTATCCGCGCTTCAGCCTCGTCCAGCACCTTGGCCACAATCAGGTAACGCGTGCCGTCCCCCGGCTGCCACTCTACCGTGCCGCCGCCATGGTCGTCGGGTATAAACTTGTCGTGCCTTCCGTCGTAACCAGTCACCTTTGGCTGCCTCATCTCTCCCTCCTTGCGCTCGCATCTTGCGAACGATCTTGAACACCGCACCCTATTCGTTACCAGATCGTTTGTCAACCGCTCCACCGGCACGCATGCGATCCCGTATCTCTTCATCCGAAGGCATAGATCCATCTGGCATAGGAGCCAAGATATGCCCTCCAACGACCATGTGGTCCCACTCTCTGCCTTCCAACCGCTTCACCTCCGACTCGAAACATGGCAGGCAGTACCTCTGCCGGATCACCCGCCTTCGATTGCTCGCATCGTAAATATCTGTATGGATGCTCAGAACCTCATCCCGCAGCACCCATTTCCTACACCCCGAACACTTCCCATATGCCGCATGATCATCCATCTATTCCTCCTAGTTCGCATATCGCACACCGTATTCCCTCAGACCCAAACGGGACGCAATCCCCACAATCACAGCATTCCATGTCCAACAGCTTGGCATCCCGGTCTCTCTCGAAATCCAACACACAACTCTCAACATACTCGTCAGGCTCCAAGCACACACCAGACACAGACACATCGACGTACTTCTGAACGCGCGTCCAGATCTTCCTCTGGATCTGCCTGGCTAGCATATCAAGCGTCAAACCTCCAGTCAGAGCACCGTCCCCACATAAGCTCACCCGATACACTGTGCCCCTCGGAGGCATCCCATCGTCGCCATGGTCATCCTGCATCGGCCAAATCTCCCCAACTGCCTCCTCGATGTCCAGGGCATCCTCACGGTTCACCACATCGGCCCGCACCCAGATCCGGTACTCACGGCTCATGCCTCAACCTCCGATTTCCCTGCTACGCACGCAGCGCAGTCCCCCGTGCAATCCTCACGATCCTCTTTTATCTTCTTGAAGATCACGTCATGGATGGCATCCATGATGCCGCTGGATGCCACCTCGTGATGCTGGCGCAACGCAATCATCTCCCGCGCAAATGGAATCGTTTCCCCCTCCTCGTTCGACGCCACGATACCTACAACCCCACCTTCCGAGCTGCATCGCGCCGTAAAGAACAGCGCGATCTCACGCTCAACGCAGAGCTGATGCGCCCGCTCCAACAGCGGGAATACCCGCTTCTGAAGGTACTCGTCCTTGGTCAATTTTTTTCCCATGCTATGCCTCGCAACACCTTGCAAATATTGCTATCAAAATCATCCCAAAGGATGCAGCCCAGGATAGGCGATATGCAATCGCTGATTCTCTCTCCAATCGTTCGTCTTCTTGCGTCTTCAACATGGCAACCTCCCGAACATCGCATTCGGAATCAGTAGAGTTTACGACAACATGCCCAATTAACAGGATCTGTACAATAGTAGTCTGTGTCCTCGTATCCATACGAGGTAGTACATAGGCCACGCCGCTCACAAATGTACTTTGGATCTCCCTGCGGGCATGGCTCAGGATTCGTATCCGTGTCTACCGTCGCGCTGCCCGTATCGGAATCCTCTTCGCAGCAAGCCTTCCCGTTAGGACAGGAACCAGGGATTTTGTGCCAATCCCCCGCGCATCCGCTCCAGTTGGAACATGTTCCAGAGCATGGAGGCGACGTGTCCGTTGACACTGTCCCAGTGTCCACAGCCTTTGGCTCGCAACACCATGCCGCATTTGGGCAGCGACCAATGACCACCGACCCAAGCTGGCACTCGCTCTTCAACGACATGCACGAAAGCCAGCAGTCAGGAACCGTATCCGAATCCACTGTTCCACTCCCCGTCTCCGCCGTCGCCGACCCCGTATCGACGGTGGCGCTACCCGAGCCAGAGCCCGTCTCAGAAGCAGACCCCGCCGTCTCAGAAACAGTCTCGTCCGTCTCATCCTGGGTCGCTTCAGTCTCCTTTTCCGAAACGGTCACAGTCGCCGACTCGTCGGGATCGTCCGAGAATGCCCTTGTCGGATCAGAGCACCCAGCCATCAACACCAGTGCCCAAAAAATCCTACGCATGATCGCCACCTCTTTCCATGGGTTGAGTGACAGACTCATCCTCGCCGTCAAATCTCCGAATTGCTTCGGCAACTGCGATCCCTGACCGATGCGCGAGGTACTGACGATCCAACTCGACGTTCTCCGCATGGAGCATCGCCGAGTGGACGCTGTTGAGAATCGTGATCTGTGCGCTCACGACCGCCATGCGATCCAAGTCAGAGCCATCGAGGTGCTGTTGATCCTCAAACCGCTCGAACTCCAACGCGAGCGACGCCTTGAAACCATTGATGATGTGCATGTAGTCGATCATTTTCTCACTCCCGCCGAACATCCTCGTCCGGCATCACTGGCAAATTTAATGCCTACAGTAAATTTGTCAATCAGCCTAGCGTTGGACTCCGTACACATCGTCCAGGCGCACGACGAAGCACTGCTCCTCGCCAACCATGACGTCCGCACCCGCAAACTTGCTCACTAGGATTCGGTCTCCGACCATGACCTTGGTTCCTACCGCGTCACCAACCGCCAAGACGTTCGCCCAAGTCGGGTTGGCCGACGCCTGCGCAGGCATGACGATCCCTCCTGGACTGCGCTTCTCCTCGGGCTTGTCCCTCTGGGTCAAGATGTAGGAACCGAGCATAGCAACTGGTTTCATCGAGTCATCTCCTTATACGCCGCGCACTTGCGGCCCAACTCCAGCACGCGCTGGATCTCTTCTGCCTTCAACTGGCGCTGGACCGTCTTGCAGCCCTTGCGCTTGCGTGCGTCCGCCATAAACAACAGATCGTCAAACGTCAACGCCCGCGACCCGACTTCCTCCGCCAATCCAAAGGCTTCTAGGAGTCCCATGGGTCGCACCGCCTTTAGCCTTGCGTAGCAAAACCAGGATTTACCCAGCGCTCCAGGCGCACCATCTCGTCCTGGTCTGTGACCATTGGTGTAACGTGCCCATGGTGCCGAGCCGCCACCCCGTCCGCCTCTTCAAGCGTCGTGAACACCCCGAAACACCGAGCCTGCACCGACAAGATCTTACCGTACTTGTCTTCCTCCGTCGCCGCCGATGTCACGATCCAGATGTCCATAATGTCTCCACGCGAACTCAGGTTCGCATCCTACCCATTAGGAGCCGTTTGTCAACTTGTCGCGTCGCGCAGCTTTTTCGCTAATTGCTTCAGCCTCTTTTTCTTCTTCGAGTCGAACCGCAGGGCGGTCTCAGGACGCCAGGTGCGTCCCGTCCAGCGCATGTACCAGTAGGTGCCCTTGATGTGCGCGGCCAGGAAGTGCCCCTTGCTTTTGGCATCCTTGAACCGCCTCCACACCGTGATCGGGACGTCATCGTAACGGTAGATTGCGCCTGGTACTGGTCGCTCCGATCCGGCCGCACGGAATTGCACGAACAGCTTGCGATCACGAATGCTGTACCCAATAGCAAAGACGTTCGAGCTTTTCACATGTTGCAGGGCTGGAAGTTCGTCTGGGTTGGGTGGAAGCTTCTTCGGCATATCCTAATGCTATCCCGCTCTGGAAATGGACGCAACATCCTCACACAGGGGGCAACGCTGACCATTGCGAGTGCGCGCCCGAAACTCAGTCCCGCATTGCTCGCACACGCGCAGCCGACACATGGGGGCCAGGCTCCGGTCGTCCAGGTCCAGCTCTCGATAGACACCGTCACCGCACCGTCTCACCATATGACCAATAGCGTATCTATCCGTCATGTGTCATCTCATTCGTCGTCATCTTCATAATCATCATCGCTGGCGTGACCCAGCTCCTCCCCGCACTTGGGGCACACGAACGGCCCGCTGCTGTTGTTGCAGGTTGACCAGCCGCACTTCGAGCAAAAATGTTCCATCGTCGCCATTGTCACACCTCCACGACGCTTTTCAAATGGTCTTCCATCCGTTCTCCTACAAGGAAGGCAGGGATCATCGTCGTATAGGGCAGACAGAAGACCGTTCGAAAAGGCTCCTTCGCCCCAGCCACATACAACGCAAAACTCCCATCTTTTTCACGCTTGCACAGCGCCGGGAAGGCAGGTACAGCCTTGCTTTCCGTGCTTCGCAAGTAGTACCATCCCTCCTCTTTTGGCATCGCTGTTGTCCACTTCATCCTCGCCTCCTACTTGATCAGCGCGGCCATCGCCGCGTTGAGTTCCTGCATCTTCACCACGTCCCCGCCGCGATCAGGGTGGTACTTCTGGGAGAGCGCCCGGTACACAGCCTTGATGACCTCGGGCGGAGCCCCTGGCACGAGGTACAGGACAGCCCACGGTCCACTCGGCGCGTTCGGAGCCACCTGCATAGCACCATCGCAGCGGTCCTTCCGGTGGAACACCACCCACCGCGAGTCCTTATTGTCCTTCGACAACACGATCTCCTCGCCGGGCAGGATTGGACCGAGGCACTCATGGCAGCGCGAGGCGTACTTGCTGGGCATGATCCGTACCCAATGATGGGTACAGACCTTCCAGCCCCCGATCCCCACGGTCCTACCCGCCTCAAGGGCATCCCCGCAAATGGGGCAGCGCTCTGGCCCGGTCATCGGTTGACCTCCTCAAGCAGCGCCCTGGCAGCCTCCAAGGCAGCCGTCTGGCGAGCTGCCTGCGATGCCAGTTGGCGAGGGCTCGTGCGACGTGGCAGCCGTGTCACAGGCGCGGGTTTGGCGGCCCGCTCCGCATCTCCGCGCTTTTTCATGCGGTCCTCTCTGAAGCGGCGGCGGCGGCGGCGGAGAGGCGAGCGGCCTCGGCGACAAGCACTTCGGGACGATAGACGATCATCTCGCTGTCCATGGCCACGCCGCGCTGGGCCATCGTGGCGAAGTGTTCGAGCGCCACGACGATGTGCTTGCACGCGTAGTGGCTCGCGTGCTCTCGGTTCCAGCGGTGACCCCGAAACTTGTAATCCGGGCACGAGCAGTAGAGCACTCCGTCTACTCCGATGCGGATCTCGTAGTAGTCCGATCCGTTCACGCCTTCCACGCCAAGCTCTTGGCCGGAAGCGATCTGCTTCTGGCCCTTCCGCGTGCGGCGGAAGAGTGCCACGATATTGCTCTGGCCGTTGCGGTCCTTGCTGGCATCGCGCTTCGAGTTCGGCTTGCAGGAATGAAGGTACATGGTTCCTCCTTGGGCACCCGGCATCCGTTGCCAGGCATCTCGCCCTCGCCTATGAATTTAACCAGCCTGTCGCGTTTGTCAACCGTGAATCGACACGCGAACCCAGGTTCGTGTCAGAGCGCTTCCCAACGATCCCAGCACGTCATGCAGAGCTGGTTCATCGTCCCATCTACCATGTGAGTGATCTGCGACTCAACACTGCTCTTTCGTCCAGGTGGCGACATGCGAGTGAGATCCGCACGCGACAGACGCCGCTCGACTTGTCCACCGCAAGCCGGGCACTTCCAGCCCACGGCGATCCCGCCGCGCCCATCGCTTCCGATCTCGCGCTCCACAGGAAGTCGCGGACCTTCCCAGCCGAAGGGCCAGCGCACTGGAAGCACTCGGACCACGGGCCTCGCCCGGACACGTCCCAGCTTCTCGCGCACTGTTGGTGCAGCCGGCGACGGTGGTGGCGACTTGGCCCCCAGCTCTGCCAATCGCCGCATGGCATTGTCGCGCTCCTCGGGCGGGGTGGAGGGGTGTTCAGCGAGCGCCCGAAGGCGTTGGGTCAGTGTCGTCGTCATCGGATTCCATCTGTCGTTCAACTTCTCGGTGGGCCAACCGCACGCTCCGCAGCTCTGCGTCCAGCTCTTCAGCTCGCGCACGGGACTCCCGCAACTCGCGCATCATAATCCCCCGCTCCATATCCAATCGAGCCCGCGTGGCCTTCACCTCGGCCATCGAGTTTTGCAAATATTGGAGCGCTATGCACAGCCGTTCGAGCGCCTCCTCACGAGCCTGGATTCTTCCTGCAACATGCTGCGCATCTAGTTCCCCATGAAGTTTCTCCAGCTCCTCTTCTCGCGCCCGGATTTGGTCCTTGATGTCTCTCAACGTGATGATGTTGTCTTCGTCCATGGTGTTCAGCGATCTATGGCGCGCACCACCAATGTGACACTAACGCGCACGTCGCAGCTCCGATTATTCGAATAGAACATATTGTCAGTCGGGTTTCCAGTGCGCGCTTCCGTTGGTCCGAGGTCGTCTTGGTCCACGACAAGATCGCAATTGCGAAGCAGCTTGTATTCGTACAGCGCCTTCGACGCATCCAAGATCTGCTGAACCAGTCGGTCGCGCTCGTTGCGCTTCACTGCCGACAGGCGAGCCATACGATGGTGCTCGGGCATCCTAATCTGCCTGGCGCTGCACCACGCTGACATCGCAGTCGTCTGGCATGAAGATGTGAACGCTCATGGAGTACGGAGCGATGCCACCCTCTCGGTCGCCACACGCACGCACCTCAACTTTCCAACCCTCCGGCATGGTCACGCGGTCACCGTCCTCGGTGTCGTCCGTCCCGACGAACCCGAAAAACCAGCAGCCGTCGTAGAAGCAGTGGACGCAGGCCACCTGCTTGCATCCAACGTACATGTCGATCACCTCGCCAAGCTCCTCCTGCGATCCGACGTTGGCTGCGAATTCGTCCGAGATGCACCCACCGATTTCGATCAGGTCGTCACTTCCACCGCTGATGATCAACTCTTTCATGACTCTTCTCCATTGGTGAGAACTGCCTCTGCATCCCACCGCCATGTCCAAATATGAGAACGACGCTCTCGAAGGATCGAGTTGCCGCCCACTTGGCTCCGAATGATGACCAGCGCGTTCTCTCGCGCATTGCTCGACTGCTTGATACCCGGAGGGGCCATGAACTGCACACGCGGAGCAAGCAGACGGATCTCTGCACCCGCCGCAATCGCTCGCGCCCACCAGGCCGTAGATGGTGCTGCCGTGCCCATGACAAGCGCTACGCACCCCGGATGAGCGTCCACCTCACGCACGGCCTTCGACATCCACGCGCCAAGATCCTTGAAGCCAGGGTTGCACCATGCCACGCGAGGGCGACCACGAACGTCCTCTGGTGCCTGTGCAAACCACGACTGTACCAGCCCATCTTGTTCCCAGGTGATATGGCGAGGAACCACGGCGTTGTCGTCACTCGACGCGACATCAATGTCGATGCAGAACTCACGCGCTAGAGCCGCCAAGAACACGCGCGGAGTTTGCCATTCCTGCCGCAGGCGGGCCTCGTCTACTACGTCATTCGCATTGACAGTGAAAACGCCTACGCCCGGGGTACAAAAAACATCTGAATTTTCCAAAGTCCCTCCTGCGGAGAGTATTCCCAGCCATTCAAGCGTTTGTCAACCGTCTGTCAATTCTATGCCGCTGATCTCATCCCAAAAAGCCAAGCTGTTCTGGTCCATCCGTGCGCGCTCTGCCTGGCGCACGCACATCTGCACGTCGTAATGGTTGAGCACCTTCCGACCCCGTAGGCGAAACCAAAGTAAATTCATCTCACAGGTTTCTAGCTCGCGGCCACCCTTCCCCGTCTCCATCTCCTATCCTTCCTACACCCCCTCCCCAGTACAGTGTAACGCCATCCTTCACCGCGCCCTAGATTCTTTCTGTTCGACGATCTCTATAAAAATCGCACAGCATTCATTGTAAACGGCCCTCATCGCCATGATTCGGCTCGCATGACGGGCCTGCGCCTCCGCGAACGCATTGTCGCCAAGAGGATAGTAGTCCCTCGCGTTGGGCGCGGCGAGGTGCAATGCGAACAAAGCAGCCCGCAGCGTGTCACGGCACGCACGCATCTGCTCATCCAGCTCACCCGCGCTCGTTCCGTTGAGGTGAACAAGCGGTCCCTTCAAATTGTTTGGGTTCATCATAGTTGCCTTTCTACGCCGCCCGCTGCGCGTCCCGGAGGCGACGCAACTGCGCCCCGAGCGCCCGAACGGAAGCATGTTCCTTGTCCATCCAAAACTGGTACGCCACCCCCGACGCCTTGCCCCGGTACTCTATGGTCACGATGCTGCCAGCAGTCGCCACCGTGGCCAGACCACGCAGGGACTCAAGATGGACCACCCCAGCGACCACGCGGACCGTGATCGCCTGCATGATCTCGTCTAGGATCGCTTGGCGCAAAGGTTCGTCATCAACGCGGTTGAGCTTCTTGATTTCCATGGACACCTCCCGGCGAGCATCGCGCCCGCCATCTTGCCTCTCAATCTAGCCACCCGATCCGCGTTTGTCAACAAACGAACCCGGGTTCGCGTTCCGACCACAGACTTCCAGACTTCCAGACGTCTGCTAGGGCTTCGGATCCAGCCGCTTGGCCTCCTTGATCAGATCCTCGTCCACTCGGTCGCTGTCCTCGTCGGCCCAAAGTGGCAGTTGGCGCAACACCTCCGCCGACGTAACCAGCTCCGGTCGCACTCGCGGCTTGAGCCCCAGCTCGATGGCCGTCCGGTAGAACTGCTCGTAGAAGTGCATGAGCCCCTTGCCCGTGACGCGAGTCGTGTACTTCACGCGGGTCTCGTGCCCGATGTCCACGTTTCTCACCTGCAACATGAACCAGCCCTGGTCCAGGCTGCGCTGGGTCGGCTGATTCGTGCGGCTCCCCGTCTGATGCAGGTAGCGGTTCTCGCGCAACCACTCGAACAGCCGGTTCTGCCCCATCGACAGCCCCGTGCCCTGCTGGATCATCTTGGCCACGGCCCCCACCAGATGCGTCGTCGGGGAGGCTTCCACGCGCTCCGCGAAGTCCACCAATGGGGCGTCCTCCGCCATCTTGGCCGCGAGGAGGTGCGCTCGCTCCTTGGCCGCTCGCGCCTCCAGCTCTGCCGCCACCGCCCGGTCGTATTGCTCGATCCACCCCACGGCAGCCGCACGCGGATCGCGAAAGTCCGGCAACCCCATCTTCGTCGGGTCATCCGAGACCTGCGCACGCGGATTCACAGCCGCCCCCCTCGTCCAGTAGTTCCAAAGGGCGGTGTCGCACTCATTCTGGTACATGCGCACCTTGTCGGCCATGAACATATCCATCCGCGACGGTTGCAAGGTCATCAACCACCCAGCCAGCTTTTGCAATGGGATACAAGTAAATTCGCGCACTTGCGAATCCCCAAAAAGCTGCATGGTGATCATCTCCACGCAGAAACGACTCGTTTCACTGGTCAATTTCGCATGCTGGCCCTTCCAGTCCAACCCCATACCCTCGACAATCGGCCGCATCGCCACGTAGGGTTCGCCCCTCCGATCCACGAGGGTCAGTCTCTGCCCATGGAAATCGACGGGATCGAGTACCCTCTCAGATTCGGCTACCCGTGGCGCTGCTGGTGCAGCGGGCTCCTGTGGGACGGATCTCGGCTGTGCCTGCGGAGCTGGCTCGACTGGTACCTGCGGGACGACCACCTGGGCTTCCGCGATCTGGTAGCGGAATGACTGGGCACTCTTCTTGTCTGACCGCACCAGGAACCGGATCATGCCGGAATCAGACAGGTAAACACGGGACTGCTGGCCCCTGCTTGTCTCGATGGTAAAGAACCGCTTGTGGACCACCTCCACATGCGGAGGATTGTAATCGAGCGTGTATCCGAGGTGTCGCAACATCTCCCGTAAATTCCACCACCGCTGGCCGTCCTCCACACGGTACGTGACGCCGTACTGTCCCAGATTCAACGTATCGACGATCCGCTCCGCCAGTTTCGCACTGCCCTTGTTCGTTCCCTCTTGCCTCAAACTGGTTCCATTGCTATCCATGCACGTCACGTCCTTTCGTTTTAGGCCGTCCGGTTTGCCTCACTGGACGGCCTTTTTTTTTGCCCACGCTTCTATATCACCTGCCAACAAGGTTGTTCAACCGATCAATTCCCCTTCGTCTAATGCCACGAAACTACCCCGTAAAATAAAAAGCCCCGGCGCACCATTGCGCCGAGGCACCGTTGGGTAACCGACCGATTTAGAACCCTACCACAACAGCAAAATCACATATAGAAATCCGTTGCTAATTCGTTAAAATCAGCAAGAAATCCTCACGAATCACAATCCGCCACATGGAGATTCACCAGTATCAAACGCACATACGAAAATCCGCTGCTGATTACTTGGAATCTGCACGAAATCCGTACAAATCACGAGACACAATGTAAAGATCCGAAAAAGATCCCGGATATTTCACTCTGTCTAATTCCTCGACGATATCTAACCCAGAAACCTTGTGTCCTCGGTTCTTAGCCCTTCGAACTAGATCGATTCCATGCCGCGTTCGAAACTCACTATACAATTTACTCCAGACCATCCCTGCTTCCTCATTGCTGAGCCCGCGAGCATCAATGTACCTCTGGACAATCTGATTAATACGCTCCCTCAATGGCACCTCACACACACCAAGCACGGGAGGATCCACTACCGGCTCCTTGACAGGCTCCACTGCCAGCTCCTCAGCCTGCTCCGGTGGCGCTAGGATCATCGCAGCACCCTCTGCCGCACGACGTGCCAAGTCACCTACTCGCTTCGCAATGACCTGCTGGGCAGACCTAACCCGAAAGTGCTCGGCTTCCAGCTCCCGCATACGACGCTCGTGATCCACGAGGTTCTGCACAGCGTCCAAAAGAGACTCGACCGGGGTCTTCGAATCACTGTACCGACCCGTCTTCCGAATCTGTGGCAACACTTCACTGGCAATCCACTTATGAAACGGGATAGCCGCCGGCATAATGCTCCGAGCCAAAAGGACGTAAAGACCATGCTCGGAAAGCGCTGGAAGTTCATCCACTCCGAAAAGAAGCGCAAACGGCTTATTACCCTTCCACTCGTATGGCACCTCCGCCAAGGCACTCAGAACATCGACGTTGTCATTATGCCCAAGCGCCACCAACACGTTAGAAGCCACCCACCAGGGCTCCCCATCGAACATCTGCACACGCACCCGATGACCATCAAACTCAAACGCCTGTACCAACTGACTCTCTTCCATCGATCACCTCCATCTGTTCAGCCATCAATCCACGCGGCTCACCACGAACCGCATCAACTCCAAATACCCACAGACACGAACCCAGGTTCGCCTGCCACAAAAACCAGCCACACGTTGATCTGCTCATGCACGTTTGTCAACCGATCAAAACGCGCCAAACCGAAAAACGCATGTCGTTTGTCAACAAAACTCAACTGTTGACAAACTGTTATCTGTGCCTATTTAAATGTGTACCTAACCAGTGGACTTTTGTTGGTTTTTTCCGATACCTGTTTTTTTGAATGGATCTCTACTTAAACCCAAGAACCATCGATCCCCCCCGGCGCTTCCCTGCGGTCAGCGCCGTCCCCCCTTCCGGGGGGCGGTGAATCGCAGCTCTGAAGATTCAGACATCAAAAAAGCATGTGGGGATTCGGGGTTGGTGACGGCTTCGTTCAGAGCTTCGGATCCGCGCCTGCCCCCCGTCTCGCTGCGCTCGCCTCCCCCCATGTGCCCTGATCCAAATGTCGTGTCAAGCAAATAGCGACATCGTACTGTAACTCCATGAAATTACAAAAGACATCACCTGTTGCTAAATACCACATATAAAATATCGAAGACGTTGCACATGGTAAAATCGACACGAACCCGGGTTCGCGTCGCAAATTCAATTTGATTTTCGATAAAAGCGATGATAGCTTTTTCCCCTGCGATGCGCCGAGCACCCCCGGTGTCCCCCCCACACTGAGCTTGGCGCGTCGCTTTTTTTATTTCCCCCATCCTCACAACTAAAACGGCAGGTGTTCCGCAACTGGATTACTCGGGTGGATCTCCGCGATCCGTAGCGCTATGGCGTGACGCACTTCTCCTTGGCTTGGAGGCCACTGCACTACGTCCCCCAAACGAAAGTACACGGCCTCCACCGCAATGGGCGGGATCGCGTATGGATCTGTCAGGTGCAGGACGTCCACCACCTTGGTCACCGCAGCCAGCAGGCTAGATCGCGTACACGCCTGTTCTTCCGTCGTCATGTCTCCTCCTCTGGGCAGGTAGGGAGCTGCGTCTTGAGCCCCGCGTGGAAGTCCCGGAACGCTATGTAGAGGGACGCTCGTTGTTCACTACCCAAAGCTAGATACTCCAGGCGGCGGCGCTCCTCCGCACCCTTCACCCATGCGCGGAATTCGTCTGCGTGCTGATAGGTCCAGTCGTGATCGGTCAACAGCTTAAAGTAGTCTGCGATAGACGTGCTCATGGCTACTCCGGCAAGAACAAGAAGGGCGCTCCTTCGGCGACCGCCTCCCGAATCTTCCTCAGCTCGGCTTGCAACTCCTCAGCCTGATACACATACGGCTTCAACCCGAAGATCTCGGCATGCAACTGCGCCACCTCGCGCTTCAGATCATCTCTCTCCGCTTCCACAACTCGCATCGGATGTTTGGAACACGTCCCGATGTGCGCCCCGATCTGCGTCGTCGCGTCCGGCGCGTCCAAACGGAAACCGCATCCACGGTCCCCGCAATAGGTCTCGATCTTGAGCCGCTCGACCTCGGTCTTGAGTTCCACGTTATGGCTATGCGTAACGGAACACACCTCCAGCATCTTGGTGAGCCGCTCTACCTCGCGCCGCAATCCCTCTTCGGCCTCGCCGACGGGACACGACTCCTTGGGCTTTGTGTCCGAGTCGCAATACCAAACGCCATGCGTCGCGCACTCATACCGCCCGACATACTCCCCGTCTTTTTCGATCTCACATTCGCTCATGGTTCCTCCAAATATGGCTCGATCTGCACGCGGTTCTCCGCATCCAGAAAGATGCGACTGCATCGCTCTCCATCGGGACATCTGAGATACACATCTTCACCCTTCACCATGTTAGCTGCTCCGAGAGCACCCTGTTTGCGCTTGTCCGATTCCAGCATCGCACCCCGCAACTGAATCTGACAATCCACTAGGTCTTGCTCTAGATCGGACACACTCTCCTTTAACGCCGCAACCTCATCGTCCGCAGCCTGTACCCACTTTCCACATACCGCGCCAAGAATCACGCTGCCGAGCACGAACACCACCAACATCATCGGTAGCAATGGTACTTGTTTCATGGCTTCTCCTCCGTGGGCCAGTGCTCGCCCAGCTCAATTCTGTAGGTCAGTGTTCTCATTCCTAAAAGTCTAAGTTCATTTTCGTCTCTTCTTAGCCACGCCACAATCGCCGCCCGCTCCCGTGCGGCTGCCTTGGCAGCCTGTTCCCGCCAGTAGGCAGCATCGCACTCCTCGTCACTTAGCTCCCCCTGGAGCCGCGCTACCTCAACCTCTAGCGCCGCCGCCCGCTGGGCCAACAAGGGGATGCCCGCCATCAACCAGGACTGCCCCAACTCCGGCTTGGGACAGTGCTCCTGCGCCAACGCCACCGCCCGATTAAACTCCCCCTGGAGGCAGGCGTAGTAAGCCTTCTCCGCATCTAGCGCCCCCTGGAGCCGCTCGACCTCGGCCTTCAACGCGACCACATCGCTGGCGGGCACCAACGGCACCTCGGGATCCAGGATCACGCCGCGATCCGCGTGCCCGATGTCCGCAATGATCGCAGTGACGCGGTTGTACGGACCCGGCCGCTGGGGCTCGCTGGACTCGACCGAGATCGTGAAGCGCCAGTTGGCAATCCACGCCCTCTCACGATCTGCCTTCTCCTGTTGGAGCACCCCACGCAACCGCTCGTTCTCGATCTGCGCATCCTTCAGTAGCGACGCCAGCCGAGGCACGCCATGTATGAGATAGTCCTCGCCAAGCGCAGTCGGGCAATTCTTCCTGGCTACGGCAGCCGCCTCATTCCACAGCACCTTGAGATGATCGTACTCCTCCTGCCACCGACTGGCCTTGGCCGCCAACGCATCCCGCGCTTCCGTCATCTTTTCGAGATGCTCAACGGCACGAGCCGCCGCGTCTTCCGCATCGCACGGTCCCTCGGCTCCAACAGCTTCGATGAGCACTTGTGCCGTCGTCCTAAGCCGATCATCCGTCGCCAGCAACCGTTGATACAGTGCATTGTCCTCCTCGGGCGACGAGCACCGTGGGCCTGTCGGGAAGTCCAACCGGGGATCCTTCCCCTCGACCCGCCAGAACACCCACAACGTCCCGTCCGCGTGCCGCACCACCTCGATCACGCGGCCCTCGTGCCAGTACCATCCCGACTGCCCAGGATTGATTTCAGTGAACAGCTTGCAAATGGGGCACCTCCTTCTTCGCCATTCGTTTTGCATGCTCTGCCATGATCTTGCGCTTCGTTAGACCAAACCGCGCCAATACATCTTTGACTATCGGATTGGTCCAAGCCCCTTCAATCTTCACTACATGATCAGAAGTGTCATCACAATCTATTACAAGGCTATGTATCCACTCTTCTGTGTAGTGTACATATAGCACAGCAGACGTATTGTATTCACTACGTCTTCCCATCTTTAGGCACTCTGGGCATAGAACAGCAAATGCCTCTACTACTTCATTTGGATTCATTTCAGCTTCATTTTCGTCGCTCATAACTTCTCCTTTACCAGTTTCGATACCCGTTCGAGATCCGGTCCGTCCGGGCCTCCGCCAAGTCCTGTCTCGCCTCTTCCATGCGCTCGTAATCGCGCGCCGCCTGCTCCCGCTGGATCTCCAGCTCGGCCAGCACCCCGTCCAGGTAGGTCAGCGCCGCCTGGTACGCCGCCTGCGTGTCCGGCGTCTTGTAGGTCAGCCCCACGCACGTCCGCATCCCGTCCATCGCCGCCTTCAGGATGCCGATCCGAAGTCCGCCGTCCTGCTGCCACGCGCGCACCCAGGCCCGCGCCTCTGCCTCGTTCCTGATTTCCATGTGCTTCTCCTTGGTCCACCTCACCTGGCATCAACGCCAGGAATCTGCCCTTAATTTAACCGCTGGCGTGTGTTCGTCAACGTGTCAAGGAACAGGATTCCGACGGGCCACGGCGATGGAATCCAACAGCTCTGGCACGCCCAACTCAACAGCAACCACTGCCAGTGGAGCCGCAAACGTCCTCTTGTCCGAGTCGGCACGCCTCCAAACCTTCGCACGACGTGGTCCTCCACCTCCCGGAAACGGCCCCTCGTGATGGCAATGCAATGTGTACTGAGCCATCGCAAGCACGCGCTCGGCATCGGCAGTAGACATCCAACGCGCCTTCCACGGGCGATTTCCTTCCGCATTCCCAACGTAGGGAGCACACACCTCTGGCGTTCCACCTTCCCACAAGTGAACTAAGGTCTCCCACCGTGCGATAGCCATCGCTATCACGGCTTCAGCACTACTCGCTACAGAATCCACATCTGCAACTGTCTCAACATGTGGCTCGATTATCACATCTGGAACGACAACCTCAACCGCCACGTTCAACATCGACTCTGGCAACGCCGCACAGATGGGTGGATAGATTCCTGTCACGACATGGAGCGCCCCGTCAGCCCCAGCAACACGATCTCCAATCATGGTACTCTCAATCGGCTTCCATCCCTCCCCTGTCAACACTGTCTCGCCATTTACAAGTGCCTTGACCAACGGTGGTTCAGGTGTAGGTGGCTCCTGCACAACTTCCTGCGGCACCGTCACAATCGGCTTTGGAAGAGGCGGTGCAGGTGCAAAGATGTCCAACTGATCTGTCTGCACATATTTCAAACGTCGCGCCATCCGTGACCTCTCAATCGCTGTCGAACAACCGATAGAGACCGTAGCTTGCCAGGCCAAACAAGGCTCCGGCTGCCGCGCCCACCGGCCCGGCCGCCGCACCAATACCCGCGCCACCACCCATCATGCCCACCGCTGTCATTCCCGTAGCCGCAACCACGCCGTACCCAGCCGCTGCGCCCGCCGCACCCGCCGCCGCAGCCTTAGCCGCCTTCTCTCCCGTGCTCTCGTCACTCATGGATTCACCCAATTCCTTGTGTATCAGCCCAACATCATGCCAGGCATCGCTCGCCAAATCTAACCGATAGCAAATGGTTCGTCAACTTCCATGTTTTTTAGAACCCATTGAACAGCCCGATCCAAGCAGCAAGCACGATAACAACCACTATCGCAACCCCTATCACAATTCCGATGAACGGCGCACCCGACCGTTGGGGCAACTTCTCTACCGCACGTTCCTGCATCACAGGCAACTGGCGAGAGACCATGTCCGACTGCCGGATTTGATGTCCCAGCTTTTGGCCCTGTACCTCCAAGGTCGCCAACCTCCCCTCCATGGCCAGTACACTTCGACGTAGAGTCCGCTGTTCCTCACGGATCGCCTCCATCGTCTCAGTAATGCGTAGAAAGAAGTCGGTACACTCTCCGCTTCCGCTTCCGCAATTCTCCGGTGGGCTCTTGGGTGGTCGCGTCTTCAAGGTCAACGTTTTCATCCCCCAAGTTTATCACAAAATATCGTTTGCCACCCCGGACATGCCACCGCTGCCGATTGGTGAGAACCACACGAACCCAGGTTCGCGTGCTACACTGTTACCAGGCGAGCTGAAAGGAGTACGGCATGTCGATACTGGTCATCCTGGTCATCGTCCTGATCGTCGTGGCCCTCTTCGGCGGGATACAAGGCCATCCCCTCGGCTGGTCCCCCCTGGGCATCATCATGCTCATCCTGCTCATCCTACTGCTCACGGGGAATCTGGGACACCTGCGCTTGTGATCGGATCGCCGTCGAACGCTCTCCGCCCCTACGGCTCCCGCCAGCCCTTGCGTCGTTTGTCCCCCAGGTACTTCAACGTGATCTCAATCGCCGCCTCTTCCGCCTCGGACTGCGTGAGCCCCTTGGCGAACGCCTGGCCGCCCACGATGTAGTCCGGTGTGAACTCCTCCTCGGCATCCCCATCGAAGATCGTCGCGCTCCACCGATCCGGCTTCTCGTAGTAATAGATCTCTACGCTCACCTTCTTGGTGGGGTGCGCGATCAGCGTCTTGTCCGGGCCTGTCGCCCCCACGCGCTCCTTCACCGGCTTGAACACGAACGTGTAGCGCCCCGTGAGGGCTTCCTCCAGGGACCGCAGCAGCCCGCGCATGCCGTCCGCATAGTTCAACGCCTTGTACTGCTCGGTCATGGGGATACTCCTTGCTCGACCGCCTCACAGCGGGGTGACAACACCATCAGGCAGCCAGTATGCCGCGTCGAGGACGTCATGGCTAGTCTTTGCCCAGCGCCTCTTCCACGTCTTCGCTCTGTGCTGCCCTACCAAGGGCCAACGCCTCGAACCGTGCCTTCTGTGGCCCCGTCAGCGTTATGCCCTCGTATTTTCCCAGCACGTAGGCTGCGAAGGTCTCTGCAAACTCCTCGACCGGACTCTCTGATCCATACGCCGTCGGCGCTGGCACATACTCGGACTTCGCTCCAGCTCGATCTTGTTCCGCCTTGGTGCGTGGGTCGAACCATGCCGCAAATCGCGCCCGCGCGCCCGCCTTCATGAATCTGTACCAGTAGCGATGCCCTAGTTCGTGTACCACGATCTCGGAGATGGTCGTTGCCTTCCAGTTATGCCTTGGATTTATAACAACAATATCTTTGCTGTGATCGTAATGACCGCCAGACAAGAATGACTGCCTGGTCTTAGCTTTCGTAAAAGTAGCCGCCAGACGAGGTGGCAACACATAGATTTTTCCATGCCAAACCTTACCAAAACCACGCTGTTCCAATGCTCTCTGTGCCAGCATCAACCCGGCACGAACCTCCTTCGACGTGGCAGCATCCACCATCGCATTTTCCATATCGTCCTGCTCATCCCCAGTGACAGCAGAATACAGACTACTCAATGACCCAGGGTTGGTAAGCACTTTCATGCCACCCAAATCATAATCCAACGGAATTGCGTCGTTTATGACGCTCTCCCGATTAGGTTCCGACTTCATTTGCATTGCAAACTTACGCATCGCCGCCTGCACGTCCGCATCAACTCCAGAAATGTTATGCGGCATAATCTCCAAGTAAGCTTGCCACTCGTCTAAATCGCCCGTCGTTCCCCAGTCCCTCTCATCCGGGCGTCTTTGCATGTCTACCCAGCGATCCTGCTCATGATCCTGCACATTGCCCAATGAATCCAAAGCCGCCTGCAAGTGCGAATGCACTAAATCCCCTGGCTCAGGCTTAACCTTGAATCCAAGCACACTATATGAGCGCGGCACCTTCAAACGCCCCACTCCATCTTTGTACTCTCGGTTGTCGTCCCCCGTCGTAATACTCGCCAGGGCTGGCGCTGTTACGAGATTCGCCCGACGTACTAAAACGTCCACAAGCATGTTCAAACGCTTCTCACCATCGACAAACCACGCCCGAACCTGCCGACGATCCTGTTGATCTCGAATTTTTGAAATCCGATCAGCGTCTTCAACCCACTGCCCCCACCACTTCTTGACCCCTGCCAGCCACTCCTTGGATCCAGGAGCCGGAGCCGCCTCTTCCAAGCGTCGAATGAGCTGTCGCATCACTTGCCCTCTCCCACCGGCAGGCCCGCCGGAGCAGATCGCGTCTCCCCGTCCTTCACCCCGACCCGCAACCGCACCGCCTCCTCCGCCGCGTTGGCTAATTGGTGCGCCCGGTCGTAGGCCAGCCCATCCCACCGCATGAGCGCCCACTCCACCAGCTCGTGGACAAGGATCGCCGTGCGGTCCGGCCCATCCGACCCACGCTCGATCCAGACCTCGTCCTGTGGAATCCACGGGTACACCTCGTGGTGCCCGCCTACCGCGAACGACTGGTCCTGCGCCCGCGCCTGCGCGCCGTCCACCACCCGCACCGTGATCGTCGCCAAAGGCGCGTCCGTGGCCTCTTCTAGCCGTCGCAGAAGATGTCTCATTGGTTCAAAAGCTCCTTGATAGCAGTACGCGCTATTTTACCGAGCTGAAATCATATCAACCAGTTCGATCTCTACCACGGGCACCTTCCCTGTCGTGCCAATCACTTGGTACTCACGAACGCGCCCACTCTGCAATGTCACCCGCAGATGCCGCTCGTCGATCCGAATGCGGTAGATGTCTCGACCACCACTACCACTCAGGTCATGCGCATAGCCTACCGCCGTATCGAGATCATTGGTCAGGAACACCGCATGCGGAATCGTCGTCGCACGCTCATATTGTGCTCTGTCCCGAATCGGCCGCGCCGTGTAAACTGTGACAACCTTACCCGCAGCCCGCTTCGTACTGCCCGGCTTTTCGATTTCACTTACAATGTTGAAGTAGTCCGTCTCCACCGCCGGATCGCGGAAAAAGTCACGGTCTCCGGCGTCCAGAACGTCGTCAATGGTGCCATCGAAGAACAACGTAAACCCAGGTTTGTCCCTCCCCGTCCCCATCTCCACCGCGATGTTCTTTGCTGGATCTATAGAGATCTGATCGTGAAACACTTCGTCCATGCCAGGCATCGGACGGATCACAATCGGCATCCCGCTGTCCCAACTCTCCAACCGACCGAGCGCCGCTTCCACCTGTCGCACCAGCGTCTGAATTTCCTTGCGGGACTCCTCAATAATCCTCGCAACCTCTTTGTCAACGTCCCAGTCTGGCTTCTCCGTCGGACCCATGCGAGGATGCGGTTGCCGCCTCCCCGCCTGCTCGTCATTGTATTTGTCCATGACGTAATCGAACAGATCCTGCAATCTCTCTCGGATTTGTTTCTCGTATGGACCAGTGTCGATTGTGATGCGCGCCCCAGACGCTTCTTCCAACTGTCGGATCAAAGATCGCATGGTCACCTCACGGTAAATTACCCTACGGCTTCACGTAGTCGCGGATCTCGTCCCAGATCCAGTCAATCGCGTCGATGACATAATACGCGAGATCCCCCGAATCGGCGCTCAGCACATTCCGCCACGGAAGGGTCTCGATATGCTTCTTCCCCCCCTCGTCCATTTCCCTTGCGTACTCCGCATTGAACGCCACCCCGTTGCGCGCAGCGGTCAACACCACCTTCACGGTCCAGTAGTCATCGTTGCGTAAGCCCTGATTCAAATCGCTCCCCCGCGTCAGTTTCTCCGACACCTCGATCCCTTTCGCCAACACTTCGATCCCGTCTGGCAGTCGGGTCACGGTCCAGTATTTCGATACATTCCGAACATTCTGCTTCTGGAGGAACGCGAATTCCTTACCCTCGACCTGCTGCCCCGTCCTGGCCATACGCTCCGCAACCCCGCTGGTCCCCACGCAGAACTGCGCGACCAACTTGTCCGTCAGCCTTGCCTGGCTCGTCTCTGCCGCCTCAAAAATCGATCTCATTGTCTTCATTGTGCCACCATCCTGTCAAAGTCCACTGTGTCGAGTTCACCGATCTTGACCCCCGCCACCAGCACGTCCCAGTTCGTGTTGACCTGGAAGTTCGTCAGCGTCGGCACGCTCCGCTGGTGCCGGATCAGGTTGATGCAGTTCAGCATCTCCACGTCGAAGTGGTTCAGCAGCAGCCGCAGGGCGTCCTTGGGCGCGTAGTCCTTGCACGAGAAGGCGTCGAACGCGAAATAGTTGTCCGCGTCCCAGGTATGGATCGCGCAATGCGACTCCGCCCAAACGCTGATTCCCGTGACACCGCTCTCCTCCACCTGCCGCCGCGCTAAAAACTGCCGCATGGTGCGGATAGAGGCCAGGTCCGGCTGCGGCACCTGCTTCTCAAGATCGCGCTCCACGCTGTGGCAGAAGTTCTCAAGCTCGCTGTTCGCAAACGGATACCGACATACGATGGGCGGGATGATCAGGGTCATGTCCAGGTTGCGGGCCAACGACTCGAACAGCGAGAAGATGGTGTCCGTGGACGTCAGGTTTCGCCGGTTGTAGGTCGAGGCGTCCACGATCAGGTGTCGCCCCACGAAGTCGGTCGATACATTCATCCCAATGCTCCTACAAGGCGTTGAGAGCTATGGCAGAACCCACAGGTTGGCTCCCATCGACTGCAACCGCGAATGCCCCGTGCGTAGCTGCTGCCACAGCTCGCCGCGCATGTCATTCACGAGATTTACCTGTTCACGCTCGTCCCACGGTATCCCCTTCCAGGAAGTCCGCACCTGATAACGATCCTTGCCCACACGGAACATCTGCGTGATTCGCCATGAGTCTGGCAGGTTGCGCCCACGCGGCGCAGGCTCGTCCTCTTTCTTCGGTTCCCCTACGCTCTTCACGTCCGACCTTGACAGGTCAGATCCATCCTTGTCTGGGTAGCAATCAGGATAGGAAGCTGGCACTTCCACATGCCCACGCTCCAGACGCACCTCGACGCTGCCACGCTCCTTGACAACCCGCTCCACTTCGCCGGGATACCCATTACAGATCACGCGGTCCCCCACCTTGAACTGGAACCGCTGTCCAATCTTGTAGGGCTCCGGCTGATCCTTCATCGTCTTGGCCTCTTCCAACCGCTCGATCAATGACCGCATCCTCGTCATCCTGTCCTCCTAGCGAACCCAGGTTCGCATCCCATCTCCACCGATCAGGGTGCCCCTTCGGAAAACCCCTCGCGGATTGCCATCTCGTATATCTGCACAAGCATGTCCCCGGCCTCCAGCCCGAAGGCAAAGGCATCCGGTGGCCATTTCTTCTCCTTCGTCTGCGGGATCGGCTTGAACGCCACCACCTCGACCGTCCACTTCTTGCCCGTCTGGAACGAGGCCCCCGCCTCCATCTGCGATCCGTCCCCCGTGCGTCCCCGCGATACCTCGATCACCAGCGTGCCCTCGCGCCCGTTGAACAGCCCCTTCACCAGCGCGTCCACCACCACGGTACTGCTGCTGACATCTACGCGCGGATTCCAGCGGTAGCCGTGCGTGGCGATCTGCTGCTTGGCGAGCTTAAAGCAAGCCGTCTCTTCGGCAGGCGTCCACGCGCTTGCGCCTTCCTCCAACCGCTCGATCAAGATCCGCATTGTTGTCATGATGCCCTCACGAGCGCTAACGCGCGATTTGTGATGTCCTTGGTAATCCGCTCTATTGCATCGAGATCCTGCCCGTCCTCTGACCCATACGCTGCCATGAACCGCTCGTATGCCTCAGAGAACAGGGCCAACTGTTTGGCATTCAACGGACCGAACCCATTTCCCGCTAGCACCTTCTCCATCTTGCCATACCACTTACGCGGATATGCCGTCCCTCGCCCTCGATAGGTCTCCGTGGCCTGCTGTGCGAAATTCGCTGCCAACATCGCCAGATTCTGCGCCACCCACTCACTGGAACCGGAGTCCTTTACACTCGATTCCTCCAACCGACGAATCAGACCACGCATCGCCATGGTGCTCTCATTCACGCCCGCCGCTTCGGCCCCATCACGAAACGCCTGGAAGTATTCCTCGAACCATGGGTCATCCTCGTGGCCCTTGGCCGCAGGGAACACTTTGGTTCCGTATTTACGCACCGCCGCGATGAAGGCTCCATCGAGATCGAGCTTCCCACGCGCCTCTCGCGCTGCTCGCGCACCCAACGTCCATACCGCCTCATGTGTGTCTACATCCATGTCGAAACGCTTCACGACGCCACCATCCTGACCACGACAGGATTCGTCGGAGCCGTTACGCCCGCTGTGCCACCCGCCGTGACGCACGCGAACGACAGCGCCGTGAAGGCCCAGCCCTCCGGCACCACGAACGTCCGCCGCTTGTTCACGCCCACCAAAAACAAGAGGTCCGGGGGCGTGGTTCCCACGACCGGAGCCGCATCGCTGTAGATCTTTAGGTACGCTGGGTCCACCGTGTTGGCCGTGTTGTCCACGTCCACCATGTACAGCGTGCCCGCTGCGCCCGTGACGTTGTTGTCCGGTGTCGCGCCCACACTTGTCTGCGCGATCAGTTTGCTCCCTACCGGGGAGACCTGCGTTGAAACGGATAGCGGCATCTATGCCTCCTTGGTTTGCGACCTGATCCTTCGCCTATTGCACTGCGCCCCGCGCCGCCCAGATCGATGGCTGCTCGACGGATTCTTCCTGCTCATCGGATTCCTCGGATTCCTCCGTGGAATACGTTGCAAATCCAACCAACGAAAACTTAGCGTCGGGATTCTCACGCAAAATCTTGTCGATCTGCTCCGCTACCGCCGAGAGATCGTCCTCCAACGTGACATCCTCTCCCATGCCTTTCGCCTTCACCACCACATGAACAGGATGTCCCTCTACCCACTTTGCAATCCCATCCTGAAGTCGGTCCAACCCACTACGCGACTTGTATTCTGAACCGCTTGGTTTCTGTTCAATCGTCTTCATTTCTTCCTCCAAAGAGTCGCCTCAACATCGCAAGTGAACGGCACCCACGCCTCCCACCGCTTGGCTACCCAATCTTCTCCACGGTTTTCCCCAACAACCGCCTCGCCAAGATCCACGCGAGTCACTTCAATCGTCTCCAACTCCCATTGATCCGCATTCCTCCAGCCAACCAATCTCCAGATCCCGTCCTCCCAAAACAACTTCCGAATGGCACCCTGCACGCTATCCAAGCGCTCCTCGGACACCACCCGCATCGCCGCAGCCAAATGCTCTAACGCCAGATGGTCGTCGCAAGGAGCCGCCATGGCTTGCGACATGAACGCCTCAGTTGCGACAGGATCGATGCTGACCCCCGCACCTCCACTACGCCCTGGCTTCACAGAAAACCGTACCCAAAATCGAGTTCCACGACCCATCCGCAATGGATCGTCCACCGACTCCCTACGCTCGCGCATCACTACGCAGGAATCTGAACCGCCAAGATGCACGAACAACGGCGGCGGGCCGTCTCCCCAAGTCTCACCCATCGGCATCACGCCATCACGCAATAACGCCAATGCCTGCCTGTAAGATTTTTCGTCGGAAAGCGTCTTCGGACGCGCCACCTGCATGAGCGCTTCGGATAGGATCGCCAATCGTCCCATGGGATCTCCTTACAGGCTCAACGCCAAGCCCGTGTAGTCCGAGACCACGCGCTGAAGCACCTCCGAATAGATGTCGTCCATCTCCTTGGTTATTCGCCCCGCCCGCGTCATGAACTGGATCACATAGGTGTCGTCCGGTGCCAACGCGATCCGCATCACCTTGGCGTTCCCATGTGGAAACTGCACCTGCAAGCCAGGCCACTTCCGCTCCGCGTCCAGCGTGTCAAACGCCAGCAGGTTCCTCGCGCCCGTCATCACCAGGAAGCGCCTCCCACCCAACTGCCGCAAAATCTCGTCCGCGATCTCTTTAGACCGACCGGCTTCCTCTTCCAGGCGTTGGAATAGCGACTGCATGTCCTCGTTTTTGCCAAAGAGACTCATCTGCCCCTTTTGTTTAGGAACACCGCGTCCCTTGCGCCAATCCCCACCCTTGCCAGTCCAGCCGGGACGCCATGGCGCACCACCCCACGGACCCTCGGGCACGCCCTCCCCGGGATCGTTCGGGAAGAACATTCGCTTTCCACGCACCGTCACCCACTTGCCATCTACCTCGCCCTCTGGCCCTGGCATCGTCCCCTCGCCACCCGCGTCCGATCCCTTGCTCGCCGGACCACCGGCCTTGAGCTGGTCCATGGCTGACTTTTTACCCGTGAAAATCTTCTTGGTGCCGACGTGGCCACCACCCGCCCCTAGCTCTCGATGCTTCGCGCTCACATCTGCCAATTCCTTGCGAGCTTTCCTGTCATCATCCGCACTCGATGCGCCAGCAGAAGGCTGCTTATTACTTCCAAGAGCGCTAAATGCTCGTGAAAAAGCCGCCTTCGTCTTCGGATCCATCTCTCGATGTTTTTCACTCTCATTATCCTGCGCATGTTTCGGATTGCTTTTCTTCGCCTCTTCCAGTTGCCGGATCAAGCTCCGCATCGTCTCCTCCGTGGGCTGCGCGGCCTTGAGCCGCAGCACCTTGTCCGGTTCAAAACGCGCCATGCTCAACAGCTTCTTGCGCGCCTGCACCACCGTCATCCCGGCCTTCTCCGCCAGTCGCCGAAGCTGCGCGTCGTCCATGTTGTCCACGAACTCTTTGGCCTCCACGGATCGCGCGTGCTTGTCCTTGGCCGCTGCCTTGGCATCTCGCTGCTGCCCCGCCTTGAAGCGGTCGATCTGCGCGTCCAGGCTCCCACCCCCGCGCTTGTCGAGCGGCAGGTTGACAACGCCATGGTCCAATTTTTCTGCCATCGTGTGCCTCGTCAATATGCGAACCTGGGTTCGCGTCGGATCGCTACCAACTACGTCTGTCACATCTCTCGCACATAGCCAGATTTCAGCCACCCATGCTGCTGCATGACTCGCAGGAACGCTCGCTCTGCCACGTTCAAGCGCACCAAATGGTTGTCCAGCATCTCGTCTTTTGTATAAATATTTACCGATCCGCCGTAGTAACCCTGATTGTGTATTGAAATCTCAGCACCAGAAATCTTCAGAATCACGTTGGAACTGGAGGCTGTTCCCCCTACGGCTACCGCCGCCTTCCAAAATCGCATGTCTTCCTCTGTATTAAATGACAACACAGGCACTGGAGTCGGCATGCGTGCTTTCTGTGGTTTTGCGTATTCTTTTTCGAATTCAGCAAACGCCTTCTTCACAGTTGCTATGAGTTCCTCAGCGTCCGCACTGGAGTCTGTATCCCCCGCCTCCAGCTCCCCCTTCAACGCCTTGGCAATTTCTGTCACCTTCGTCATCGGTCGGTTCGCGTAAGCTGGCTCTATAAATGCCCGCAACGTCTTCAGAGGGGCTCCACCTGCTGTCAAATCTGACTCAATCGACAACTTGACGTAACCATTTGGCAGACTCCACACAATATTTGTACTTGGCGCGTCGTAAGGAGGATTGTCCGTATAGGTACCAGATGTACGCGAAGCGTAACTTGTCGCATATTTCTTGCCGATGCCCCGCAAAATCTTTTCGATATACTCCGTGTGAGACGCTGGCTCCCGAACGGTCTTCTTGCCGCCATACTCCTCGTTCATCCGCCTCTCACACCGCTCGAATAATCTACGCATCGTCCGTCCTCCATACGAACCTGGGTTCGCGTCAGGCTATCAGTACCCGCCACTCATGAATGCTTCATCATCCTTGGCCGCCTGGAAATCCCGCCACGCCTGGTCCTTGTTGGCCCCGGCATATGTTGCCCCGTCCTTGTAGATCATGACCTCGTCGCCCTTCTTGTAGGCCAGGCCCTTGGCATCGACTCCCGCCGTCTTTGCCTTCGTGAGGTAGGGATCACGACTGTAGGATTGACGACGACCGAATCGCTCGTCCAGCACGCCATCGTCCGCATCCGTCTCCTCGGATCGGATCGTCTTTCCAGCGGCGCTCTTCACGAAGAAGGCCATGCGCACCCATGCCTTGCCCAGCATGCCAGCGGCCTCCATGGCATACCCGGCCAGCTTCTCGTCGCCGTCCTCCGAGATGCGCTCCGCCATGCGTTGCACTTCCAACTCCATCGCCTTGATCTCGGACAAGATCTCCCGATGGCGCGGGCGGTCTTTGGACCCTTCTTCGAGTTGTCGAATAATGCTCCGCATGCTGATCTCCTCCTGCTGGCGCCCGGCCTGCACCGCACGCTCGTAATCTGCATTCTTCTGGTCCATATCCGGCGCATTCTTGAAAGCCCGTTCCCTCGCGGCACCCTTGCCGGTCATCTTGGACGAGCCTTTCTTAGTGTAGCCAGACTTCTGGGATTGCGCCGTACAGATTGCGAAGGCCGACCCCAGCTCTTTGCCAGTCGCCGTCACATCTGCCACACACCGCTGCATAAATCGTGGATTCACGTCGCGTCCTGGCATGTCGTACCTCCAATTCTTACTTTGTAGCACGATGACGAAAGGCGGATCTATCTTTTCACGTCGTTAGGACGCGCTAGGACGCGCTAGGCACTCGTCAACAAGCATGGCCCCTACATCCCATACGCCACTCTGAGTAGGCACCAGAATGCGCGCTAGATAGCTTCCATATGGGTCATGTGGATTGCGCACCGTGAGGACATACACCTTGCCGTTTATGGTCTGGTTGAGGATCTCACGCAATCGAGTCCTGGCACGTTGCCTGTGTTGCGGATATGCCATGTGACTCACAGACAAATCGACTCCAAACAGGAAAAAACGGTCGATCTTCGTGACTCCTAGCCCAAGATCAACCGCCAATTCCACCGTGTACTCGTCGATGACCGACACCACACGCGCCTGGTAGTCAAACATCGCCTACAATCACGCGCTCTGTACGCCAATCCCAACAATGGCGTTTGCCATGGGAGTTGGTCCGCCGCCTGCCGTATAGGCAAATGACACCGTGATCAAATCGCCCACGACGTACTCGTTGGATGTCGCATCGATCAATCCCTCCACCGGAGTGTTGATGAGCACCGTGCTGTCAATGACGATGGGAGCGGTCAACGCGGAAACGCCAGCGATGAGAATGTCGATGGAGAGCGACTCGGCCGCCGCCGCCACGGTCCCGATCTCTGCCGCCACCTCACGGATCGCACCATCGGTCAGCGCCCGGAAAACCCGCTTGGTCGTCGTGGCTGCAACCGCCAAAGATACCTCCGACAGCGACCGCGCGTCCGACCCTGCCAGCGCGCCAGCCGTCAGGTCCAGCACCTTGCCAGTCGCGTCCCGTAGCTTGGTGTGCCCGGCCGTGTCCGTGTACAGGCGTGTCGTGCTCTTGTCCGGCGCAACGGGAGGGAGCCCGGCCAGGTACGGCATCTCGAAGAACGTGGCCTCGACGTCCCCGGCAAACTGCGCTTCCTGATCCGTGACCACCGACTGGCTCAGCTTCTCGTAACCCATAGTGTCCTCCTGTTTGGTGTTGTTCTCTGCGTCTGCAACCTTCAGCGTAGCACCGCCGATGGCTGCCATCTATAAATTAGGCGAAAGGCGGATACACACGAAACGTGCCCACGTCCCCGCGCCACGACCCGCTCGGGAGCTGCACCCACGCCTGCACCTTGAACTCCCCAGGCACGCTCAAGTCGCCTGCCTGGATCACGTACCGTAGGTACTGCGTCTGATACACTCCCGCCGCCCACTCCACCGCCAAGGTTGCCCCAGGCTTCATGACGTACAGCTTTGACGCCACCGCCGTCGTGATGTCCACGCACACATCGACAATCAACTCGGTTCCGACGTCTCCCACATAGTATTTGCTGCTTCCACACCCTGTTTGACACACGCTCATCGAAGCTCCTCCAGTGATAGGGCCGACGCTACGCGGATCTGAGTCCCAAACGGCGATTGTACATCCAATCGTCTCGTCGGACGAGAAGTCATCGTGATCCGCTGCCCAGGCCGCGAAACGAGTTCGATGCGAAACCCAGAAAACCGTGAAACAACTGCTATTCGGTCGGCTTCCATGGCGACCTAATCCAAATCTGCTGCGCTATACAACCACAAAGCCGAATGACCTCACGAATACGAGCCCGCAACCTGCCATATCCACGCGTGCAAAGAAGCTGCTGCTCTCGCCCCATCCCACGCGTGATGATCCTCTGGCCAATCATACTGGCACCCGCTCGAACACTTCGTCCATCGCCGGAATACCAGACTCGTTCTTCAAGTTGAACGTCAGGATAGGCGTAATTCCATCATCACCAAAGAAAATCATCTGGTTGGCTACAATGCGCCAGCGCCCTGTCTCCACCTGCCGCACCAACGCAAGGTCCGCCTGCAACGCCAAATCATGCACCACAATGTCCTCTTGAGCCACGCACTCCTGGCCGTAGAGGTCAACCAACCGATACTCCGCGACGTACTGCCCAACTACCAGCGTGGCCGATGTCCACAGCAATCTCCATGTGCTCGTGCCAGCCACGTTCGCCAACGCCGTTACCGGGAAAACCTCCACCTCTCCCGCGCCCGTCACCCGATACACGCGCACCGTGCCACTTACCACGTCCAGTTTGGGCGCACCGTCCAGGCCAGTCGCAAGGATCTGGAGCGCAACATCAACCGGATCTGGACGCAACAGGATCATGCTATTTCCCCGCTACAACGACAACCACAACGCCACCAAGTACGATAGCCGCTAATCCAAAACTTGCCGCAAGCCATCCCCGCCGTTGCGACTTCTTACGCTCCTTTTCCGCCTTCTCCCGCGATGCCTTCTCGCTCGCTACTGCCGCCTGCTGAGACGCCAATGCCACCTTCGCCGTCGCCTCTGCCGTCGATTTGCTAATGCTCGCCGTGGCGTACAACACCTCCGCCTGGCCCGCCCACGCCAGCAACAACCGATAGTCCACAACGATGTGCGCCATCTCCTTCCACTCGGGAAGCAAAAAACACTGCGCCTCACCGCCGCTTGTTTTTTCCTCGAACCCCATCGGTAGGGGCAGCTCCACCGTCGGACGTGGAGGCAGGGACGTCGCTCGACTTGGTGCGGCCATACAGAATATCAGTGACAGCAGAAATGCTATCAGCAGCGTTAATCGCATCGTGGGCCTCCTTCGTTTCAACGGCATCATGCGCCGCCTCATCCCGCACCACGGCCTCAATCGCGTCCACCTGCGGGCCGATGTCCGCCAACGGTCCCAACGCCGGGCTAGGATCGACTACCACCTCCGGCACCACGGGCTCTGGATCTTTATGGCTCTTTCGTCGGACTACCAATGTCGCCACAAGTGCCGCCCCAGTCCCCAACCCCGCCACAACCCACTGCCAGTAGCGCTCGACCCACGCCTGCGTCTTGTGCAACCATGTCGTCATCGTCGCTCCCGCTGCGCCAAATGGGGCGGCGCTCCCTGAACCCGCTCGAACCATCCAGGCCGAGCCTGACACCAACCTAACATATCCACTAAATCCGTGCGATCTGGAACGAGACTCGTGGATCGAACATCACATGCCTTGATGAATAACACCGACAATTCGGAACTCTTAATCGCACTCGTATTCCAACGCCAGTTCTTCATCTTTAGCCTGAGCCACCTCCATGCCAAACGCATCCACGCGGTTCCAAACCTGCCGCAGTTTTCGTAAGGACGCCCCAATTGATCCATCAATAGGTAGATTCCAGGGGTGGTATCAAAATGACAGCGATATGTGGCAACGACACGTACTCCCAACGGGGCATGTGGAAGCAACCGCACGCCATGCCTCATCGTCGCATCGCATACCATGCGCCGCCCCCAAACAGGCACCTCCAGATAGACATGGTTTACCGGGCTACTCGCTGCCCATCGCGTTATCGACGCGAAAACCCCCGACGTACTCACAAAAACAATGCGCACATCCGGCCAGCGCAGATATGGAACGGGATTCTCAGATCTCATGATCTGGTTCGCGGTATACGTCCACAAAATACCGGCTCCATGTGGTCTTTCCCGCAGGATCGATCATCGCCATGCCAAAATCGGCGCACTCCCGCGAGATGGCATGGACGCAATCTACCATGGTTTTGATGGTATCACGCCAGATCTAGAGCGGCAAGGATGACACCCCACGCTGCCACCAACCAAACGGGGAGGGTCAAGACGATGGCAGCGTGGGCTAATCCCCTTCTATCACACCCGCGATCCCGTGCAAACCGCACGCATAAGTTATGCACTTTATGACACGCTTTGCGCGGACTTATGATTTCGCATATATATCCAGGCTGTTTTTTTTGACCCCGAGATTTTGAATAATGCCAGACGAATATCCAATAACTATTCCGTTTTCGAGGCTTCAGCGATACCAGGCGAACCCAGGTTCGCGTCAGGGTATGAGCCCGGATTTGGCAGCGTTCCCCTTGATGACCTCCTCGAAATACGCCTTCTGTTCTTGGCAAAAACTACGGATGTCCTCCGGGGTCGTCAGCTCCATGGGAAGCAACTCCGCCCCTTTCACACCCGACGCCCGCAAGAAGATCACGACCAGCTCCGAGCACTTGATTGATTCCGACTTCCAACGCCACCGCTTCACAGAAATCCGCAGCCATTTCGCAGCAATGATCGCCCAACCGATCACGAACAACCCGCCGTAGTCGTACTTCTCCCCAGCCTCGTCCGAGATCGCCGCCAGCCCGGTACGAGAGGGAAAGCAACAGCGATATTCAACCACCACATGATGCCGCGCTTTCGTCGATGGCACAATCCGCACTCCACCCACCCGAGACTCGGCTACCATGCTCCGTCCCCAGACCGGGAACTCCACCATGCAGTGCGAGACCTGGCTCTTAGTACACCACCGGATCAATGATCCAAGAGGCGTTCTGGAGGCCGACAAAATGATGCGCACGTCGTCCATGCTCACCTCAACGGATTGACCAACCCTCGGTAGAGCATGGCGACCAGATGCAGCGTCTTGGTCGTCGAATTATGCACGGTCACGCGGTGCAACCAGTGCGGCAGGATCAGGATCGGGCGCACCGCTGGCACCGTCAACGGGAAGTGGTCGCTCCCCATGATCGACACCCGCGTAATGAACCGAGCCAGCGTCACCTCGTAATCGCACAGGTGATACCCTCCATGCCCAGTCGCGTTGAGAACCACCGCTCCAGTCTCGATGCTGTGGTCGAAGTATCCGTTCATGCCGGGCGCGGGAACCGGCCTGACCTTGGTAAAGGTGACGTTGGCGTTCTCCTTGGCGGTAAGATCGAGATCCCAATTTCCCGACCCTGGCACCGAAGGCACAAAGACGTTTGCCCCTGCGCCCACCTGCACCTTATTGAAATTTCCTGCCCCCGGATTCGACACGCCTGCCGTCGCTGGTACGACGCTCGTGAAGTCGATCCAGTCGCCAAACACCGCCCCCTGGTACTGGAGATGCCCCCCGGCCAGGTAGCTGGGCAGGATGAACTGAAACGCCTTGACGTTGTCCTCCACGGCTGTCGAGGAAAACGCCAGCAGATCCGTGCCCACGACGCCGTTGGTCACATCGTCGGCGGCTCCCGTGAAGTTGGTCAGCGTCCCTAGCGGCCACATGTCGGGCGACACGTACAACTTCCCGTCCGTCGTGCGCACCTCGGTCACTTGGGGCAGCGGCAACCCGCTGTGCGCGGCTACCAGCCCCTCCAGCAGCGCCTCGTCCCCCTCGGAGAGCGCCGCCTTGAACACGATGTCGCAGACGTCCCCGGACGTGCTGATGCCGTCCAGCGCGGTGACAATGGCGCTCTCCCCAATCTCGATGGTGAGCCGGTCGGAGGCTAAGGCGTGGTTCGGAAAATCGTCGTGAATGGAAAACACATAACTGGTCATCGGTACTCCTCCTAGACTAGCGTCTCCATGGCAATGATGGAAATCCCCTCGGGCGGCACCGACGGGCGACACCGCAACGTGCCCTCCCCCGCCGCCCCAATGCGCCACCGCACGTCCACGGTATGCGCTCCGGCTGTCAGCGCGACCGCCCGATGCACCATGGACCCGGTCTGCGCAATGCCGAACTCTTCTTCCCCGGAGAACAACACCACCGTCCCGTCCACCCGCAACTGCAAGCGGTACTCGTTGGTCACGCTCGGCGTGAACGTCATGCAGTAACTCACCCAGATCAACAGGTTCGAACTGGCCAACGTCGTCACGCTCAGCGAGAGCACCACCCCATACGTGGTCGAGGCGATGGTCTTATCGACATCCAACACGGCACTCACCGTCTGCACCACGTTGGGATCTACCACCTTCGCATTGGTCAGCGGCATCTCACGTCTCCTCAGTCGTCAGCAACGACGCCTGCTCATCCTGCGTCACCGGGCGACACCGTAACGTGTTCCCCGCCGCCGTCTGCCAGTCCAGATTCACGGTATGCGGTCCCGCCGTCAACGGACCCACTAGCGTGCAAATCGACCCCGACTGGATGCACGTAAATATCTCAGCCCCCCCAAGAGCGACCGTGTTTCCGTCTACCGTAACGCGGAAAGAGTTTTGCGAAGACAACGACGCGCTGTCCGAGGTCGAGAACGAGGCGCGAATCACCAGAAAGCTGCCCTCCTGCGTCAGGATCTCCTGCGTCAACAGGTTCTCGTAACTGGTCGCCGTGGTCGTTCGATCCACCTCCAACGCCGTAAACGCCGTCTTCGTGATCAATACCGGAAGGTCTGGGAAGAGTGGCATCTACATCAACCCTTCGTCTCGATGACCACGAGCGACGCATGTTCGGGCTGGGTCAGTATGGTGCCACCCGCACAGCGCAACGTCCCCCCTGTCGTGGTCCGCCACTGGAGCCGCACCGTCTTGGCCCCCGCCGCCAACACACCGGACACCGCGAACAATGCCCCGCTCTCCGTCACCGTCCACTGCTCGCTCCCGCCCTGGGCCAACACCGTCCCATCCACCGTGATCTGGAAGTAGTCCTGCTCCGTCCCGGCACGGTCCACCGCATTGCTCGTCGCAAAACTCGCGTACACCTCCAACCGCGAGCTGCCCCCCGTCGTGATCGCACAGGTCAACAGATCCACATAGGTGATGGAGGTCGTCGTGGTGTTCGCCGTCAACCGCGCCGAGGCCGTCTGTATGATCCCGCCAACCTCGGGATATGGGAGATACAGCCCCATCTACTGCGTCACCTGCGTCACCAGTGCCGCCCCGTTCGCCGCTGCCCAGTACCCGTTGATCTGCCCGCTGTACCCGAAAGGAATCTCGTAATAGGCGTTGGGCGTCATGCGCACCGTGTAGGAGGCCGCGCTCGCCCCTGTACCCAACTTTAGGTACAGGATGGCCGTGCTCGCGTTGAACACGGACGCGCCCATGCGCGACGCATTCGCAGCCAGCAACGTCGTATCGGCCACCGCCGCCGCTACGCTCGCCACCGTCGCCGCCGTCGCTGGAGCATCCCGCATGGCGATCACGCTCTGGTCCGAGGCCAACGTCACCGCGAGACTCGCCGCCATGGCCTTCTGCCCCAACGTCGCAGGCAGCTTCGTAGACACCGCAGAGAGCGTCGTCTCAGTAGACGCGCCCGTCGGGAGGGGCAACGCTGTAGCGTCGATGGTCAACGACCCCCCGCCATCCGCCACTGGCACCGCACTCTGATCCGACGCCAACACGACCGGAGTCGACCCCGCCATGGCTTTCTGCCCCAACGTTGGCGTCTTCGTATCAATGTTCCCCACCGACGTGTTGCCCGTCGTCTGAAGCGCCGACGTCGCGGCCCCACTCGGCAACACCGGGGTATTGTTCGGCGAGATGGCTACGACCAACGCGGGGTCCGCCGCCACCGCCGCCGTCGAAGCCGCCTTGACCGCTGCCACGTTGGTGCCATCAGTGACCTTGGCAGGCCAGGCTCCAGACGATGCCGCCGCCGTCCCCTGCGCCGCTGTCACGATGTCCGACGCCGTGAGCGCCCGGATCTGCGTGGGATCTTTCGCCGCGCCCCCGTGCATGATCTGCACATCCAACGCCTGGTGGTCGGTGCCCTCCGCCGTCGAGGTCACGTCCGCTGCCGACGTTGCCCCCTTGGCCCCGCCCCGCACGATAGCCTTCTGCGTGCCGCCCGTGAGCGTGGCATCAAGCGCGAGCGATCCTGACGTGCCGATGTTCGCCGTCACCGATCCATCAATCGTGAGACTCCCGCCGTTGTCGCTCACCGGGAACGGCCCCGTGCCTGCGTTCGCCGTCACGGTCCCATCGACGGTGATCGAACTCCCTCCATCGGACACCGGCTGTGGCGTCCCACCAGACACGCCCTGGACCGAAATCACATCTGCCGAAGGCGATCCCGCCGTCCCCAACGCGGGCTGCTTCGCCGAAGTCGAGGCTCCAGTGGGCAAGGGCAGCGCCGTGGCCGATACCGGCTGCGTCGTGGTCCCGGTCGGGTCCACGCGCACGGGATTGGACGCCGTTGCAATCTCGGTTCCCGACGTGTTGTGTAAAATGGAAGCTGGTGAGTCGCCCATGTTCTCCCTCTCAACTGATGGCGCGAGTTCGAGAGGTCTCGAACACACCGCTGTAGACAACCGTGTCTGTCAAGGTCACCAACAAGGTCTCGCTGGCATCGTACATCTTCCAGGTGATCGTCGTCGGGTTCACCCCGGTCCACGTTGTCAGCTTCTCGACGATTTTCTTCTTCCCCACCCCGGCCTGATCATACCAAATGATCGCCGTCGGAAACACCGTCCCCGTCATCTCTCGGTATGCCCCGCTGGCGAAGCCGTCGGCTGGGCCATGATCGATAAAATGTATCAGGTGCCTCAACGCCTTGTGCTGGTCCGTCGTGATCCCCTGGCCACTTACCGTCGCCCACGTCACCGGGCTGTCGTCCACCAGCATCCACACCGAGTTGTCATCGAGCTGGCGAGCGAATTTCCCCACGTCTATCGGCAACAGGCCCGTCGCACCCTCCCGCGTGGCCGAGTCCGTGTACGAAAACGACAACGGCGCGTGGATCTGTTCTGGGATGAGGTCTTTATGGAGCGAGGTGCTGGGCATTATGGCTCCTTCTTCACGATGAACCGGCCTTGATTGTTGTACACCAGTCCGCCCCATGTCGTAATGATCAAGATGCCCGGATCAAACGTGTTCTCCCCCTCCAACAACTGGGTCAGCGTGTACGGTCCCCCCGCCACCTTGTCCGTGAAAACCATGTCGTCGGTCGCGTCGTCCCGCCCTATCCACACGTCCTCATCGTCGGACGTCGTGCTCTGGATGGTGAGCCCGTGCGCGTCAAGGTAATCCTCGCTCGGGTCCGTCGAGGTCGGCCCAAAGTCCGTCTCGACGCCCCCGGTTTCGGGATCTTCAAGCTTGAGAGGCTGGACGCGATCCTTGGCCACGATGCCTCCTAGTCGGTGACGTGCGCATGCGTTCGCCGCTGGAGGACATTATACACAGTCATCGGCGAGACACAGAATATCTTTGCCAGGTCGCTCGCGGAATGCGTGCCCTGCGCCATCAACGTGCGGATGTACTGAGTTGGTTACGCTTTCCTGTCATGCGTAACTATGCTGAATCATACCTTCTTGCCGATGTATTGCTTCTGCAAAAGTAGACTGCGCACCGCACAGGTGAAGCCCATCTGCATGACGTGCTTGCCAGCGCCCGGCACGACCTTGGTCAAGCCGCCTGTGGCCGCGACGTACCAGCGGTCGCCCATCGTCTGATCCGAGCCGAACACCGCCGCTGCCACGCCATCGATCACGACGGGACAGGTAAACCCATCTGCTCCGCCGAGATGCGCAATGCCGCACGCGAACGCCTTGGCATCGGTATCGGCCCGCGCCTTGGACACCTTGCCAGCGGAGGTCAAGTAGACCGGATCTCCCAGGGCGATGGCCCCATCTGCGACGAAGTCGTACTCCACGCGCTCGGACTCGCCCGCGCCCGGATGGCTATGCAGCGTGGTCGAGCTGCCGTCCACCAACTCGGTCAGGTTGTCCGCCGTGACCAACGGATCTACGCCTGTCCCGTCGATGGTGAACGAGGCGGGCAGACCCAACACCTTCACACCGTCGGAGGTGAGCCCCAACGTGGCATCGCTGTCCGTGTTGTCCACGAGGATCGCAAGACCGTAGGTCGATGTCTGGTAGCGCTCCAAACCACCGGCGGCCGCCACGGCCACCCGCAACTTGCCCGCCGCCGTATCCGCATCGAACTCCAAGCCCGACTTGCGTGAGGCCGTGGGAGCACCTGCGCCCTGCGCATCCGCGTTGCCGTCGAGTTCGACATAGACGCTGTTGACCGAGCGATGGAGACCCTTGTCATAGGTGAGTCCCGGTGCGCCGCTGAACTGCGCGAACTTCAGCGCGGTGGTCTCAATCGTGATCGGTTCTGGCGTCACGAGGGTCCAGCCCGTGTTCTTCAGCGTGCTGCCGTCCGTGACGAACACGTACAGGCCAGTCGCCATCTCGCCCGCCGCCGCCTGATCCGCGTCCGTGGCGCGGGTCAACTGGAAGGCCACGTCTACGCCGTTGGCCAACGCCGACACGGTGTATACGCCGTTGTCCTTGTGCGCCGTCGCATCGTCGCCACCCTGCATCGACACCAACACGCGCTGGCCAATCGTGGTCAGCAGGAAACTGTCGATGGTGTTGTGCGCGACGGTGAAGTCCGGCGCGGTCAAGGTGTGCCCCACGCCCGTGCCGCCGCCCGACACGTAATCCGTCAGGATGGCAGGTGTCTTGACGATGACCGCCTCATGCGGCGTGAGGCCCGAGGCAATCGCATCCACATAGCTCTTGTTGACCGCCGAATCGCCCTCGGTGGGATACGAGATGTTCTTGACCTCGTTGCCACCCAGATCGATGTCCCCACCGAACGTGGTGCTCGGCAGTTGTAGGATGTCGGCCCCTACCCCTGCGGGGTCCAATTCTGCCGGGTAGCCATCCGCGTGCAACTTCAGAACGTAAATGTTTGCCATGGTGCGACTCCTCCGACGGCGACACGCGCCGCGCTGCCTCTACGACGAGTGCTCTGCCTGCGTCACCGCAGACGCCCCGTCCATGTTCTTTGACGGATCCACGATCCTGTTCAACGTCCCAACATCGGGGTTGAACGTGTACTCGGCCAACACGATCCCATGGAAGCCCTCGATCTCACGCTGGACGCCCAGATACGTCTCTTTCGCCCGCGCCAACTCCTGCATCAACTGCATCAAAGTCGTCGTCCTCCGCTGCGTCAGCTCCCGGATCTGGCTGTCAAAAGAAAGCGTGTACGCGGTCTGCTGCGACTGCAACTTCTCCACGACCATCTGGGCATAGGCCAGACGCAACACACGCAAATGGTCCACGATCCCACCCGCTATCGGCGGGAAATCAGCCGCGTCCGGTGGCAACGTGGGCTCCAGCACGGGCAGCACATCACTCACCCGCCCGACCAGATCCGCATCGGTCTTCGCATGGTCAACCGTCGGGAATAACTTCACCCGCTTGCTCAGCTTCGCTAACTTTTCCTTCTTCTGCATCGCTTCCTCCATCAGCTTTTTACTCAGCACTCAACACCCGCGTTTAATAATACCGCCATGTCCAGTGCCAATCAACATATACAACGACGCGACAAATGAACTGAAACCATCGCCTGCACGCCTGTCTCCACCTACGGAATCCTCTGCGTCAACTGCCCAACTTCTCCCGTCAAGAATAGCACATCTCCGTCCACGGGCAGGCCCAAACGCTGGATGATCACAGGCCCCCCTGTCGGTGCCGGAATCGTCTGTGTCGGTCTCCCATCGACCCCCACCCAGACCGGACGCGGCGCGACCAGCCCCGAATAGATACCCCGAATATGACCCACCCTTTGCATGATCCCCGTCGTAGGCGTCACCTTGCGCAGAAGCACGCCGATCCCCGGCATGCGATTGTTGTCCATCGGATCCGCCCGCTGCACACGCCAGCGCCCCGTCACCGTCGCCGTGTCCCGTAGCGCCACCACGTCCCCCACAGCGTCGGTCGAGAGACACGCCACATGAACGGTCTCGGAGCTAGCGCCAAACCCAAAGCGAGCAACTGCAACCACGCGGCCCTCTTCCTGCCCGACCGCGACGCCTGGTCACGGTCCAGCGGTGCGTCACCATCATCCGTGACTCGTCTCCTCGTCTACACGCGCCCGAAGCAGCTTGATCGCCGCACCTAACGCCTCGGCCGGCGCGACGTTCAACTCCTTCGCCAACTGCAAAACAGCATCCCACGTCGCCTGCGGGAAGATCACCATGACCAGCGCGTCCTCCATCGTGAGCGCATGCGCGTCCGGCGATATTGGAGGCATAGACGAACCCGAGTTCGCGTGGGTAGACTGCGTCGGCTGTGCCTTGATGCCCATCAGGTCGTCCCCTTCGTGTCAATCTTGTTGAGCACGCCTCCAGCGCCCGTCCAGGGCTCCTTGGCACTCTTGGCATTGCCCGCCGTGTAGGCATTTACATTGTAGCCGATGTCTGGAATGCGGTGCTTGTACCCATTGATGGCCGCGTCCTTGCCAATCCCCCTCCACATCACGCCAACATCAGCCTTCTGGACGATCTGCTTGAACGTGAGCGCTACCGTAGCGTTGCGCGGCTTCCCATTTGGAAACAACAGATTGTAGGTAACATCACAGCCCGTCATCACGGCCATGATGGTGTGGCTTCCCAACTCGTTCAGACCAACTCCAGGCACGCACAGCATAGCCACCGGAGGTGAATACGAAACCGTGCTACCGGACACATTGTCCACAGCGTAGCTCGGGTAGCAGAACGCTCTCAGGTAGCGGATTTCAGATTCGATATCCACGTTGTGCGGACGCATGTCCTTCAGATACTGCTGGCCAGGCGTCGTCAGCCCAATCGGGTCCATAATCTTCTCAAAGATGGTGCGGTCGTCCACCGGCTTCATGAAACGGTGCAACCGTACCTCAAAGCTGATCGTGCGACCGTTGTTACTTCCCCATTGCGCCAGAGCATGCGAGCCGCCCGGAATGTCCTTGAACTGCCACCCGATCTCGATGCTGTCTTGGATGCTCTCCGGCCAGAACTGAAACGTCCGCTCCGGCAAAATCACCGTGCTGCCCTTTGGGTCAGTCGAATCGATCCCCAAGATCGACATGCTCGCGCTGTCCGCGCCCTCCGGCCCGTTCATGATTGCTTCAGTGAGCTTGCCGATGAACCCGAACGCCATGCCAACCTCCTCTATCTAACCCAGCGTGCTATGTGTCACTCGGAATGTCCACCGAACGTCACCGTAGGTTACGCTCCCATCCGCGCTCGCCTTCAACCGCAAATCATGATCCGCAGGCGAGCTAGCCACCGAATCCGTGACATCCACATCTTCCCAGCCTGCCACCGGATACCAAGTGTCTGGATCGGCGTACCCACTCTGCACAGAACCAGTATTCACGGCAGGAACCAACGCCACGTCAGCCGGTAACATATGCGCCCAGATCTCCTGCGTCTTTCCAACCGCCAACAAATCCCCACGCTGCTCCAACGTCACACGCACCACGTCACGAGCAGACATCCCAGCAAACTCGCCAACGATGTCCCACGTTCTCGTCACACCGCCATGAATTCCACCCATGAACACCGACCACTCAGTGGTGACAACCCACTCGGCCACGCGCACATGGATCGGCAAAAGCTGGTCGAGAATCTTTCCCTTGAGACGATCTACCGCCGCCTGCATCGCCGCGTCCGTCTCGTAATGCGCGTAGGCCGGGAACGTCCCGTCTGGTGCCTCCCACGGCTCGATTCTCACGCGCACTCGATAGCTCGGGCACCAACAACAACTAATCGACATTCCAGGCGCGTAGCGCACCGCCACGTCACCGCCTACCACGGGACCAGGAAGCGGATCCCCAGACCCGTCCAGCCCAACGCCGATGATGATCGTCCAAAGGCCGATGTCCTCTTCCGGTGTCGATCCCGCCACGTCAAACGTCCACGGAATCTCCTCTCGGTCGATCCAAAAAACTGGGTCCGACAACAGCGGTGGCTCAGACTCCGACGCGTCATATTCCGTCAGCCCGAAGGCCGTCTTGCGAAAGTTGAAGGCGTCCGCCTGGCAGCGCAACATCCTAACAACCACGCGATGGCCACCTGGCAATCCCATCGCCAACGCCTCGGCCGCCGTCAATGGCGTACTGCTATCCACCGTGGCCGCGCCACGTAAAGCCGGATTCGTAGACGACACAGGCCCTTCATACCCCTGCGTCACGTCCACTGCATAGGCCAACGCCGGCGACATGCCACTCGTGAAAGAATCGGACTGATACAGCAACGCGCGGTCCAGCAGTGTCACCCAATCCGCCGCGTCAGGATCGTAGTATTCCTCGTCCGCCACGATGTCGTCAAAGGTCAGCATGACCGGGGTCAAATCCGAATAAAACAGACCGCCATACTCAAACCTGTGCTCCTCTGGCAGCGCCAGGATCAAGTCGGCATCGCAGACGCGCCACAAGGATTGCACCTCGACCTTGAACAGGCTGATTTCTCCACGAATTCGATACGCTTCTTGCGCGCCTTTCACACCGTAATATTGGTGCAAATGCGCAATCGCCACCCGCTGCCTGTCCTCGGGATCGTTCCGGTCGTTCTCAAAGCCGTAGTCCTTGGCAAGCACGTCCAACACGCGAGGAGGAAGAAACCTCAAGTAAACCCCTCGCGCCTGCCAGAACGCCCGAATGACACCCTGTATGTGCGACGCCAAAACAAGAGACGACAAATCAATGGCCACCGTGCCGCCGAAGTAGTCCACCGTACCAAGCGGATTCACAAGATCCAGCGATCCAGGAACCAACGGATCCTCGCGGTACAACACCCCGGTCTCAAGCGTCGCAGGCGCATCAGGCTTGTCGTACAGCCTCAAAACAGTCGGAGTCGGCACGTCCAGCACTACACACGCGCCAGCCACCGTGCCGTCCCCATGCTCAAACCGCGTGTGAAGCCCAGGGATGGCCACAGATGGCGTCCCAGTTCCGTCCCCTAACCCCACAGGCACACCCGGCATCGTTGGGCCATACACGAGCCAGCCAGCGGGCAAGGACATCGGCAACGTCAGGTCGCCACCCTCCACCCATACCTCGTTCCCAATGGACCGATCTACGTCGTACAGATCTCCAGCGTCGAAGTTGCGAGCCCGCACCATCGCCACCGCGTACTCGGTCGGATCCTCTGTCCCAGTCGCCTCGTCCACAGTCGGAATGATGGACTTCCACCATCTGGCAATCCGCTGTATCGGCTCGTATGGATCCCACGGATATCGCTCCGACGGTCCCGGCATGGAAGGATTCTCCGCGCCCGGACTCTCCGACGGATCTCGCTCTCCAATCAAACGCGTCACCGCCCCTCGCACCGGGTCCGTGTAGCGCTCTGCGGCCGTGACGTAAAACCACTCTTCTTGGTTTTCTTCCGCCCTGGCATCAAATGGATCTCGCTGAAACGGGAGCGCCGCGATCTGCGCGATGAACGACTCCAATGTGTCCCCATACGCCTGCAAAAGCCGCTGAAGGTATCCGTCTACGTCGAGGTTGCGATGCTGCACAGGGACGTTCTCCCACAGCACACGCCGCCCCCAATATCCCTTGCCAAAGAATCCGCTTCCTGGATCGTCCGTCATTCTGCACCTGCACGCGAACCCGGGTTCGCCTCTATGGCTCGCTCACTGGCGTCACGACGAAATCCACCACAGCATCGCCAGTCGGCCATTCGACAGCACCCTCATGGGCGTTTAAGGCCACCTTCTCCGCGCTGTAGATATCTGCCGTATGACCCGCAACGATGAGCTGTCGGTGCAACGCCTTGATCCACGACTGAGATAGCGCCGGATCGCCGGATTTTGTGATCGGACCAGGGATGACATTCACCTGCATCGTAGACTTCTGACACGACGGACAGGTTGGAAACGACACCGACCGATTTGCCGCCTTCAGATCCGATAGTGCATAATCGCTCCACGTTTCACACGCCATGCACTTCGCAGTAATACTATTTGCAGTTAATCTGCTCATGAACATGGATCACCTCTCATTCGAATATACGCACGTTTCCATGCGACCAAATCGTTACATCAGCACGCCTCGTTCCAGTTCCATAAATCATAAGACCATACTCATCTATGCTATCTGGAAGAATCGTCGGTGTTAATCCCCATGTTCCATATGAATCTATGACGTCTACAGAGGAAAGGTTTGGAATTGTCGGGATCGCAGCATGATAAGTAACTGCCGTGAGCGCAGAAACTCCATCAGCTCCAGCAACAGGTGCAATCGACAAACACCACTTGCATATGTCCTTGTAATTTCCAGACACAACTGGAGCCACACGACAATATCCATCTACATCTCCACCATACATCAAATCAGAATCCCAATCCGTCCACCCAGCTCCAAAGTTTACCTTGCGCTTCGTCCTGACCTTCAGTGCTGGACCACCATCGTATAGGCTAACGCCTACCGCCATCGCATTTACGCCATCATCGTCTTCATACCACCCTCCCGATGACTGCACCCACTCCGCGTTGTACGTGATATAAAAATATCCACTTCCGTAGTACAAACGCATCTTGACCACGAGCCCAGCAGACTCGAACAACTTGCAGTAGGTGTCCAGACCACCAACGCCCGGCTGATTTCCAGAGATGTAGCTCTCATGATTGGTGAGCAACAGCGTCGAGCTGTCCAGGGTAATCCCCATGGTCACAAAGAGGATCTCCGCAATCAACGCAGGCATCTTGAACAGCGGAGCCCCGAAGAAATCTGTCGTGTACAGCCCCGCCGTCCAGTCGGTCACGATGTTCCAAGCTCTCGTGGCCCCCGCCGCCGCCGGACTCGACAGCAGCTCCGGCCCCGCCCCCAGGTTCCCATGCAGGCGCAGCAGGACCATCGTGTCCCCCGGGCTGACCAGCGCCCGCACCGCGTTGCCCCCTGAGATGTACCCGCCCACGATGACCGCAAAGCCCAGGTTGGTGCCCCAGTAGATGCTGATCGTCGTGCCCGTCACCAGAGCGTCGCTGGCGATGTTGTGCGACCGCCACAGCAACACCGGACTGGCAGGTGCCGACTCTGGTGCTTTCGCGCTAATCCGCTCATTAACCGCCGTCAGCAACGCCTCGATCTGCGACTGTGCAGACCCCGCCGTGAGAGAAGTCGGATACCCAGCCTTCGCCCGCGTCGATACCAAAAGCGCATGATCGTGCGGCAACCAGTCCGACTTGATCTGATCGTCCAACACGAGGTCGCGCATCGTCCCTCGCGTCCAGTACCGCACATAACACATCGGAGGAGTTGGATCCGTCGTCTGCGAGACGTCCAGCTCGATCCAAGGATCTTCAATAAACCCCTCGGAATCGGATCCAACCGCCACCGATAGGCCGCTGTCCGCCCACACGTTCTTAACCCAGATCAGCGCCCCGTCGTCCCCTGCATAGGCCCAACGGGTCAGACCCAATCCGCCCAGCAGATTGATATAGAAATCCCGCGTCGCCCAGTTGGCCGTGCCAGCAGGCAGGTACACCTTGCCCGAGAGTTGGAACTTGTTGGTGGAGACCGACTTCGTCACGGCCTTCGCGATCAATAGCGGCCGATCCACATGCGCCACCGTGCGGTACGAGGTGGACCAGTCGATGTAGCTGGTCAAAATGCTCATCACCCCGCTCGGCATGTTGATGCGAGCGATCTTCACCGCATTCGCGCTGGTCGGAGCCGTAGTCGTCACGTAGAACTTGCCCGTGGTCGCCACACCCACGCTGTAAGAACAATCCAACCAGACGTACCAAGTCTGCGCGCTCGGCAACGTGCCTCCAGGCCCGGAGAACTGCGGTGCCATATCGACCAGCACGTCCGTGCCGTACAGTATCGACAACGCCGTCCCCGTGGCCTTGTCCACCCACAAGAAAGAATTGTCCTGCTCGCCCTCCGCCGTAATGCGGAACGACGTGCTGATCGGGTCCGTCTCCCGTGCGTACCCGCCCCTGTACGCCCCCGGATCCAACACCGCCAACGCCTTGTTGGTGCCGTCCGTCACATAGGGCTCGCGCCACCGCAGCTTCAGTTGATTCTCTGGAATGGAGATTTCCTTGAGGGTCGTCATGTGTCCCTATTCCTTCCGCGTACAGGGTAATCGACCCCAGGACTACTCCTTGGGTTCGAGCTTATCCACAACAAGACGCTTGAATACAGCGCGCCCCTGCGATGCTACCAGGCCCGACCATAGCCCCACAAGGACGTTGGTTCCCCAGCCCTTGGACAGCGCCACGTCCGCCGGTAACACCCCCGGCAAAAACGCCATCCCAACGCCCATGGCCAACGGCAAAAGTGGAAGGAGACGACGCCACCAACGAGCATTGACTAACTTGCTACGCCGAAACGGAATCTGGCCAAGGAAATAGATCAACGCTACCGTCGCCGCCGCAATGGCCAACACCTGTGGCGTAATCAGGATGCTCACTAGATCCATGGCGTCGCCTCCTTTGTGGTTTGCGCTACTCCTCCAAAATGCCCATCTTGAACAGCACGCGCATCTGCGCGCCGTCCATGTCGCCGTCCTTCAAACGCTCCACCTTGAGCTTGTACGGCTCCCAGTCGATAGTCTCGGCCAGCAGGGCCGTTTCTTTTTCCTTCAGTTCCTTCTCGTCCACGAGGGCCTGTGCGTGCTCCTCAGACGCCCGCAGGGCCTCCACCGCCGCCGTGTACCCCGCCGTGTCCGCCAACCGCATCATCACACGATCATCCGCGATCTCGGTCTTCGGCTTGCCGTCCGCGTTCTTCTCCGCGTGCGCCTCCGCCGCCTTCTGGATCGCCTCATTCAACGCCTTCATCGCCGCCGTGCTCTCTAGCATCTTGCGCACGTCCGCCAACGGCTTCTCCAACTTCTCCCTGTTTCGAGCCATGGCCCAGGCCACTGGCACGTTCTTCACCTTCTCGACCTTTGCCATCACCGCGTCACCCTCGAAACACAACTCGTTCTTCAACTTCATCAACTCACCCTTTCAACGTGCATCTTGCACCAACGTCCGACCCCCCATTTCAAGAGGACGGGATCTCCGCAATCTCTACCTCTACCACCGCCGCCTGATCGTCCAACGCCGTCAGGCTGTTCTCTAGGCGCGGCTTGATGACGGTCTGCGCGTAGGCCGTCGCCACAGCCTTGCGATCCACCTCGACGGCCCCAAACACCAACGTGTCGATGTCCTGCGCCGTCACCGGTTGACTCGACATGCCGCTGTAAAAACCACGCAGCATCTCCTCGGCCCACTTCTTCTCGCTTGCGCTCCAACTCATCACACACCTCCGACATCTTGCGCCACGTTATCACGCAGCCATTCTATTGCGCCACGTTTTCAATAGACCAGTGTCTCTCCTGCTATGGCAACAGTTCTGCCCGTAATCGTTGCACCTCGCCCCGAAGATCCTTGACTGCCTTGAGCAGCACCGGAACGAGCCTGTCGTAATTCACGCTATCCGGTAGCCCCTCCCAGTCGTACCCGACGATGTCCCGGTTCACGCCCTCGACCTCTTCCGCGATCAGGCCATACTGCTTCACCCCAGGCGTCGACCGATAGCAGAAATTCACCGGATGCAGCCGGTCTATCCACTCAACGTCCTCCATGTCCACGACGTCCTGTTTGGTCCGAAGAGAAGATGAAAGGACGCCAACCATCCCTGTCGAATCGACGTACACCGCCTTGTTGGTTCCACCAATCGTGTACCCACTATACATCTGATATGAATATAACTTACCCGCGTTGTCTATTCGAATGCGCTCCGACAACACAATTCCACCCGACGCCACCGTCCAGAACGTAATCCGACTTGGCATCGCAGTCGTGCTCAACGTTCCGTCCATCTCAAACGCAATTGAACCCACGCGAACCCATGGATACGTCGAATTGCCCGAATAGGCGATCCCCTGGATACCACCCACTGAATCGCCATTGGTGACGATACTGCGCGAGGTCAACCCGCTAGATCGCATCGCCCAAAACCATCCACCCTCATTCGCTGTCGAAGACGACCCATGTACCGCAATCAGTGCTGCATCCCGCGCCGCACTAGTAGTACCACCCCATGTACGTTGTGCTACTACTGTGGGACGCAAAAACTCAGTCGAAGACATGCTCAAAGTGAAACTGTCATAAGATGTATACGCCTCTAAAGTATACAATGCCTGATTATCCACGTTGTGGAGCAAATAAGATGATTCACTAGCAGCACCACTTAGCGACTTCATAAAACGCAAAGTGGTAGAACCAGACGAAGACGAATACGTACCACGAGCAATGAACTCTATTGACCCTGTATGAATATAATACGAAGTTCCATAACCTGATGCTCCCCAATGACCAAGTACATCTCCGGTAGAGACAGCACTCGGACTCGCATACGATCCACGCGCCCGAAACATCCTTATCTCTGGAACATAAGTCGCTGTCGAACCAAAAGCGTATGCCGCAAAAGATGCCGCAGCCGAATCCTTCGTGATCTGGATTTCATAATTCAGCGTGGTTGCCACGCCCACGCCCACACGCTTATTGGTGTTATCCCAGATGAAATTCGAGTCACCGCCAAAGGCACTGGAGTTGTTGAACTGCACATAGGTGTCACTACCACCTGGCGTTCCCCCGCTCCCCGCCGCCGCCCAACTGGTCACGCCCGTTCCGTCCGTCTTGAGGAAATATCCGTTGGTGCCATTGGTCGCGGGTAACTCGAAGATCGTGCCGCTTCCCGCCGCCGCTGCGACACGCACCGTACACGCCCCACTGGTCCCGCCCGCGATCTTGATCACGCCCGCCTTCGTGCCCGCCGTGCCCAAAGTGAGCAACGTGTCTGGCGTAATGTTGCCGATGCCTACTGCCCCGGTATCTCGCATGGAGATCACGTTGACCGTGGCCGTCTGCGTGTACGAGACGGCATCCTTCAGCGCGATATCCATCTGCGTGTATGGAGCTGTCGTTCCAGTGGTGTACCTGTAAATATTGAAATCCGCACCGCCTCCATAGGTCACGCCAGACGCCACAGGACGCTGCAAGCGCAACACCGTCTCCGAGGTCGCGGACATAGGAGAATTTCCCCAAAACAAAACGGTCGGCGTATTGCCAACGGTGTTGTTCTCGATCCAAGTTCCAACCTGCAACTTCGCGTCAGGCGCGGTGGCTCCGATCCCCACGTACCCGCTGTCGATGATCCGCATGCGCTCGGTCAGCGCGGTCGTGCCCGTCGTCGTCGTGTAGAATTGCAGGCAGGCTCCGCGATTCGTAGCCGACCACAGCCCGTAGGCCATGGACTGGATCACGGCACCCCAGCTCGAATTGGACGCATCATAGTACCCTGCGAAGGCGATGTTCCCCAGCCGATGCCCCGATGGCACCGCTGCCGGACTCGCCTGCGTGCCGCCGCTCCGCCGCAACCACAAGAACGTCCCATCGTCCGAGGCGCTGTGCGCGTCGAACTGGACGTCGCCACGCCCATCGACCGACGTGTGCAGGATGTACGAGGGCGCGGCGACGTTGATCCCTAACCGGCCCGTCGTCGTGAGGTACATCTTCGCCGCGTTGTTCACGATGAAGCGCACCTCATGGTCGCTCTGTGCGCCCACGGAAACGGCTGTATCCAACGCCTGGATCTTCGCCACGCAACTGTTGGTCGTGTCCTGGGCTGAAATGTACGGGTTCGTCGATCCCATGGCCCGAATCCACGCCGAGGCCGCCTGCACGTCCAACGTCGCCTGCGGCGCCCCACCGATGCCTAGCCGCACATTCCCGTTGTCCCACACCAGATTGGAACTCGCCGCGAACGCGCCGCTACTGTTGTACTGAATTTCAGTGTTGCTACCCGCCGCCCCGCTCACCTTACTGTTGAACGTGGTCCAGTTGGTGCTCGTCAGATACCCGTTCGTGGACCCTGACGCCGCCTGGAAGCTGATCTCCTGCGTAGACAGGCCAAGCCCACCCGTCGTTGCTGACGTCGCCAACGTCACGGCATCGTGCCGCCCTGGCACCGCCCCCCAAGAGGCGTCGGTCCCGTTCGTCGTGATCACCTGCTCGTTCGTCCCCACAGCTAACCGCGCCGTCACGTTGCTCGCGTTGCGGTAGAGCAGATCCCCTCGCGTACTCAACGGCAACGTCGGTTCCGCCCCCACGTTCGCCGCCGTCAACGCGGTCCCATTGATCTTGTAGCTCTGCCCGCTGGGAATGTTGACCGACCCGCTCCCGTCAATCGTGACCAACGAGTTCTTGATCAACTTCCCCGTCGTCGAATCGAACAGCGCTACTGCCGAATCCGTCGCGCTCGTCGGGCCGATCACCGACCCGTCCAAATTGATCTGGAGGATGTCCCAGTTGGCCCCCACAACAGCGTGGGTGCCCGCTGCGGACCCATCCACATGGCAGACCAGCATGTCGCCCGCCTCGACGTTCGGCCCGCTGGCCCCGCCGATCTTGCCCGCCACGCTGATGCGGTAGGTGAACCCCGCGTCCGCTGCCGGATAGTTGGGATTCGTCGAGCAGTCGATGGCCCCCTTGTACAGCAACGGATCGGTCAGCTCGATGCCCGCACTCTTCCAAGTCGACCCGTCGTACCAGCGCAGCGCCGTCCCCGTCCACTCCACGGTGCCTGCGATGGCCGTCGCGTTCTGGTGCGCCCCGAGCACTACCGCGCCGTTATCCGACCCGTCCTTGAGGTGCAGGCGCTCGCCCGGCGTGGCCTGGCCCACACCGAGATACCCATTGGCCTTGGTGTAGTAGACGTTCGCTGCGGCCCACGCCCCGCCGTCGTTGTAGATTACCTTGGTATCGCCCGTGGGCGGCGCATGCGTGTGCGTGTCCAACGTCGCAAACGCGGTCTGCCCGCTGGTGGTCCCCGTCAAGAAGCCCGTGAACGCTCCCACATCCACCGTGATCGCGCTCGCCGGATGCGACCCCAGCACGGTGCGATTCGTGAGGCTGTTGTGGTCTGTCGCCACATACGTCCCCGAGGACACCACCGCCAGGCTGCGCAGATCCTGCGCCTCCTCGTAGGGACTCGCGTCGTCCCGCAGTATGACGCGATACAGCACCTTGAACTCCTTGGCTGGGAGATTGGTCAGGCTCAACTGGTCGTAGGTGTTGTTGTTGCGCGCATCGGCGATGTTGCCGTCCTTGCGCTGCCCCATGATCACGTAGATCGGCGTCTCGGGATCGTTCGTCACGAAGAACCAAACCGCCACGTAGTCGTTGCTGTTCGTCTCGGTCAGCGTGCCGCCGTTGTCGTAGGTCAGGTGCGTGTTCTGAACCACGTAGTACAGCGTGCCCTTGCTACCCCAGGTCCAGTTCCCACTCCCATCGCGCCGAAACACCCGACACTGCGTCTGCTGACCGGGCACATGACGGATGTCCTCGTCTCGATACACGCCGTCCGTGATCGTGAACGTGGTGTTCGTGAAACTACCGCCGAGCCCGTTCACATAGCGAGACCCCAGCGTCTCGTGCATGTAGTCATGGGTGGCCCAGTCCATGACCAGGCCGTGCCGCTCCTCGCCGATACGCCCCTGGTCCAGATCGGTGTTCCAGTACACCGTCGCCACGGGCGAGATCCCCGCGCCGAGATCCCACGTCGAGGTCGCCTTCTGGAGCACGCCGCTCGCGTCGAAGTAGACATAGTGCAGCCCTGTCACGTCCGTCAGCGTCACCGTCTGGGCGCTACTCTTGGTGTACTTGGTGCCCTTCGAATAGACGTCGAAACTCGTCACCGCTGGAGCAATCGTGAACTCCCGCGTGGTGTTGTTGAACGACAGCGTCGAGTCCGTGCGATTCGGCAAGCCCGTTGGCTCGCCTTGTAGCGTCGAGAACGTCTGCGACTGCGTGAGCGAGACCGCCACCCCACCGCTGTTCAGCCAGTAGATGTCACTCGCCCCGGCCCCATTCGCAAACAGGCGGCCCAGCCCCGATCCGGGCGTTGTCGGCGTGCTGATCGCCGCGAACAGCGCGTGGTCGGATGCCACCAGGCCCGTGCTGGCGTTGCCCAACCGGATCGCGCCCGCCGCCTCCCGCTTGACGTAGGCATCCCCGCTGAAGACCACCTGATTGTTCGCGCTATCGTACTGAATGCCCATCGGTACTCCTCACCAGGCGAACCTGGGTTCGCGTCCTCACGAGAACGTGTGCTTCGTATTCCAGGTGCCGCTCTCCCGCTTCTGCACCACCAGATCCGCACTCACCCGCCCCGTGCGCCATGACCCGTCCGTGCTCGGGTCGCCGTAGTAGTGCCAGCCGTTGCTGGCGATCTCCACGTCCCCGCCCACGTCCAGGCGCGAGCTGGGCGCTGCCTCATTGATGCCCACCCGCTTGTTGGTGTCATCCCAGATCCACTCCGAAGTCTCCGCGTAGGTCCACGCGCTGCCCGCGTTGTTCCAGAACAAGACCTGGCCCTGGGCCGTGCCCGCGTCCACCGTGGTCCCGCCACTCGCGTCCAAGTTCTTCCACACGCTCCCCGTGTACCCTCGGAAGTTGGTGCCGTTCCATTCGATGGCCCCCGCCGCCGCCGTCTGGCCATAGGCCCCGATCTTCAACCCGGCCACGGTGTGAATGTCGCCCGACCCCTTGATGATCACCTGCGTCGTCTGATAGCTGCGGAAGGCCGCCAAATTCTCTGTCGCGGCCAACGCCGCAAACCCCGTCGTCCCGTTGCTCTTGTATGCCACGATGGCCACGCATCCATCGGACGTGCCACTCACGGGGTTCGAGTTGGCCCCTCCCAGCAAGAGGCCAATGCCGACCGATCCTGTGCCAAATCCGATGAAATTCGCGCCGCCTGCGGCGGAGTCCGTCTTGTTGGTACGGAGATACGTGTCCGCTTCGCAGATCGCCGTGAACGGATGGTTGACGTCGCTGTTCTTGAACGTCAACGGATACCCATCGTTGGCTCCATGGTGGATGCAGAGTCCACCTGGATCGACATCTGGTGCGGACTCTGCTCCCGTCGCGATCTGTCCTGTACTCGTGATGCGCAGTCGCTCGACAGGAATCGTAGATGCAGCAGGAGTAGTCCTGAAAAGTATGTAAGCCGGAGATGACGAATCCGTCCATGTAGCATCTGCATACCCAACAAAATTTGAACCCGTATAATTTCCTGTGGTTCCATAGCCAACAAAAGCAATCTGTCCAATCACATCTCCACTTTGAACCGCCTGTGGCGATGCAATGGTATTCCTGTAGCGTCTGAACGTTAAAAATGGGAAAGCTGAAGTGCCTGCCACCGTGACACGTAACCCTGAATTCACCGCACTTCCAGCAAGATCGATTATTTTATTCGTGCTATCAAAAGTGAAACCACTATCTGCGCCAAATGCTCCAGCATTATTGTATTGGACTTGTGTTGTGCTGCCCGCTGGAATCGCTGTTGCGACAGCCCAACTCGTCACGCCTGCCCCGTCCGTCCTGAGAAAATACCCGTTCGTGCCATTGGTCGACGGCAACTGAAACGTGACCGTGCCCGCCGCCGCCGCCACCTGAATCGTACATGTTCCCGATGTCAAACCGGACATCACGATCTTGCCACCCAACGTACCAACCACTCCCATGGTCAGAGATCCGTCTTGCCCAAACGTCGCAATCTGACGAACCGTGCTCGTTGTACTCGCCGTTGTAAAAATCTCAATCTGGCAACCACGGTTTGACTCAGTCCACGCCTCCGACGTCATAGAACGAATCGCCGTTCCCCCACGAAACGCTGTCCCCGTGTGCCCTAGAAAGCTGATCTGGCCGATATAGTCATAACTTCCAAGCGTAGTCGGCGTTCCCTCCGTCCCATTGGCATGTGCCATGAGGAGATAGCCTCGATAGCCCGTGCCATACGCTGTCGATCCTATCGTCGCATCCCCTGCCCTAGACGCATGGACCTGCCAAGTCGGTGCCGTCGTTCCAACGCCAACGTACCCAGACTGATCGATCCGCACGCGCTCGGTCAGCGCTCCCGTGGTGTTCGGGTAGGTCCAAAACGTCAACGCAGTCCCCGAGCTGGCCGACCAGTTCTCCGTCGCTACTGCTTGAATCTGACCCGCTGTAGCCCCACCTCCAACGTACCCGCGAAAAGCGATAGTCCCCAGATAGTCGCCCAACTGAACATTCTGTGGAACAGCCACCGTGTTCCGCGCTCGAAATAAGTTCAGCGCCGCACTCGCACTGCTGCTATAGGTCGCTGCCGTGATCGTCGTGCTCGCCTCGGCCTGTAAGTGCATAAACGTCGCTGGCGCTGCTACTCCAAAGCCAAACCTGCCGTCCTGTGTGATCACCATGCGCTGCGTAATGCCAGCAGAACCGTTTGGAGCTGTATGGAACTGCATCTCCGCACCAAACGCACTACCGCTCCAATTCTCCGTCGCCACCACCTGGATCTGCCCAGAGGCATAACTGACCGATGAAGTGTCGTAAAAACCTGCAAATCGAACCGACCCCAATAGGTCTCCACTGCTGATGGCTGAATAACTCGCCCGCGACCCGCGACCGCGTTGCATGATGACGCTTGGCGAAACGCCAGTGCCAAAACTTGAAATACAGACGGACTGTGCTCCATCCTTGGAAGCCTCAATCCCATATGATGGATTCGAACACCCTACGCCCAGTCGGTCATTCGACTTATCCCAAAAGAGAGCGGCCTCGGCATCAAATACCCCGCCAGTATTGAACTGGACGTAGCCCGTCGATCCTGCCGCACTCGCGCTACCTAGTCCAACCCACGCGCTGCCGTCATGCACCTTGAGCTTGGTCGCCCCCGTATCGAAGAACGCCATGCCAGCCTTCGGATTGCCAGTGCCGTTCCCCGCGCTGTCCCACTTATTGTCACGAATCCACACCAGCGCCGCCGACTCGGTGGCGCACTCGCCCATGTAGTGGTTCTGCCCGTAAGGCATCGTCAAACTCATCTTATTTTAGGCGCTCAGACCGTCACGTTCAGACGACAGCAAAAGCGCCATTCCTTTCCTCGTTGACAGACTGCATTTACAGGATTATGCCGTTTTCTGTGAAGATGCGTTATCAATTTCGCGTGTACCCAACGGAGGACCAACAACGCATCCTCGCACGCACCTTTGGCGCTTGTCGCTTCGTCTATAACTGGGCTCTTCGCGCCCGCACCGACGCCTACCACAACGGTTCTCGGATGACATATGAGGCATCGTCGAATGCACTGACCAAACTCAAGAAGCAACCCGAGACCGCGTGGCTCTACGAAATCTCGTCCGTGCCCACGCAGCAAACATTGCGACACCTGCAAACCGCTTTCGTGAACTTCTTCGAGAAGCGCACGTCGTACCCGTCCTTTAAGAAAAAACGTGGTCATCAATCTGCGGAATACACCGCTAGTGCCTTTGACTGGAACGCTACCCATCTCCACCTGACCATCGCTAAGCTTGGCCGCTTGGATGTTCGCTGGTCGCGCCCATTCACCAGTACCCCCACCACTGTGACGATAGCCAAGCACATGGATGGCCGGTACTTCGTGACCCTGGTGCTCGACGAGACCATCCAACCGCTGCCCAAAACTGGCGATGTCATCGGGATAGACATGGGCATCAACCGACTCGCCACGCTCTCGAACGGCGAGCACATCGTTAACCCTCGCCTGCTCAAACAAAAGCTCCGCAAACTGGCCAAGGCGCAAAAATCCCTGGCCCGCAAACAGAAAGGCAGTCACCGCCGCGAGCGTCAACGTCTCAAAGTTGCCCGCATCCACTCCCGCATTGCGGATACCCGCATCGACCACATGCAGAAGGTCACTACCAACCTTGTGCGCCGCTTCGACGTGATTTGCGTCGAAGACCTGAACGTGCGTGGCATGGTCCGCAACCACTGCCTGGCCCAGGCGCTCAGCGATGCCTCGATGAGCAAATTCGTGGGCCTGCTTGAGTACAAGTGCGCCTGGTACGGCAAGGAGATGGTCAAGATTGACCGCTTCTTCCCATCCAGCAAACGGTGTCACGATTGTGGCCACGTTGTTAGTGCGCTGCCGTTGTCGATTCGTGAATGGGCGTGCCCGATATGCGGCGTCGTCCACGACCGGGACCACAACGCCGCGCTGAATATACTGGCGGTCGGACAGACTGACAGAATAAACGCACAGGGAGACCGCAGAAGACGTAGCAAGGCACTCGCCAAGACACGCAGCGGTCGTCGAACTGTGAACCAACCTGTTGTAAACAATGCCTAGCATTCTTCCTTCAGGAATCCGCCTTCTTTAACGGGCGGAGGATGTCAAGCAGGCACCTCATCGCGCAACTCAAAAAAAGGCGGGGCCGGGTAGCCAGAGGAGAAAAGCACAAGAGACCGTCTACCCGACCCCACAGATCCCGAGATCGTCAGACCACGTTCCAGTTGGCGCTGCCCGCCGTCGTGCAGACGTAGAGCACCTTGCTCGTGGTATCCAGGCAGAACTCGCCCAGCACGCCGGTCACGACGCTGTTGGGGTTGCCAGCGTTGAACTGCATCGAGCGCACGCCATCGGAGTCGACGACCAGACCGCCCTTGGCCGCCGTGGCCGCCAGCTCGATCTCGACGCCGGACGCGCCGCGCACGATACCGTGGGCTCCGTCCGCCATGACTTGCAGGGTCTTGTTCGGGCTGGTGCCAGTCAGCTCTAAGCCGGGGTTGCTGGAGGTCAGGTCGATGCCCACGGTGTCGTTACCGACCGCGATGCCGTCGCCCTTACCGACGTTCAGAGTGTTTCCGTCCTTGGTGAGACCGGAACCAGCGTTGATCTGGCCAGCGCCAGTGAACTGTACCCACGCCGATCCGGTGTAGGTCCAGCCGGTGTCGCTCCAGATGCCGCCGTTACCGATGACCAGCGCCGCCCAACCGTCTGCCGGAGCCGCATGTGCCCAGGCGTCTGTCGTGGCGTTGTAGGTGGAGACCTTGTTGGCCTGGCCCACGAACGATCCCGCCGCGCCAGTCGCCTTCACGATAACGCGTGTGCCATCGGCAGGCTCGCCAGTCGTCGCGGCTTGGATACGTACCCACGCCGTGCCGCTGTACTCCACGATGTCGCCATCGTCCCAATCCGTGGTGAGCCAGTTGTTCACGACGTAGCAGTCGCCCTTGACCATGCCGGTCGGGTCGGCTCCGCTTTGGTCAGCGTTGCTCACCATGTTGATCACGAGGACCGGGGGCTTCCACATGAGGCCCGTGGCCACGCTGTCCACGTATCCCTTGGTCGCCGCATCGCCTGCATTGTTCGGCGCTCCGAGGTTCGTGATGACGACAGAGTTCGCGTCCGCGCCAACCGCGAGCACTGCGCTCAGTGCCGGAGTCGCGGCAGTTAGGGCTACAAAATCCGAGCCGTTCCAGACCTTGATCAACACGGCTGTGTCGTCCCAGTAGGAGACGCCAAGGCCGACGCTCGCGCCCATCGTGCCCCAGCCCAGGGTGGTCTCGAAGAACGTCTTGGCCGCTGCTTTGTTTGCGTGATTGCCGATGAAGTTGTGGTAGCGATACGGACTGGTGAACCCTGCCATTGGTGAACTCCTTTGTGACCCGGCGATATTGCCGAGAACCGTGTAACTTTACGCTACTGTACGATCCATTCCGTGCTGCCGTCTATATTGATCCAAAATACGCCCACCCCTGTCTGATAGTACGACTGCCCAAGAACCCCGGTCACGATCCCATTGGGATTCGCAGCCCCGTCCAGCGCGCCCAAACTATCGAAAACATGCACGCCACCAAGATTGTCCGTCCATGTGCCAGACCCCGCTATGACTTGGAACCGGCCACGCGACCCCAGCGGATTTCCCGTGTGCCGCAGGATGATACTCGCCCCAAGCTGCGAGCAGGTAATGCTGTGGACAAATGGCGCGTCTCCAATGGAAATCTCGGTCACCACGCCCTCGTTCTGCACAACGATTGGAACCGCTGCACCCGACGTGTTCGCTCCGACCTTGAACGTGGCCACCCACCCGTCGTCTGCCACCGCTGCAAACACCGTGGTGTTCACCGTAAACGCAACCGGGACCACCGAGGCCGACCCGTGGTAGCTCTCCAGTAAGGCACGAACCTGGGTTCGCGTCACCGTCATGTCCACGCTGCGCAAATGGGTGTCCGACTCGCACTTCAGCCGGAACGGTGTCACCGCCGCTGCGTCACTTACCAACGCAGGCGCACCCGCCACCGACTTGGTCCCAACCAAAGGATCGTCGATGAGCAACCCGCTACTCACCGTCACCGGGAAATTGAAGTCAAACGCCTTGCCACTCACCGCGTCTGTCCACAACCCCGTCGCCGACGTCGCTATCCACGCGATCTCCGAGATCCCAAACGCCGTGAGATCCTTCGCCGTGATCGTCAATCGAACAGGTGCCAACGTCGTCGGAGCCGCCCGCAAATCAGGCACCAGGGGCACGCTCACCGTGGACTGCGGCCAGAGTATGCCGTTCGTCCCACCTGCCTCCACGACGGTCGTAGTGCCCTTCCCAGCAACCACCGTGTACTGCATGCCGTCCGTCGGGTCGGTCGGCAGCGTCACTGTTACCGTGCCCCCAACATTATTCGTCTCGAAATACTGCCCGTTTTGAGATTCGGTCAGCACCGTGTTCGCCGAAAGCGTCAGGAACGGCGCTGGATCTAATCCACCGCCCGGCCCACTCCCGCCTGGAAATTCGAACAACACCATAGCCGTGCCCAGCGGCAACCGCGCCCCGTTGTACCAGCGGATCGCATAGTCGTCCGCCACCACTCCAAACACGACCAATGCCGGATCGACCGGAGTGCTTCCATCCCGCAACTCCCAATCCACAACCTGTGGACCAACCGCTCCCGGCTGAAGAGACGCGCACACCAGCGCCCCCGGAATCAACGTCAACGGGGTCGGCCCCACGTAGATCTGTGTCTGAAGCGTCCGCGAGACGAAGACCGCCGCCGCGTTCTGCGAAAACACATGCGTCCCCGGGTCGATGATCACCGCGCTCGGGAGCGTCTTGGCGAGCACTGTGATGTGCTCTAGGATGCCAAAGACGCAGGCGTCCACCCCGTGGGCAAACGTCCCGAACATCTGCTGCCACTTCTGCCAGTCGGCGTTCCAATTCGGAATCGGCCACTGAAAATGTCCTGTATTACTCGCCTGCGCCATGCTGTTCTCCTAACCCGGATAGAATACCGGATCGAGACGCCGGTTGCACCATCTGGACGATATCACGACCTCCACTTCCCACGCGCCTACGGATCCGTGCGGACGAGACGCGGAATAGACCGCACGGGCTCACACGGAGACTCAGGCGGACTGCCACCCCAACTGACGAGATCGATCTCCCCGTCGCCATCTATGCCATCGAGTTCGCTACTCGGCATATCGATCTCGCCAGAACCCAATGTCCCAGTCAGGTTCGCCATTATGGCAACGCCAGGGGCTCCCCGGTCCAGGGGAACACCAAGCCTCCAATGTTGACGTACTGAAATTCTCCCCCGAGAGACGACCCCAAATACTGGCCTGTTGGCATCGTGTATGGAGCCGCCCACATATCCGCTACCGACCCTAGCCACCCTTTGTTGGTGCCCACCGTGTTACAGAAGCCTACCTTGAACACCGGCCACTCTCCACCATAACTAGGGCGATGCATCGTCGGAACCGCAAACTGCTCCGACAACACGTAACTTGTCATCCCCGCCCATGTCAGTCGACCTGAATGGCTTCCACCCTGATAGTTGAAAATGTTCGCCCCACCACTCAACATTGCGTGAGTCAAGCTCGTAGCACAAACGATACTCTTCGAGATCCAGTAACTCTCGATATCGATCAGCTCATCGAACATCCAAAACCCCCGCGTCTCTAATGCCCCGTCCCGCGTGACAACAATGCGCGTAGACTTTCCATCCGTACTCTTTAGGCAGTTCACACCGCAACTACCCGTACTCGTCGTGCCTCCAAAAACCGCCCCAGCCGTGAACATAACGACCTCATCTGTCGCGGTCGGTCGAGCATTAATCGCTCCAACTGTAAATCCTGCGGATACAGAAAAGGCCATCGACATAGACCCGCCTGACGCACTATTCCAATCAAAGCAGACCTGAAGATAGCCCGGTGCGGCCCCCTGCAACGGCTGCTGCAACACGATCCACGAGTGATTTCCAGTAGCCTGCACGATGTTTGCCGGTGCGACTAACAAATCCGTGCCAGCCATATTGAAATTCACGCTATTGCTACTACCCACAACCGTCCACGCCGCTATGCCCCCCACTTTGACCCCGTTCGTGCCGTACTGCATGGCCTCCTTGATCATCCAAAACATATTGTCATAATAAGTTGTAGTTAGTGTCCCATACACTATCATGCGCTTGTTCGCATACGCCCTGATCCGACTGAGTCCACTCATGCGAACCTCCTACGATATCATGACGGCTGTCCCGTCATTTCCCTGCAACACGTCCTGCACCACCGCCATCGCCATCGACCCATCCCCTGGCATGTAGTCCCCGCTGGCCAACGCATCCGGTACGGCCCAGAAGTCAACCAGTTTCCCTATGTACCCGGGAACAGACGGATATATACTTATCACAGACACCGGAAACACCGGCCACGATCCACCCATGTCAGATACCTGACAGGCTGCATGCTGTGTCAGCGGTCCAAGGCCATAAATGCCCTCGACAGACATCATCGCCTGAATCGCTACCAAGTCGTCGCAGCAGAAAAACATGCGCCTAAATGATGCGGGCGGATCACCCACCATGCTGGTTCTCCGCCACCACATGGCCCCAAAAGCAACCGGCTTATCTAGCCAGGTCGGCGCGTCTACCAACTTCTCGAACATCCACGGATTTAAAGTTCTATAAGTCTCTTCTGCCGCCACTCCACAACCAAATACACGGAAACTGGTTCCATCGTTAGCGTACCAGATATTCAGCGACATCGGACACTGCGAGTATCCCGCCCCGGCAGTCGAATACCACGCCTCATCGTTGTAAACGATCACCTCATCCGTCGCTGTCGGGCGCGTCGTCTCGGTCCCATCCGTGAAGCCCGCCTCCAACGAGACCGCCATCGTCATGTAGTATGTAAGCGTGCGATCTCTGGTCAGAGCCAAAAGTACCTGGAAGCCGTTACCTCCGCTGTGCATGTTCGTGTTCTTCAACACGACCCAACCGAACTTTCCGTCGCCCTCTTTCCACCGCACCGATGCCGCATCTGGCCAATGGTCCGCTGCCCCGTAATGCCATGCCGCACCACCTCCGGCATCGTAGTACCCGCAACTGCGCGCCACCGTGCCCCCCATGGCGATCCACTGCGTCTTGATGAGGTGCATGATGTACCGTGCCGCGCTACGGTCTACCGTTTGCCCAGCCTGTGGCGTCGGAGCATCAGCCGTTACCACGTAATGCGAATGCTTCACCCACGTTTTCGTTCTTGTCGGTGCGGCCATGTCAACTCCTCGTCCCGTGACAGCGCACCGTCACGCGAAATGTCACCGTCGTCCCGCCTAGATTCGTCAGCCTCCAGTGCCACGCGCCGGTCAACCCCTCGAAACCGAATGGATTGCGATCAATCCATGTAGGATTCAGGCTGGGATCATAGCGCGGGATGCCGCCCCCGGTCAGACCGATCTGGTACATAACCTCGTGGCTCCCACTGAAGGCCGCATCAGCCAATTCCAGATCCGCTCCCGAGGGCGCTGTGCCCGCGATGCACTCCACCTTCAGGCTGTACCCGATCCCGGAGACAAGCGGAGTCACCACCGACCCGACCTCATCGGTGCCCCCGGCGACCACCTTGTCCCAGGTGTAGGACTCCGCCTCAACGCTTCCAGATAGGCTATGCACGCCACCGAACTCATCCGTCCACGTTCCGCGCCCGCCCGTCACGATGAAGTGCCCGCGCCCGATCCCCCACGGAGCCCACCGCAGTCGCACGTACCCGCCCACGTCCGCGCAGGTGATGCTGTTCACGTAGCGCGACCCCTGGATGCAGATGTCCGTCGTGAGCGGCGGGGTCTTCACCGTCATGGGCACCGTGTCCTGTGCCGCGTCCACCCCGACCAGGAACTCGCACTCCCAGCCGTCGTCGTTCAACCACGCGAACCCATCCAGCGTGCAGACCACCGGAGCCGTCCCGGTGGTGTCGCTGCGTCCGCTCTCGATCAGTTTCCAAATCTCCGACGGCCCAATGTCTACCGGCGTTCCGCCCCCATGCTGCTGCGATCCAGCGCGCTTCGTTCCGTACAGATCTGTCCCTAACTGCACGATCCCGTCCGCCGTGATACCGAGTAGCGTTCCGGCTGCATCGGTGGGGAAGCTCGACGGCGCGTTGAAGTTGAAGTTGAACGTGCTGGTCGGATCCGCATCGTCGGCGACCTGCCCGACGCCAGCCGTCATGACCCACGACATGACCCCAGGCGCAAGCGGGGCCATGTCCTTGCAGGTCAACGTGACCGCGCTCTCGTTCGACATCGCCAGGTCCAGGACGCCACTAGCAAACGGTCCCGGACCAATGATCGGTCGCGTCGGACTACCGCTGATCTTGATGCCACCCCCACTGGCCATGATCGTGAACTGCATCCCAGCCGTCGGACTCGCCGGGAGCGTGATGTCCCCGTTACCAGACGGAGTCCCAATGCAAAAGAAATACTGACCGTTCTGAGCGACCGACAGCAGCGTGGGCACGAACACCCAGTCGAACGGAGCCGGATCGAGCCCACCACCACCGCCTCCACCCGCAAACGCAAACAACGCCATCGGCGTGCCCGGCTCCAACCGCGCCCCGTTGTACCAAGTGATCGCGTAATCATCTCCAACCACGCCGAACACGACAAGGTCCGCATCTGCCTCAGTGCTCGTGATCCGCAACTCCCACTCGATGGCCTGCGGACCCACAGCACCAGATAGCAAATGCGCGCACACGAGCGATCCCGGGATCAACGTCAACGAGTTTGGACCAACCTCTATCGCCACCTGCAACGTGCGCGAAACAAACTGAGCCGGACCGGATTGCGAGAACACGTCCCCCGTAATCGACACGGTCGGAAGCACGCGAGGAAGGAGCGTCGTGTGCTCCAACAACGAGAATAGGGTGGAGTCCACGCCAGTGGCAAAGGTCTCAAATACCTGCTGCCACTTTTGCCAATCGGCGTTCCAGGTCGGGATGGGCAGCGAGAAGCGCGGGGTATGCGAAGTCGTCATCAACTGCCCTCCTACGAGTAGAGCTGCGTAATGGTGAGGCTACCCAACGTGATGATCCGGTTTTCAGGCGGAACCAAGTTGCCGCCCGCGTCCAAGAACTCCACCGGACCCGCGATCTGAATGTTCACATGCGAGAATCCAATGCTCGCCTTCTTCGCCGTATCGTAAAGCTGAGATAGGTACAACGGCGTGTTGAAATCCCTCGCCTTGAGTAACTCAATCACCGCAGATCTCACCTTAGCGATCTCCTCGTCGTAAATGTAGGCAGAACCGACTAGCGCCTGGATCGCAATCTGCGCCGGCACCAGAATTGGAGACCCGTCGATGACCTCAACCTGCTGCGTGACCTCTTTTACCCCGTCCAAGTACGTCTGGAGACTCGCCATGATCCCGGCCGAAGGAGCGATGTAGTTTCCATCCGCGTCCTGCGCCAGAATCGGCACCTGTACGTAGTTGCTCAAACAGTCGTCCGAGAACAACTCTCCAATCCGTACCTGCATGCTCGCCAAATGAGCGTCGATGTCCGTCTTCAACGCCTGCGAAGCACCTACCATGGCCGTCGCGTCCGCTGTCATCCCAGGCAAGAGCGCGTCAATGCCCGCTGTGTCCGCCGTCATCGCTGCGATGATCTGAGGTAACGACGTGTCAGGCGAGGTTGGAGACAAATCCGTAATCGTCTCCAACAGCGGATTGATCGCGTTCGAAATAGCGTTGCCCATGGCGTTCTGGGCCGTCTGGACATCCCCTGTGGCCTGCGTGGACTTCTGTACAATCGTCGTCGCCTGCGCTATCGCCGCGTTCAGATCCGCCTCGATATAGTCCCGCGTCGCCCCGGCAGTCACATTCGTCAGCACATAATCGACCAGATCTTGTAACGCCGCCTTCTGGTCTTCCGCCGTGGTCTTGATTCCGACCAGCGTGGACTCGGCCGTCGTGCAGTTCGCCTGCGCCCCACCAATGATCGACTTCGCCGACCCAGCAAACCCCTCCTGATCGACGCGCAACTCCTCTAAATCTACCAGGTCGGCGTTGATGGACTCCAGCAATGGCGTGATGGCTGCCACGTCGTCCGCAATGCTCGTCTCCAATAACGAGACTGCATCCACATACACGATGAGCGCACCGACAATCTCCACTACCAGCGTGTCAAACGTGATGTCTGAATACGTGCCGCGCGGGTTGAAGGCATACGCCTTGGCCACCGACCCATAGAGCGCGTCCACAAAGCTGTTGGACAGCGCGTTGTAGTCGTTCTCGGTAATCGCCACACCGCGCGCCGCGAAGGACAACGGTGCCAGATTCTTGGCGTGCTCCACCGTCTCGGGGTCCGCACCGCCGCTCGGAGATACCGGATTCGACACCGTCATCGTGACCAGCGTGCCGCCTACCACCAACGTGTCGATGCTGGATCGAATGCTCCCCGACTTCGGATTGTTTCCCTTCACCCCGTCGATAATCACAAACCGAAACTTTACCTCGGCACCCAATGGCGGAATCGCCCCTGCAATCCCATCTCCAAACCGCACCTTCGGGGGCTCGGTCAGATATTCCACCTCGAACTGCTCGTCTGCAACGTAGGTTAGAAACGACCGCTCTTCCCACTCCAATCCGTCCACCCAACACTCAACGCTCAGGTCTGCGAGATAGCGAGATTCCGGGATTCCCGAGAGATTATAAACCTGGTTCGCCTGGCCGTTTCCCGTGAACGTCAGAATCCGAGAATCCCCCTGCCGCACCATGATCGTGCGCGTGGTTCCAGGTGGCAACGCTGCCGTTTCCGTGAGCGGAGCATAGGACTCGTACACAAGCCCATTTGGCCCCTGAAAACGCCAGCGAGCCGGCATCACAAACGGTCCAGGCGTGCCGTCAGGGAAGGTCAAGGTCAACGTCGTCGAAGCCGCACTCGCCGGCCGCAGCTTGTACCCCAACTGCCGCACAATGCGCCCAACCGCCGTATGCGTGCGCGCCGTGTCCAGGAAGCAATCGGACGCGATGCGGTCCATGTACCACTGAATCTGCGCCGTGGCGTAGGCCATCATCTCGATCAGCATGATGCCCTGCGTCGTCGTCGCGTAGTCGTTGTATGTTTCCTGATACAACAGCTTGAGCCGCCGCAACAGGTCGTCGAAGATGCTCGGATAGTCCCGGGCCGCCCACTTCACAGAGTTCAGCGGGGCGCGATCCGCCACCAATGGAGCATGGGTATCGTTAGCCATTTGGGCTCCCGACCAGCGGGATCTGCACCTGCTGGCTCTGAGGCTGCCCCGCCACGCGGTACAGCACGTCCACAATGATCGCCGTCGTCACACCGTCCGACTTGTCGCCCATGCGAGAATCTACACCCATCACCTCGGCACGCGGCTCCCAGGTCTCAATGGCACGCGTCACCTCGGTCGCAATGCGCGCCTGCAATAACGGCGTCATGTTGTCGAATACCAACCTGTGCAAATTCACTCCCAAATCCACATGCATCAACCTCTCGTTTGTACCAGTCATCATCAACGAAAGTATCGACTGGTAAATCGCCCGCTCCGATCCGCTCATGGCTGGAAATCCAGACAAACCCATCTGAAATGGAAACGCCAACGTCCTCATGATGTCAGCGTCCAACAGAGGCGGGAGTTGGTTCACATTCGGCATGAACGCATCCTATCACAGTTTGAGGCGAACCCAGGTTCGCGTGTCAGTCTAGCGGACAACTTGGAAGTCCGGGCATCGCTGGCAAGCTCGGCAGCGCGGGCAGTGCAAACGGCAATCCAGGGATCGGAATGGCCAGCGCCAACGTCGGCATGCTCGGCGGATTCGGGATCGATGGCAAACTCGGCATGCTTGGCAACGTCGGAATCGCAGGCAATGCAAACGGCGGGCTCGGGATCGGGATCGCCAGTGCCAACGTCGGCAACGTCGGCATAGTCAATCCAGGGATCGCAGGCATCGCCGGTATCGCGGGCAAAGTCGGGATCGCAGGCATCGCAAACGGGATGCCTGGGATCGGAATGGCCAGCGCCAAGGTCGGCGGAGTTGGGATCTTGCACTTGGACATTTGGCCTCATCCTCACCTCTATCGAATAAACACGACTTCGCTCAGCTCTTTATACAGCATAGGCGGAGGCAGCGGCCCTGGAGTTGTTGGCGCTCCTGGAGCCGCACACACATGTTGGTGCGCCAGAGCCCACGTCATCAACTTCATCCCGCGTACCGCCGGCTCCGAGGCCCCCTTTCCCAACATGACCGTCCCAGCGTTCGCTACAAACTGCTTGCTCGCATCCGCCACCACGTTGTCCCCCGTCATGGTGATATTCTTGCCGTCGATTCCGATGGCTCCTCCGCTCTTCGTGGCCAGCGTGATCTTGTCGTCCCCCAGCATCAGCATCGCCGTGACCTCGCCCTTGTCGTTGGCCGTCATCAAGCTTGTCTCCGGGGTCGTGGCGTTCATGAACAGCATGCTGCCCATCTCGTTGGTGAGCAGTGTCGAACCGTCCTTGTCCACCGTCAGGAACGCGGGGCTCGGCCCGCCCGCTCCATCACCCTTGCCAATGATGAGGTGCAGATCCTCCGGGTCGTCCGACATGCGCAGGTAGTGCCCCGTGCGCGTGCGAAATCCCTTCCTCAATGCGGTCTCCGCGTCGAACGTATCGCTCGCCTTGTCCGCCGCCATGTACCCGCCCATGTAGACCGGGAACTCTGGATCTCCATGCTGAAACATCAACCACACCTGGGCATTCGCGTCCGGCGGATGGAAGATCCCGCTCGCCTGCTTGGTGTCTGGGTCCACGGACAAACCAGGCATGCACGGCAACGCCCACCAGCTCGGCCCCAACTGGTCCGCCGTATTGAGTCCAACAGCAGGGCACAGCGCTTGAATCCTGCCTCGATTGTCTGGGTCCGCGTTGCTCACCACCACACCTGGGTAAAGGCCGTAGAATCGTCGCGCAAAGCCCTCTAGGCCGATCCGCGCAAGGGTGTCCCGCAGCCACCCAATCGGGTCAGTTGCCAGGCGTAGTGAATCGCTCCTGTTGCCAAACATAACTTACTTCTCCGGCATCGTGCCCACGGGCGTCTGGACCTTCTCTCCAGCCTTCATCGCCGTGCCGTCACCCTGTCGGCGGCACGTCAATGTCATCTCATAGGTGCCAGGCCCCCACTTGTGCGTCGCCTTGTCCACAAGGTACGGCCCGTCGTAGATCATCCCGCACCCACGCAAGAAACACAGCTCAGACGGCACCACCCACGGCAATCCCAAGGACGTGATCACCCCCACCTGCGAAGGGCTCCCCGCATCACGCTCTTTCTCCGCCGCCAACTGCGCCCGCGCCTTGCCCGCCTCTCCCCCAGGCACCGGCGAACTCGTAATGACCGCCTCCTTGCCGTCCGCCTTCTTCTCATCTCCAGTCAAACTCTTCCCCGTGGCGTCCGTCGTCTTGATGTCCTCTGGCCCAGGCGTGGCCACCGCGCCTACCGTAGCCACCTTGCGATCTACCGCCTTCGCATTCACAGACTCGATCAAGCCCGTTTTTGTATTTACAAATACCTTCTCAACGCCCTTGCCCGTCTGGACCATGTTCGTCGGAAGCCACGACGCAAACCCAGATCCCTCTGGTGCCCACGACAAACACGGGAACGTAGACGTGTTTAAATCCACCACCCCACGCAACCTAAACGTCGGCCGCACGCCAACTCCTCCGGCCGTCCCAGCTTCCTTGAGATGGCTCAGAACGCCCGTCGATAGCTCCTCTTCAGTGCCAAGATACATGATGTGTATTCCCCCACCAGGACTTGCCGGATTCGGGCCTATCCACATCCTCAAATTCGCCATCTTGGCAAGGGCATCTGCCGCCTCCCACACCGTCATCCCAGCAAACGCCTCCGGCTTCCAACCCGCCTCGGCATCTGTTGGCTTTCCCTTTTCCAAATCAGAATTTAAACCATTCATCAACGTGGCCGACCCAGGCGACGGTTTGAACTCCACACCCAACGCCTTCGCGCACTGCACAAACATATCGTTCGGGTTGGTCACCTTCAGAGCCTCGCCAGACACCGTGTATCCAGAACCCTCCGAAATCACCTGCACCGTGATCGTTCCCGTCATGCCGTTTGCATCCAAGGTCAGACCGTCCCCACCCGCCGCCAAAAACCCCTCGAACCACTCCGTCCACCATGTCGGATGCTTCGCATATCCAATCCGAGCCCGCACGTTGTTCCCCATGGTGAACGGCGAATCCAGGCCCAACAGCTTATCAACCGCCACGTCGTAAGGCGCGTCAAATGTGACCTGCAAAGCAGCCTTGCGCGCGAACTCAAACGCCAAGCTCACCCCGGTCACAAACGGGTAATCTGGCGCGTTGAAATACCAAACCTTCCCGCTCGTCGGGTTCGTGATAACGATCTGCGCTACTGGGTCGGTAAACATCCCTATCTCCCCTGCCGCAACAACACGCGCTCTACCCAAGCCCGCATAGGAATCTTCAAGCGCCGGCCTGGGTACAACTCAACATCTGGAAGGTCCAAATTGTTGCGCGCTGAAATGATCCACCCCATCTCCTCGTTTCCGTAAAAACTCTTGGCTAAGATGTCGATCCGCATCCACGGATCTTCAATGACGTACTCCACCTCGTTGTCCGTCACGCCCTCCCAACTCGGCATCTCAAACGGCCTTCTAAACCGCACCGAAGACGACATCTCTAGATCCCAGATGACCTCCTCGTCCATGAACCTCATGGGCGATCCCATGGTCGCGTTCAGCACCCGTTTGGGTATGGTCGGGGTCGGTGCAGGCATCTCGGCCTCCTGTTATCCAAGCACTACTGGCTTCGCCGTTGGTGAACCGCCATTTTTGATCAACTCGCTCTCCGCGATGACCTGCGTGAACCCACGGATCTTGTCCAAAATCGCCCGCTGCTTCGCGCCCTCATTCATAATCGCCATCGTCACGCCGGCCAGGCCCGGGACGTTCAACATGGCCTTCATGTTAGACCGCACGTCTTCGGTCTTGTCATCCACCGTGATCGTGTTGACGATGCTGCCCTCTCTCCCGAAGTCGCGCATCATCATGTCCGCCACATCGTTTAAGAGGCTCTTCTTCTTGGCTAACTCCGCCATCTTGATCTTGTAGGCGTCGAAAGTGGCAAACACAGACTCGTCCAAAGCCCGCGCCACGGCCTCCGACACCACCGTCGTACCGCTCTCGATACCGAGCGCCATGGACTCCATGAGCGTGCGGCCCGCAATCCATGCAGGATCCGACTCTCCACCTCCGCCAACACCCATCAACGGTCCCTCAAGGATCGGAGAGTGCGTCGTCATCGACTTGCTCACCATGTCCGATGCTCCAAAGACCGAGTCCTTCAAAAGCTTGTTTGCATCGGGGTTGTTGATGCCACGCGCGAAGTCGTCCACCACCGCGATGCCCGCGTCACTAGCCCCCATCGCCGCCTGCCCAAGCGCGTCCGTGATCGTCGCCGCGTTCGCCTGCGTAAACGCCTGCACATTGGCCTGCGCCTCTTGCATCTTCTGCGCCTGCTCAGCCGCCAACGCCTCGTACCTGGCAGTGTCCGCCTGTTGCTTCACAAGGACGTCCATTGCCTTGCCAATTCCCGTTAATCCTTCACCACCAACGCCTGCCTTTTTAGCCGCCTCGATCCCAGTTCCACGCGTAGCTGCTAGTGCCTGCTCGGCTATGAGCATCCTCTTCTGAGCATCCAGGTCCGTCTCACTCCCAAGGAGATTCTTGTCCGCCTGCACCGCCGTCAGTGCCGCCTGCGCCTTTCCGTACTCCATCGCAGCCGCCGAAACTTCCCCTGCCGTCTTCTGCCACTGCGTAGAACGCCACGCCTGTTCCTTGGCGACCTGTTTTGGACTCTTTCCCTCTGCTGCCTCTCCAATTCCTGCCAGATTGACTTCTGCCAGACCTGTCACCTTGCCTGCCCGGCCTTTGTTGATCTGCAACTGCTTGTCGTATGCATCTTTTTGCATGCGAACGCGCTCGTCCAGGTTCTTTTTCTGGTCTAAGAGATCCTCAGCTCGCAATTGCGCCATCTTCTTGGCGTGTTCATCTGGATTGGCCACCTGATACACGATGTCGCTGACGAATCCGCCGATTTTCTGCGTGTACTCGCCCACCTTGTAGACGATCCCGCGTAGTCCATCTATGACGGCCTTAAGCAACTCGAAGAAGTAACTCGCCATGTTCTTGGCGGTCTCCTTCGGATCGAACAGTCCTGCGATGAATCCGCTGACCGAATCCTTGATGCCCGTCATCATCGCTTGAAACTTGATCACAAACTCCGCCACCAGCGTTGACCACTTTCCTATCCACGCCGTGCTGTCCACCGTCAACATGCTGTTAAGAGCATCATGAGCGAACTGACGCATCGACTCATGCACATATGTGGCGATGCCAACCAATCCCTCCTGGAAGAAAGACCGCACCTTGTTCCCCAAATTCACGCCAAAGTCAGCCGTGTTCAGGATAGCAATTGCCGAGTTAATTCCATCCCCCACCTTGGAGAATAGAGTGCGTATCCCATCTTGTGCCGCCCACCACGTCTCCGTGAACCACATCTTCGTGTCTAGTTCAAACTGCGCAAATTCTGGATTCTTCTTTAGACCTAGCCACCATTTTGTAATTCTATTCTCCATACGATCAAATGCCGGAGCTACATCGTCCCACGTCCACGAATTCCACCACTCTGATGCTGCCCCAACGACCTTCTTACCAATCTCCCGTGTCGCCACGAACAGACCCTTAGCCGCCGCCCACAGAGCGCTCCCCATGTTCTGCATGAGCGTCGAGGCCGCATTGGCCAGAGCCGAGTTGGACTCCGCCCCGCTCGCCCATGTCGCAATGGCCTTCGGGATGAACGTCACCGCCTCCACCGCGAAGTCGCCCAACTTCTTCCCAATAGCCTCCCAGTCCATGTTTCCCAGCCAGTCCGCCAGGTTGCCCGCCGCGCCGCCCACCCACTTCACCACCTTGGCCATCACGTCCGACAGCTTCACCCCGGACTTCGATAACCAGTCGAACCCCAGAGCCAGCCCGGCAATCGCGCCGCCCCACAGACCCAACTTGCCTAGCGGGCTCGCCAAGATTTTCCCAAACACCTTGAGCAGCGGCCCGGCCACGATCACCAGCTCAGAGAAGATGCTGACCACCGGACCCATGGACTTTGACACCGAGTCGAAGGCTCCTCCCACCGCATCAATCATGGCTGACGACCGCGCCATAGCCTTGTTCGACCCGCCGTCCATCTTGATGAACAGCCCCTTGGCGCCCAACTGCTGCATCGCCGACAGGCGCTTCACAATCGGACCCCAGTTCTTGTCTCCCGCCAGCGCGATGGTCTCGTCCCCGACCTGCTTGTACGCCCGGCCCAGGTCGCCCACGAAGCTGGACACGTCCTTGCGCGCGATGCTGCGCAGCCGCGTCTCGAACGAACTCTTCATGAGGTCCAGGGAGTCCTGCAAGGTGCGCCCACTACTGAACGCCTGGTCCCCGTACTTCTTCAGCGTGTCCTTGCCCGTCACCGTGATGTCCGACATGGCCTTGAGGGACGCCGCCGCACTGTCCCCACCCGCCGCCAGGTAGCCCAGGCCCTTGACCCCCTCGCCCATCGCCTCGCTCAGCCCGGACAGCATGGCCTGCTGCTGCGCCCCGCTCACGTTGTACTTGGTGAACGCCGCCTGCATCCGCTGGACGCCCTGCACGGTGTCCCGCGACCCGACGTCCACGATGCCGCGCGCCTCCTCAAAGCCGATCCCCAGCCCGGTCAGGTACTTGATCAGGGGCGACGCCTCCGCGATGTCGCCCTTGCCCATGCCGGTCTTCATCATCCGCTCGACCTCGGTGGACTGCTCGGCGAACATCTTCGCCGTCTCCGCGCCCATCTTGGTGGCGTCCTCTGCGCTGGCCCCCTGCGCCGCAAAGGCGCCCGCCAGCCGCACGGAACTCTCCACCAGGCCCGTGATCTCCGCCCCCGTGCGCTGGAGCCCCGGCGGCATCTTCTCGAAGATGTCGTCCAAGGATTGCAGGTTGTCCTTCAGCCCGGCGATGGGCGTCATGCCCACGCCCGTCTTCTTGCCCAGCTCCGTCATCGAGTTCAGGAACTTGGCCACGCTCTCGGGCGCCATGTTCCACGACCCGGTCAGGTCCGTGATCGACGAGTTCAGGTCCGCCGCCGAGACCCCGGTCGTCTCGCTGAACTTCACGAAGTCCTTCTCTGTCATTCCCAGAGCCTTGGACGTCGCCTTGGCCGCTGGCGTCATGCGGTTGAACTCCGTGAACACCTTGGCCACGCTCTCCGCACCAACGTTCATGCCAATTGCCATGCCCGAAATCCGACCAACCATCTTGCGGGCCGCGTCCGCGCTCAGGTTCATGGCAGCAACAAACGGCTTGGCCGTCTTCGCGTTGGCTACCCCCATGGCCTCCAATGAGTTTGTGAGGTTTCCGGTGTCCCCGGCCATCTCCCGCACCGACTGCGCAATGGACCCCAGGTTGAAGTGCTTCAAACCCTCAAGGAATCCCGGAATCTTAGACTTGGACGCGATCTTGGACTGCTTCTCAAGACCCTCATTTAGGCTGTCAATACCCTTTTGCGCCGAGTCCACAGCGGCCTTCATGCCGACGTCCCTCGCACCCATGCCCCAGGATATCCCCAGCAGATTCATGATGCCTCCACGCGAACCCGGGTTCGCGTCCTACCGTCTGCCTCGCGTGCGAGCCCGCATACGCGCTTTGGACGCTGCCTGCTCCTCGTTGGACCGACGGCTCGTCTCCAGGTTCTGCTTCTGCTCCACAAACCGCTTGCGTCGGCTGAAGGGCATCGCCATCACACTGTCATACGTGCCGCCCTGTAGCTCCATTAGGAAGAAGACCTCCGCCTCCAAGTGCTCTACGAGGCCGATGGGAAGAAAAAACTGGGCTGCCCCAGATTCAATTCCGCTTTCCACTCATGCTCACATGAAGGACATGAAAAATCTACATTCGTATCGACGTGTCCTTCATGTTTCTCAAACAGAGAACGTATGTCGTTTCTATCTCGCGTGGGTAACGCCTTGAGCAACGCCATGGCCCCAACAATGTCCTTCTCCCGGTTGATCGGCACACCATTGATTTCGTCCACGCGAGCCATGATGCCCAACGTCAACACGTCATCCTTGGACTTCTTCGTCTTGGTGGTCAGCCACTCTTCGTCCGTGCTCGACATGATGTGCCAACTCACCACCCTTCCCGACTTCAACGTGTGCTCGAACACCCGCTGCGTAGGATCTTCCATGGCATGAATCTCCACGTCCGCAAGATTCAGAGCATATCGAACCTCTTCTCGACAGTCTGGGTTCGGACACTGCACCTTCACGTCGTAGAAATCCCCGAGCGACACCCGCCGGATAGCCAGGAACGCCACCATGCGATCACTCGCGGTCAGACCATTTACAGCCGCACCAATCTGAGATCGGTCCTCAAATCCACCAATGCGACGCGTGCAATTCATGATGATCTGGTTCAGACGTGGCAGGATAGGCCCCTTCCCCGCCAACAAGTCCTCCTCGTAACCAGTCATCTCCCCCACAACGAGGTCACGATGCACTATGCCAGAAGAATCCAGATATCCACACGGCAACTCCACAGCGAGCATGCCCGCTGACACATCCATGAGATGCCCCTTCGTCTTCGCCAGAGTCGTTGTCTCCTCAGTCATCTCCATTCCTCCATCTTTGTTTTAGCTGTGCATCCAGTGACAGCCGATCTGCTTCAGCACGACGCTCCGAACGAACCCACCCAACAATCAACTCGCGGATCACGTCCGACACGGATCGCCCAAGGCCGTCTGCCCGCTTGCGAAACTCTTCCAACACATCATCCTGGCACTCGACGTTCAGACGCATGCGCACCCCTTGCTCATATCATGCTCAAACCTTACTCATCATGTGCTCATCCTGTCAATCTGCAACGCCGAGCATACTCAGCTTGCAAACGCGGTTGACAAACGCTATTGCAGCCTTAAATTCTAGGGCAGATGGCGGTCAACGATGGCCGCCGGGAGGTTCTCATGCTCGTAGAGAAAACCATCATCGCCAGCATCTACGACCGCGACGAGTCCGACATCGCCTGGGCCATTCCCGAAGGCATGATCCTGTACGACATGTGCCTCGCCCCCCGCGACGATGGCGAATACGACCGGAAAGACCAGCCAATGGTCATCCGGTATGGCACGCTGGCCGACATCGTGGCCACAGTCCCAGGATGCCGGTTCCTGCCGGCCACAGAGGAGGCCGCATGAGCGTCACGTTCAAACCCAAAAAGTGCCCGACCGTCAAGGGTCAGTACGGCCCAGAGCCAGAATACTGGGCTAACTTCGCCAACGTCAACGCGACCAGGATGCTGGACGTTGCCGGTCTCCCCAACGACTGCTGTGGCGACTGCCCACTGGCCGACCTGCCGGCCGTGGCCCAGCGCCTGATTCGCGCCCTCAACAAGCGCGATGTCTTCAGCCAACCGGAATCCCTGGTCCAAAGACCAGACAACAAGAGCTGCACGGTCATCGACTGTGGGACCACAGAAGATCGTGAGCGCGAGCGCATCCACTGCCTCCTGCGGATCGTCAGCGCGTGCATCGCGCTGCAAACGGATCTGTCATGGGACTGATAGCCAAACCCGGGCGCTCCAAGAGATCGCCCGCCAACTCGGGAGGAAATAGATGGCACGACTCATCCCCGTGACCGGCGAAGCCACATGGATCACCCCCAACAAAGGTGCCTCGTTCGACCTGGACGAGATGCAATCATTGGTGGGCGGCTACATCGAATTCGTCACGCTGGATCAAGAGGGACTCATCCTCTGCATCAACGAGGAAGGCAAGCTGCACGGATTGCCACCCAACCTGCTGGCCACCGCCTACGTCGCCCCCTACCTGCGAGAAGGCGACTACATCGCCGGGCCGGCGATCCTGCTAACGCGAAAGGAATCCGGTGACGAGGAAGACGACGCCTGACACGAACCTGGGTTCGTCCCCTTTTCCCGCATATTTATCCGGTCTGTTCTGGACGACCTCGGGATTTTGCATATCGCCCAAGGAATATCCAATAACTATTCCGTTTTCATGGAAGTCTTTTCTCCAAAAAAGCGCAAACGCAGTTGTTGACAAACCAAATGTGAGCGGTTAGATTGAGAGACAGGCAAGATGCCGGGCGCGGATGCTCGGTCGCACAAGGAGGCTCATATGGACAACGCCAGTATCATCGCCATCAGTAAGGCCGTCAAAGACAAGGACGCCAAAGACGCCCGCTCCGCCCTCACCCCGGGCGAACATCTCGTGGACGTCACCGTCCACATCGTCGGCTCACTGGAGATCGCCCCTGACACCGAGAAGACCTCCACTTCGAGCCTTCTCTCCGAAGAGTTCCTCATCATCGCGCTCAAGATGAGCGGATGCACCCGCGAGCGCGCCTGCGAGATCATCTCCGACCTCGCCAAGCAGTCCGTCAACGGCGACGCCAAGGTCAACAAGACCAATCGCCAGGCGCTCGTCGAAGAATACGACCCTCAAGGTCGCATCTCTGCCATCTTCGCGGATGTCAAGAACAGCCTGCCCAAGACGAAAGTCTCGGGCGCTGCCAAGTTCAAAGGGGAAGTGGTCGAAGTCACCGCCGCCGCCGCCGACGCTGCCCTCCAGACCGCCTAGTCGCCTACAGCTCCACGGCGGGCCTCGGGGGGTGCTCGCGCTCCTCCCGGGCCAGGCCGCGCAAGGCAGCCTTCACGTTGCTCGACCCGCTCACCTTACCGCCGAGCTTTTGCAGGGTGTGTACGACGATGGGGTACAGCGCTAGGCGCAGCTCTGCCACAAGCGCGTTCACGTCGCCGTCCTTGCCGATGACCGCCTGTGCCTTTGGCGACACCTGCGACCCAGACAGCATGGCGTCGATCAAGCGCTCCACTTCAGCGCGCCCGGATCGAAACTCCGGCGCTCCCTCGTCCAGAGCACGCCGCATGTCATGAACCAACCTGCGTAACGTCATGGTTTCCTCCAGGCGTCTACTCAACGCCGATGTCGCCCCGTGCTGCGCTCTTCATTTCCCTGCCTGCCTTGGCCAACACGCCACCGGAAACCTCCACGCCGGCGACGTCCAGGGCCTTCGCAATCAGAGCCCGCAAGGGCTCCAACATCAACCCATGGAACATCTCCAACTGGTCCGTGTCGAAGATGCGCCCCGTCAGCGAGTCCAGCTTCGGGCTGTTCAACATGGCCTTCGCCATGCGGTCTATCAGCCCCGCGTTCACGGACTCGCCCATCGGTTCGCCGCCGTTCGACAGCTCAACCTCGCGCATGATCTTCCGCATGGTGTTCATCTTGGAAATTTTCGCGTTCATCAGATTCTCCTATGGCCCGCCTGTGGCTGGGACCGCCGGCAACGGCGCATTGGTGCTCATGGATATCGGCAACGGCACAATACCCGACGTGCGAGACCGCCGCAAATCAACCGAAGATTTTCGACCCTTCCTCGTGCTCTGGATCTTCTTTACCTCGACAATCATCGCGTCTCCCGTGGCCGCAGCTCCAACACGGCCCCCCGCTCGGTGCGGGTCACCTCGGCATTCCCAATATCTTCCGCCATGCCAAACCGCTTGGCAAGCTGCTGCGCCACAGACATCGCATGCCGCCCCTCGATCCGCATAACCAACGAAATCCCACGCGGCCTCTCCACCGCCTCAAACCGATAGCGCGTCACAAGCCGACCGCGTACCGCACGCTCGCCCTGCGTCCGCAACGACCGCATTATCCGCTCGTCAGCCTCGGACAGCACCACCCTTCGGGGAGCCGGAGGCAAATCGTCGAGCAAGGCACGCAATCGGTCGCTTGAATTCATTCTCAACGCATCCCTTCAGAGATCGTATGTGGCCACCAACGATGGCTTCCCATAGCGCTCCTTCAACTCCCAGGTGCTCTTCGTGTGCTGCTTCAGCCAGGTCATGGCCTGCCGCAACGTCTCATCCTTCTCGCGCTCCCCAGGAGTATCCAGATTCACATAGATCTCCACCGTATCAAGCGCGGTTCTCGACACGCCAACACCTCCCAAGAAGCGCGCCTTCCCGCCGATCTCCCGGTTCAATGCCCGCCCCAACTGGCTCGCCCACTCCTCCATCTCGCCCCATGCCTTCCGAAAATCCGCAACCACTGGCTCGCCAGCATTGGCCCTCGCCTCGAACAGCTTCAGCATGGTTTCCATGTGCGACCCTTTCATACGATCAACTGCTCTAGTAGGTAACGGCCGTCACTATGCGAACTGTAATCAGAATGCGCCACAACGCCCGGTCCTGGCTTCGCGTACCACCCCAATGGAGGAGCCTTCCAGCCCGAGATCTTGGGTGTCTTCGCGTTAAAGTTCTTCGTCGGAAACACATATGGGATCTTCATCAATTCGCACAGCCAAGGAACCAGCGCTTGAATGCACGCCACCTGGATTCCAAGCGGTGCCTGGTAGGTCCGCGCATGACCAGGCGGCACCCACGTCCACCAATTCGCCGGCAACACAGGACCGCACGGCTTCCTTGCGAATTCCGGCCGATAGGCGTTCACAACCTCGATCCCAACAGAGGTGGAATTGAGCTGGTTTCCGTGAAAACAGATGTCCAACGCCAAGTCCGCGTGACACGACAGCAGGCCATCCTTGCCCAAGATCAGATGCACGCCGAGCTTCTTCTCACGCAACGTGTCCTTGCACCCCGTCGCGCTGTTCCCAGCCGTCTCGTGAAGCACAAGATGCGAAACCTTCGCCGTGCGCGGCTTGTTGCGCAAGCAGGGCTCCTCATCGTCGATGTAGTTGGTGCCCCGCACGCCCAGGTCCAACACCGCTTTGGGCAGCGACACCTTCTCACCATTCACGATCAAGCTGTTCGAGGGCTGCATGGGGCCTCCTGTCTTCCTACCGTCGTTCATCCTATGCGATTGGCTCGGGCTTCCCGTCGCTCAAACGCACGGTCGTGCCCTTCAAGCGCTTGATGTCTTCTATGTCCGGTCCCGTGTAGCGCCCCGTCGTGTACGGGTACTCTTCCTCTTTTCCCTCGTAACTCTTCAGCCCAGGCTTGGAACCGTAAACACTCTTCTGCCGATCAATCAGCGTGTCCAGATCGTCTGGCGTGCGACCCTCTGTATGGATATAGATCGCATCCTTCGCAGGAACCTTCCCGTAATACGGGGAAACCCACGACCATGTCGTGAAGACAAGGCGGTCGCCTTCCTTCGTGTAGGTCATGTACCGCTCGCCAACCTGCACAGACGCACTCACGCCGCTCCGCTCCAAAAGCGACTGCATATCATCGATCAGATTCCGCATGTTCCGTCCCATCGAGTCCACCTTTCTACGGCTGAATATTCGCCGCTTCGCCATCCATGATCATTGTCCGTGAGCGACTGCCGCGTTGCCCACCGATTCTAGCCGCACCAATAACGCGCCCAACTCAACGCTCTCGGTCTTGAGCTGCGGCAGTAAAAGGCCCAGCATCTGGCGCACCTCTGGGAGCACCGTCTTCGGACCATAGGCCACAAGCATCCCCAGCGCCTCACAAAACGCCTCCTCGGGATTCGTATTCGCATAGGCCGTGACCTGATGACGTGTCACCTGGACCACCGGGTCGCCACCACCCTCGATCCAACGACGGATGTCCTCGCCGCGCTCAAACCGATAACGCTTATCCTGACCTAGCCCGCGAACCTGCAACCACCGAATCGGGTCGGACTTGTAGACGTTCGGCTCATGAATCCACCCGTCATCGCCAATGTCCTTGAGAACTTGCCGCAAATCTATCGGATCCGTGTTTCCTCTAATGAACGAGAACCAAGCGTTCTGCGCCTCACCACTCAGGTAGTTTTGATAGATCCCGTGCCCTAGCTCGTGGGCCATCAAATGTGCGATCCCCTTAGCGTCCTTATGCATTCCAGCGGAGGAAACGAAAATGGCTTGCGCAGTCCAACCCGCTGCATTTTTTCCACCGGAAGGATCGCCAGAGAAAACCAACACAAACGGCGTGGTGTTCCGCAGCAGCGCAGGAAATCGAGCGCTCGCCAACTGGCGGAATAACTGCAACCCACGCTCGAACTTCTGCACTCCCTCTACCTCGAAATCACTCCCCACGAACCCGTCCAACCGCACCTTGAACCCAGCCATTTCACGCAATGTCCCAATGCCGCGATCAATCTTTAGCGCCCCTCGTCCACCATATGCCGCGCCCTTAGCAACAGTCGTAGCCGCGCTCTCAAGCCACTTCCATGCCTTGGGCGCCACCCGCCGTACTGCGCTGTCCCACTTCTTCGCCTTACTCGTAAAGCGAGATAGGTATCGCTCATTCACCATGCCAAGATGATAGCTATTCCCAGCAGCATCACGAACAAGGGACTCCAAACTCGGTCCAGGCACGATCAGCTCTTCGTGCAGCTTCCACGCATCGCTCATGTGGTCCGCCAAGTAACGGGCATCCGACGCCAACGCATTGTCAAACTTCAACTCTGCTAACTGCGCCACATCTACCAGATACTCGTTGGCCGTGATCATGATGCGCTCTAGCAGATCGCTGAATGTCTTCACGCCCAACCTGAAGGTCGTCAGCTTCTCTGCCGTGTCCACCCTGGACACATTGCCCATGAGCACGAGGAAGTCTTTACGCAGCTTGGCAATCAACGCCGGGGTCACGGCCATTGTCTCTTCCGTGAGCATGCGATGCTCCACCAACAAGATCAGTGAACCCATGCTGTCCATCCTCACCGTCCGTGCGCAGCCGAAGCCGCGTTCTTGTCCAATTTCATGACATATTCCAAAGTTCACTTCTTTGCTCTTTTCCTTGATCCCTTCTTTGCATCATTAATAAGAGTCTGCAAAACCATTATAGACAAATATGTTGCAATCTGCTCATCAACATCGGAATCACTCAACCCGTGCTGTTCTGCCTTTTCCTTCACTTGATCTATAAGTCGAGTAGCTTCTTTCTCCCATGTTCCTCTTTCGTCGCGCAGTAACCAATCTTTTCCTTCACTGCTTTGCATCTGTTCCGCTGCCATCTTCACAATTCTTCTTGGTCGGCCATGATCCCCTCCGGGAAGCTGGGCCTCCATTATCTTCTGCATTCCCTCGATTAGACTCTTCATGCTCCGTGCCATCTCTTACCTCTTTCACTTGTGAGCAGACGCCGCCGCGTTCTTGCCCGCCGTTGTCAGACTCAACGCCCCGGCCTTGTTCCGTGCAATCCAGCCACGCTCGATCAGCGCGTCTACCTCGCTCGTCTGCACCTTCATGTCCGCGAACAGCTCCTTGCGATAGCTCGACGTCATCGCCATGCTCCGCAGGATGCCCGCCTCGCGGTCCGTCATCTCCACGTCCCCCGGCAGCAACGGCACCACGCTGTCTGGATGCACGTAAATCGTCGCGTAGGTGCCCCGCCCGCCACTCGACCCCACGATGGCCACGCCGTCCCTTGGCAGCGGATGCTCGCCCCGATCCTGGTCGATGGAGGGCTTCCCAACCGGGCTGTACCCGCCCCAGTCGCCCTGCACCGTCTTGGTCGCGCCCGTGGACAAGTTCACCAATACCGCGAAGCCCCGCTCCCCGTCCCCCGCGTAGGGGTTCAGGCTGACCAGCGCCTGCGGCACCACGGCGATGTCCCGGCTCCGGTAGCCAACGTCCTTCAACGCCTTGCGCAGCACGTCCGGCAGCTCCTTCACGAGCACCTCCGTGCCACGGGCCTCCATGATCCGTTCCATTCGCTCGATCAAGTGCCTCATCCGATCCCTCCAATGGCTTTCTTCAAACGATCCACCTGCCCCCGTAGACGCTCATAACTCTCCACCACAGCAGATGGATCCGATGCCGTGGTGCCAGCCTTTCGCACCCTCATCCACGCCGACTCGAACGCCTTGTAAGCGGCATCCATGTCGGTAGCTATGTCCTCAATTTCGTGGGCAAGCTCGTCGTTCCCAACGTCCAGGAGACCGGAAAAGACTCGGTCGGCGATCCGCCGGGCATTGCGATAGACGTCCTCCGCCGTGTTCCTGTCCTCAAGCGCAATCTCGTTGGATCGAACACGCGGGATCGCACGAATTTCCATGGACAACTCCGCTATCTGCCTGATGGCGACATTCGCACTGCGGGCCTCCATGATCCCTTCAAACCGCTCGATCAGGGTGCGCATCGTCATCACCTAACCTCTCAATCTTGGTCCCAAGCCGGTACATCCTTGGCGATTACATAGGATGAAATCTTGTCAGGATCTTTCCCTGGAATCAGAGAATCAATCAAAACTGAGTACAACTCTTTGCCATGTCTTGACGCCACTTTTATACTTCGATACCAGCCAACAATCTGGCCTTCCTTGACGACAGCAATCCTAATCGTCGATGTCATGCGTACTAGCTTTGCCACATCTTCCAACATGGCCATCTGCTCCAACTGCTCGATCAAGGCGCGCATCGTCATGGCTCTCTCCTGTATTTCTCAATCCCTCGGTTGTGGCATCGCAGCCTCTCCAGCCTTATGCAAGATCATCAAGACATCATAGACTAGACTTATATGTTTCATTGTCGCATCTCCAAGATATGACAAATGCGACATTGCATTATACATCAACGTATCACTTTCGCCATGACGATATGCCTTTGGATTGTAATCTTTCAGCTCATCTTTAGCCTTTACAATTTCTCGATGTAGTTTCTCAAGTGGTTTTATCGTTTTGTCTAGCAATTTATAGGTCTTGTCTAGTGTATTGAAACGGCTGGGATCTATGACTGGCAACCCTTGCTCTAGGTTGCCCCATCCGACGAAACCTTCGCTTTGAAGATGTTCCGGCAGGTCGCCCGCCTCTTCCATCTCCCGCTCGATCTGCTCGATCAAGGTTCTCATCGTCATGTTCCTATCCTATCCCTGCTTGCCGTGCAGGTCATTGTAGCTCTTCCAGTTCAACTGCGGCGACTTCTCCGACATCGTGACCTTCATCGGCCCGAACTTGCCCGTCAACACCACGGACTTCTGCGAGACCTTGGTCACCGTCTGGTAGCTGCCCGAGAGCACCACCCAGACCGTGTCGCCCACCTTCACCTGGTCGGCCCGCGTAATGGCGTTCTCCCGTCCGCGCTCCTTGGCCTGCGCCGCCGCAACCGCCTTCTCCGCCGCCTGCTGCGCCAGGAAGATCGCCATGTCGGCGTCAGGATGTACGTCCGCGTCCTTGCGCTGGAACTTCCCCTCGGCAAACGCCTGCAACACCGCCTGCCGCCACTTGTCCTTCGCCGCCGCCGACGCCTCCCACTCCCCCGCCCGCTTCTTGTCGTACTGCGCCTTGGCACTCTTGCTCATGTGCGCGTACTGCATCGGACTGATCTCGGCGACCCACGGCTCATGGACGTTCAAGGCTGCCTGATACGCCGACGCCCCCACCGTCCAGGGACGATCCAAGATCCACTCCCGCTCCTCGACCGCCTCGAATAAGGTTCGCATCGTTGCCATGATTCACTCTTTCACAGTTCAATCGCCGAATTTAACAATATATCAATGTCTTCCGAACACGTCCGCAAACATATTAACCACATCCTGTGGCGTGACGTCGCCCTTCTGGATCGTCTTCATGGGCAACTTCTGGCCCTTTACCTGTGCGCTCACGACCGTCGCGCCTATATCGACAGTTCGCTCGTTGATTCTCATGTAGGCCGTGAACTCCAGTGAGAAATCGCTGGCGTCTTCACCATCGTAGGTTAACATCACGGTGGAACCAGACACCTCCACCTTGACGTCTCCCTTGCTACCCGCAAGCTTCTCGATTCCTGGAATCGCAGCCTTCAGAAACATCTCCTGCGCCTGCTGCTCGTACATCATCCACGAACCCTTGGAGTAGATGCTGGCCTCGTCGATCCGTCCCTCGGACAGGCCCATGTGGCCACGTTCCTCTACCACGCCGCCCTCGACCAGCGCCCTCATGTCCTTCACCAATGTTCGCATCGTTGCCATGGCTCACTCCTTATCGCGCTACGTCGCTCACGCTCCGGCGCACCTTGGGGAACATCATATTCATCGACCGCAACGGGACCGATCCCGACGCCGTCCAGCCCACCGCCGTCAGGATCATCTCCACCGCTGCGAGGTCCGCGTCCTCGGCCTCCCCCACCACCCCCACGTCCGCCGTCTTCACGTACCAGAACCCAAAGCCCGCCCGCGACCACCGCACATGCACGTCCGCCGCCTCCGCCGGATCGTTCGGCACGATGACCACCACGCGCACCTCCCCCACAGGGCGCTTGTTCGTCCCCAGAAGCGGCGCCCATAAGCGAGCCGTAGCACGAGCAGCCCCCTGGCTCGGGCGCGGCTGTGGGGCCTCCTTAGCCGTCAGGCGACGCTCCCGCAGCATCGCCCGCACGCGATCCAAGAGACCCGCCGCAACCTGTGCCCGTTCATCCATCAGTGACCCTACCTCCGCATGGCCTTCGGAAGGCCCATGGGCTCAGACCCGTCATCTGGAAAGAAGACCTGGCTCCCACGCACCGTGCGCCAGTGACCCTTCTTGCCCTTGAACTCAAACTTGTCGGGACCGATCTTCTTCGATATCGCCTCGAATATGTCCCACATCGTCGTCATAATATCACCTCAGAATAGATCAAAGCAACGCACTCCATAATACATCCATCTCAACCTTCACATCCTTCATATCCTTAAACAACATCTTGTATTTTCGCATCTGCGCTGCATCATTAGAATCTACTCCGTCATGAACAATGTCTTTCAATTCACTGATTTGATCTGCAAGTTTGTTGCAGTTAGTTTCCAGCCTTCGTATGGAATCAAAATCCAAGATGACAACGTCACCCCTGTCTCCTTTGTTGATCATTTTTGTAAAAGCTGATTTCCTCATTGGCGAAACAACCTCTGACAATTCTCCAATCAATGATCTCATTTTCGTCATGACACTGCCTCCGCTCATCGGTTAGCCTTGTTTAGGCGCTGGCACACCTACCATTTTGTAAAATTCTTTCCGCAAGTCCCCCTCGGATATCCGATCCCCAACATCATAGGGCTCACTGGACGACACCGACTTCCGTAGCTCAATCACGTAGTACCCCCCCTTCGGTGCCATGTCCTGCCAGAAGATGGTGGCATGTCCGCTCTTGTTCGCTACGACAAACCTGAATTCAACACCTGGACTCCCAGCCATCTCCTGGAAATTCGACGCCTTGATGGCCGACTCCAAACCCTCAATACCACCCAATAAATTCAAGATACGCATGTACCTAACTGACTCAAAAATGTCTCGCATTGTCGTCATAGCCCTACCTCCTCTGTGCCATCCAGGCCCGAGAAACAGTGGACAGCACATCTGCCGTCTTCTGAAGATCGTGCATGGCCTTGTCTCGCTCTTTCCAGTTTTTCTTCTGTTCCTCTGACCTAACCACATCCCAAACGTAGTTCGCCCGATCCAACACTGACTCCACGCTCTTCAAAGAACCATTTGTGGAACTCATTGGAGATTGTTCCAGTTCCTTCGAAATCCACTTCTGTCTGGCGATCTCTGCCGATAGCATTCTCTTCATGCGTGCAGCTTCGGGAGCGATGACCGGATGCTCATCCAGCGAATCATAGGCGGCACCCATGTTGTCAATGAATCCGTCGATCACGACATCTCCCAAGCGACGGCCACCATCTCCATCAAGGAAATCCCTGATGGATTGAGAATCGACATCTGGATATGCCGATATGAGAATCGAAAACGTCTCGTTCCAAACGCGGGTCGCAGCCTTCATATCCCCCAACACATGGTCCAGAGCGCCGTAGTACCCATTAAACGTATTCTCCGTCGGAAGAATCTGCCCCTGGCGCACCACTTTTGCATTCGAAAAGATCCCGTAGGACTCGTTCATCAATCGAATGCCTAGCCGTCCTAGATTTCCCATGCCGATCTCCTTCAGGCGAACCCAGGTTCGTGTCTACTCCGCTGCCTGTTACCTACGCTGCGCCATCCAAGCACGGGACGTTGTAAGCAACTGGTCCGCCGCCTTCTGCAAGCTGTGCAGAGCCGCATCCCGCTGTTTCCAGTTCTTCTTCTTCTCCTGGTCCTGTGCTAGCTCAAACGCATCGACAGCGGCGTTCACCCACCGGCCAATGTCCGACATCGTCCCGCTGGTGGTGCTGTCCTGGTCCTTGGCATACGCCTCGATGTGCTTCCGTACCCAGGCAGTTTTTCCAAACACAGACGCCACGATGCGCTTCACGTCCGCCATCCTGGGATTGAACACCCGGCCATACGCAGCCGTATCCGGGGTCGGCAACGTGTCCTTCAATTCCGCCGCCACCAGATCGCCAAAGTTCATCCCACTCTTCGAGTCCAGGTAGTTCCGAATCGCCGCCGAAGATACGTCTGGCATCTCAGACATGATCATGCGAAACGTCTCCGCCCAGATCTCGTCCGCATTTTCAAACCGGAACTCGATCCGCCCGAAGTACCCGTAGTCCCGCTGCTCGGTCGGCAAGATCTGGCCCTGCCGCTTCATGGTCGCCTCGGTCAACAGGCCGGATAGTCGTCGCATCGTCGTCATGGGTCACACCTCTTCGGCTTTGCTCCGCGTCCAGTTGCGATCCGTCGAGATCTCCACGATCTTGACATCCTCAACCGGAGGCTTGGATCTAGCAATAAAATCCGCCACCCCGCTAACCGTTCCAGACACCTTAAACCGCTTGCCGTCGTGGCTGATTTCCACCACGAGATACACGCCAGACATGGCAATCTTGTCCATGACGGCATCTATGATGCTCTTCTTGACCGCCTGCATATCGCCCTTGATCAAGATCTCCGCACGCTCGGTCAGATCCGAACCCTCTTCCAACCGCCCGATCAGTGTCCGCATCGTCGTCATATCATCCTCCAGGCGAACCCAGGTTCGCGTCTATGCTTCGGCCTGCACATAGGCAAACACGTCTTCCATCTTCGGCTTGCGCTTCCGCGTCTTCTTCACTGGTGCCTCTGCCGCAGGGGGTGGAGCAACCGACGTCTTCTTCCGAGTGCCCTTCCCAGCCTTCGGCTTGGGTTTTTCGACCTCCACAGGAGCGGTCGGCTTGGCCTTCGCCTTCGACTTTTCCCCGCCGAATCGGGACGCAGCCTTCTGCGCCTGCGCCGTGGCATAGGTATGGCTCTCGCCACCCTTGATGTGCTTCTTGTAGGTTTCCCTGGAAGCCTTCCACGCCGCGTCCCCCGCCTTGCGCCCCTTGGTGTCCGCCACCTTCTTCGCCGCCGCATGGGCCTTCTTGCCCGCGTCCGTGAACCGATACGCCGCGCCCTGCACCGCCCGCTTGGCCGCCACACCCTTCTGGACCGCCTTCTGCGCCCCCGCCACGGCCTTCTTGGCCGCTCCCCCCACCACCTTGCCGCCCTTCACGATCTTGCCGAACACCATCTTCGCGCCCGGCGGCAGCTTGCCCGCAATCTGCGTCTTCTTCTTGGCCATCCAACTCCGAAAACCCTCCAACATGTCGTCCTGGTCTTCGGATAGCGCCCCGGCCTCTGCCGCACCAATGAGCTGGGCAAAGATCTCCAGGCGCTCCACGTCTTCCTCGTCGAACACCTCGTCCAGGAGATCGTCGTCGGCCTCAAGGATCGCATCGAAGAACTCCGCCTCATCCTGGGCAGTCTCCATGCTCTCAAACAGATCGTTCATGGTCGTCATGGCCGTGCTCCTTCAGTCCAACATGCTAAAAGCGTGATAGTCCAGATCCGCTGCCGCCATCGCCCGCAGCAGCTCCCGGAACGTCATGCCCTTGATCTCCGCCTGGTGCGATCCCACCCACGCATAGAACCGCGCAATCGCCGTCTTCTTCGCGCCGCCCACCGGCGGAATCACCGCCGTCACGTCCTGGCCGTCCGTGCCCGGTCGTGGCTTCTCCATCACGTCGAACTCCGTGCGCGACGCCTTCAGCGTGAACGTGGGCGTCTCGACTTGGATCGCGGACCCAGCAGACGGAGCCATGGGCTCCACGTCTACCCCGCGAAGATCGCGCTCCTCAATACTCGCAAACGACATCCCACGCTGCGAATCCTTCGCCGCTACCCCACGGGCGATGGCCACCGCCTGCGCGTAGGTCTTCGCCTTCACGATGGCCTTCAAAGCCTCGTTGATCTTCGCCACGTCCTTGGGATCGCGCTGGCCGTAGTCCAGGTTGTACAGGGCGAACTCGGGACACTTCTTGCCACGCTTCCCCGCATTGGTGACGTCCGTCACGCGCAGGCTGGAATTGAAGCGGTGCATGCGTAAGTTGTCCCGCTCGATGGTCTGCCCCACTGCCAACCCCGCCTGCTGGTCCACGTAGAGCATCTCCTCGGCCTCGGGCAGCTCCGCTCGCCCCTCCCGCGCCACGTCCTCTTCCCGTACCTTGGACAGCGCCTTGAAGGCCGCCTCGTGCGCTCTGTACCCATCCTTGGTCAACTTCTCGAATGCCGCCTCGACCTGCTTCCACCAACCGGCTACAGCCTGCCCCGCCGCTGCCGCCGACTTGAACTCCTTGCCGTCAAACATCGCCTCCCAGGTGGGCAGCCCCTTGCGGTCTACGCGCCACGCCTTCCCCGCATCGTCCTCCTGGATAATGCGCAGCGGCACGTCAACTGACCCCAACTTGAAGGTCCGCCCGTAGGCCGTCCGCTTGCCATTCGGGCTCGGGTGCTCGTCCCAGCCCTTGAGGTACAGCGCCTTGGCCTGCTTGTGCATGTCAAACGCCATCTCTTCGCCCATCGCCGATGCCCCGCCAGGATCCACCATGTCCTTGCGTGCCCGTATCGCCGTCGAAAACTTGGGCGAGAAGTCCGTGGTCAGCGTCCCATCCCGCGTCTTGTCCATGATCTTTCCGGCTATCAAGGTCGCAGACCGCAACGCCTCCCGGTTCTCCTTGCGCTTCGGATCGCGGAGCAAGTCGATCTTGTGCGAATACGGCTTCTTGCTCAGCTTGGCCATCTCCGGCACGCCGCTGATCAACTGCCAGTCGCCCTTGGGGTTCTTCCACAGCGTCACAGCACCGCCGGTCTTCCCATCGACCCACACCACCCACTCGTCGGCCTTCGACGAATACTCAATCTCGTACCCAGCCTGCTCCATCATGACGGAAAGGAGATTGACGATGCGCCTGGCTTCTTCCGCCGCCGCCTTCTCGCCCTTGCCCTCGTATTGAATCTCTCTCGCGGAAGCCATCAGATGGTTGAGTCTCTTAATCAGTCGTCTCATCACGTCCTCCTCACGTCACGCTTAGTAAAGCGAACTCGTTCACCGCGTGAGCTTGCACATCGAGTTCCATAATGCTCACATCCCCCGTCATCGCGTCCAGGTCCGACCCCGCCTTGTAGCGGATCGGTATCACGTCCCACAGCAACCAAGCTCGGCCCGGCAGGAACTGCGCAACCTCCCACGCCTCAATGGCCACGGGCAGGTCCACACTCACCCCCATGGCGTTCGCCACGTTGATGTTCGTGTACTGCAACAGCAGCAGGTTGCGCGGCACCATGTCGTACCCACGAATCGCCCGCTCTACCCACATCATGAACGTGTCGTCATACGCCCGCGCACCTCGCGTTAGCGTGATCTGTCCCACACTCCCGCCGCTGTAGGCGTACCGCTTGTACATGGAATTGACCTGCTTGATCTCGTCCACCTCAAGCGTCACCTCCGGCATCGTGATCGACTGGAATCCCATGATAGGGGCTCCCATCACGTAGAACGGAAACGTCGAGGAAGGGATCATGTCTACCAGCCAAAAGCGGTAGGACTGAAGCAGATCTTCCAATGGATGGCGACTCGGCATGGGGGTATCACGCGGCCTCCTCGCCCGCCGCCTCGTGTTCTATTTGGTCAGCAGTTCGAAGCTCTCCAACGCGAAGTCCACCTCGGCCAGCGATACCTCGCCAGACATCGAATCGAAATCCGCCGCCGGCTTGGCCCGCGTCGGAGCGCAGTTGTGGCAAAGTACCCGCCGCATGTCGGTACTGGTCGCCGACTTCGATGCGCTGCCCATCTCTGCCCTCTGGTAATGCCAGATCGTGACGTCCATGCGGTACTCGACGCCCGTCACTGCCCCGTAAACCCAGTCGAAGAACGCGGTGTCCTTCTTGGCGATGCCGCGCATCAGCGTGCAGTCGCTCACGGTCGGGGGGCCAGGGTACTTCTGCGTCCAGGTGAAGGTGCCCTCACGGTACTCCACCGGCTCCAACGACAGCTCGGGCAAGGTCACGCTCTGGAACCCTGCCTCTGCCCCGCCCTCGAACGGCTCGCCGCCTTCCGCACCACGGATGAACCCAGGCTGGAGAAGATCCTTGCCATCGCGGTTCTTGCCACGGACGTGGAATCGGAATCCCTGCATCAGATCGTCTACTGCTGCGCGCATCGTATTCTCCTCGCCGCCCTACGGCTGCTTAGGCGGAGGGAGCAAGCCCTCGCCCAACACTTTGACTTCAAATGCGTCCGTCCGCCAACCCGACGACGCGAACGCGACCAGCCGGCCCGCGCCCGACAGGGCGTTCGTGCCAACCACCTGAATCGCCCACCCAGGAAGCACGAGCAACCCGCCGTTCTCCTGCGGGGTGTACTGGCCCGCCACCGCCGTGATCGCGGCCAGTTCGTAGGACACGGCATCATCATCGATCAGGTTGACCTTGATCCCGCCTACGCCCGGCAGGCTCCATACCAAGCGCTCCAACCGCCAACCATAATTCAACACGGCCGGCAGTTGGAACAACCCAGCCACCGCACAGGCGGTCCACTTGCGGTACTGCCCGCTGAACAGAGTCTCGCCGCTGTCCACCATCGCCCCTCCGCCGGGGGCCACACCACTGACGCTGCCGCCATTGTTCACAGCCTGCAACAGGACTTGGGGGATTCGACGAATCTCGCTCATATTTTCGCTCCTAACCTGTTGATTTACTTCAAACTTTTTTGTGAGAACCTGAAGACCAAGAATTCCGCCGGCTTGTTCGCTGCGATGCCAACGTCGCAGTACACGATGCCCTGATCGACCGTGTTCTGCGGGTTGTTGGTGCGATTGCACACCACAAAGAACGATTCCTCCGGGGTATTCCCCGCGAAGTAGCCGCCCTGCTGGAGGCCAGCCAAGAACGTCACCAACTGCGTACTGATGTCGTTCCAAAGTTGTGGCCCGTTGTTCTTGAAGACATGAACGTGTGTCGATTTGAAGACGCTCTTCTCCACGAACATGAACAAGCGCCGCATCTGGAGGTACGGCCACTCACCGCCGGAAGCATCCAGTGACCGCGCGCCCCAAACCACACGTCCCGTCTGCGGCCACTGCACAAGGCAGTTGATCTTGTTCTCGTTCAACACGCCCACCTGCGCAGGAGTCAACGTGTACTCCAGGCCCGTGGCCCATGCCAGCGCCCCGTCCTCGATGCCCGCCGGAGCCTTGCCCACGTTCTTCGCCGCATCGGTGCGAGCATAGACGCCCGCAACGTGGCCGCCCGGTGGCACGTCTACGTTGGTGCCCGTGAGCGGGTCGCGGATCTTGACGTGGGGGTAGTAGATCGCTCCAAAGCTGGAGTAGCGATTCAAGGTGAACCGCTTCCAGGTCACAGCCGTCTGGTACTCCATGCCAAATGGCACCGACCCGATGACGAACTTGTCCTTCATCAACTCGGCGTAGGTGAGCAAGGTGTCGATGACGTAGGTATCCGTCTGGAAATCCGCAGCCACAAGCTGCATCAACTCATCCACCTGGCCAAAGCTGTACAGGGCTCGCATGTCCGCCGCGAGTAGCGGGCTCACGATGTCGTCCGAATCCGTGGCGCTGCCGTCCGATCCGCCATCAAGCAGGCCCAAGATGCTGCTCTGTGGAACGGTGTAGTAGTCCGCCGTCTGGCCGCCACCAAAGCCGTCCGTTCCGTTGATGGTCTCTACCGTGATGCCCAACGCCGTCAGGCCCACCGTGAAGTCCAGCTCGGAAAGAACGCCTGTGGTCGGAGACGTGATCGTGAACGACCCGTCGATGTTGGCCGTCACGTCCGCCGTGGTCGCCAGCTCCACCGCCGCCTTCACCTCTGTGTTCAACACCGCGTCGATGTTGGCCACGTTGCCCGTGCCAGCCGTGGTGCCCGCCGTATGCCCGATGAGCGTCGCCAGGTTCGGAGACCCCGCGATGATCTGCACCGACGATCCCGTGCCCGCGCTGTCGGACTTGATATCCACGCCCGTGCCGCCGCCGGTCTCCACCGCGCTACCGCCGGAGATCACGCCGTTGATTAGGTTGGCGATCTCCAGGGCCAGCGTGAGTCCCGCGCCCGCCGTGACTACGTAGGAGTTTCCGTCGATCACGATGGTGCAGTTCTCGCCGCCCGTCGTGGCGACAATCGGGAACACCGCACCGCCAACCCGAGTCGCCTTCGTGCCCGTGAAGGCCACCGCCACCGCGCCAGCACCGTTCACCTTGACCGAGAAGGAGTTGCCCGTGTTCAGGTTGTAGGGGCCAACTGCGCCGACCTTGGCCGCTGCCGTGGGCGAGGTCGCCACGCCGCAAGGACCAGCACCGGGATTCCCGGAAATCTTCCAGGTGAGAGTCAGCTCGCCCGAGTCATAGTCGATGGTGTTCGTGCCAGAGGCGTTGAGTTGGAACTTCCCGGGGACGCCAACGAGCGGCGGGGTCAGCAACGCCGGATCGACGATGTACGCATTGCCCTGTCCGTCGTCTCCCACCGTCACAGGCTGCGCATAGACGCAATCCAGAAGCAGCGGGCTGTTCGCCACGAAGGTGTCCGCCATGGGCGTGATGTCGAGAACGATGGCTCCGGTCGTGTAGTTCACCGTGCCGACCTGGGTCGCGCCGGACATGATGTGCGAAGCACCGTCGTCGGTCAACGTGGTGGCTCCCGCTCCCGTCAGCGTGCAGGTGATTTGGACGCTGTTCGCATCCACCGCCGCCTGCTGCCAGGTGAGGATCGGAACCGCCGAAGCCGGGCTCGCGCCAATTCCGATGGACAGCGCCAGCGGGCCTCCAGGGCTCGACGGATTGCCCTCGACGAATTGGAACTCCGCCTTCAACGTGGTCGGAGATACCTCGTTGGCGAGGATGTACTTCCAGCCCTTCCAAACACCGTCGTAAGCGGCCGGCACGGTGCCAGATCCATCGCTGTGCTGCTGCATCGACGAGAGATCCTCGCCCGTGATGGCATCGCCTGCCAGCTCCGGCGGATTGATCTGATTGCCGTAGTCCGTGACGCGAACGTACTGCGACCCGTTGATCGCATCGTTCATGACGAGCACGATGTAGTTCTTGCTGGTCGGATCGTCGAGCACCACGTCCGCGAATGTCTCCAACGTGGACCAGGATCGATTCAGCGGATCGCCGTTTAGGTCTTCCTGCACAACTGCGGTATGCCGCGTCCACCTGGCCTGTGCGGAGACCATGTAGTCGTCGCTGCCGTTCTGGAGTTGCACGCGGAAGTTGTCGCCGACCACGCCCGGCCACTTCATCTCGAAGCGCAAGACGCGATACGTGTAAGCCGCCGTGATCGAGTTCGGCGCTCCGGTGAACTCACCGGGAACCGCCAACTGGATCGACACCTCGCCGGTCACGTAGTCGATGGACCCAGAGCCACCAGATCCCGCGCCAACCGAAACGAAAGATCCGGCTCCGTCATCCCGAAACACGTTGGTGTTTCCAGGGACCGACGCGTTCGGGAAGGTGATCGTCACGCTGCCAGGGACGGTCTCCTTGACAGGCATGTGGTCGAGTTGGAGATCGTACAGTCCGCTCGGGACCGCCGTGATTCCAAGAATCTCGCCGGTCTGATCGATCTCGTAATCCCACAGGGACTTCGCAGCGTCGTCATGGCATACGCGCACCATGTACATGCGCTGGCCACTGTTCTGGAAGAAGGCATACGCCATGGTCGGCGCAAGACCCTTCTCCGTGAAAGTGCCAAACTTCGTTGTGAACTCCTGGAAGCTTGTTACCAGGACAGGCTGATCGACAGGCCCTCGGGTGGTAAACCCAATGAGCCCCATGTTGGACGTCGTAACGCCAGTGATCGGCCCCGGACCGCTCGGAATCTCTTTGATATAGACGCCCGGATAGGTGAATTCCATGATCTGCTCCGTGTTGTCCGCAAGCCCGGCCTACTGGCCGCGCCGCCGTTTCGACTTCGCGCGCTCATTGTCCTCGACAACTTCTTCAACCGGCAACACGGCAGCATCTTCGCCCCTGCTCTCGGGCGCAACAATAACCCCCTCCACCGACAACTCATGCACGGTGAATTCAGGAGACCCCAACGGCTTGCGAGGCGGCATCGTCGCGGACGATGTCACGCCTTTCTCAGCAAAGTTCTGGGCCAAAGAAGATGGGGGAAGCACATCTCGCAAATGCACGCGCGGCACAGGGGGGGCATCCTCCATCGACACGGAACCCAGCGGCTTGCCCGTGCGCTTCAGGATGCCAGCACTGAGCATCGCTTGCACTTCCTGCGTAACCTCTAAAATCTCGACCTTGGAATGTGGCCGCACAGCTACGGATTTGGTGCGCGATACCGGAATCGACTTCACGACGTTACCAGAAAAATAATACCACGCCACTAGCGCCTCCTCACGGACGGTATCTCGCGTAAGTCACATCCACAGATTGAACGGCAGGTGCCTCCACAGGGTCGTGGAGGTCGATTTCCGCGCGCACTGTGAAAGAGATGGTCCATCCCACCGTCCTGTCACCAATGTCGGCCAGCTCCGACGTTTCCGAAACACTAACATCTACAGCGTCATATTCCCGCACATCCCCTATACTGTCAACAACCTTGAAAATGAACGACGGCGGCAAAAAATGGCGCAACACATATTGCAGCATGGGGTTCGACTCCGCCTGCCGCCGCGCCATCACCTGCACGTCATATGTGATATCGAATTGGGTGGCCCTCCATTGGTTCTCATAGCGGTCGTATCCGCGCCTACCGTCCGGCAACACGACCACCTTCGCCCCTTTGGCAGGACCACGCGCCACCCAGGTGTACCAGGGGTGCCTGTCGAACGCGGGGGTCATGTCGTTGCGCTTGACGGTAATGCAGGGCAGCAAGAAGTCCTGGTAGGCGTCCTCTGGTGTGTGAAACAAAACCGGCACGCGCCCGTCCAGGTGGGCCAGCTCCGAATCCACCCCAGGAATTCGTATCACATGAATTGGTCTGTCTTCCCCGTCCACAGGATAGGTGGCGATCTCGGCTTCCAGCGTCAACGGGATTCCAGCATCCCAATCGCGCAAACTAACGGTGCCAATAATCGTCACACAGCCACCTCACGCGAACCTGGGTTCGCCTGCTATCCCTAGTCCTCTTCGTCACACGGACAGATCTCCACATGGCCATCCGCCGCGAGTTGATCGATCACGTCCACGGCATGGCTCAGAGATACGTCCATTTGGTCTACCCGCCGCCGTAGCAATTCGTTCTCCACATCGCCCAGTGTGTGATTCAATGCCGTCAACTTGTCCATCCCATGAGTCATCTGTGCATCTCCTTCAGCGTTTTGGCACGAACGGCGCGATCTCTCCCATAAACGACACGCCATCCTGCAACTGACTTATCGTAATATGATCCCCTATGTCTGGCAACAAGAACGCATTCTCCTTCCCCGAGATTATATAGCGATTGAATCTATCCATGGCCGCCGGCACTGCCTCCACAACCTCGCGCAAAGCCGGACGCCAATGCGCCCTTGGCTCCGCACCATCCATCCCAAATTCACGACGCAAAACCGCGTGAGAAATATCCTGTCGCACTACCATCCCAACACCGTGCATGGTGCTCTCCATGCGAGGATTTTCCGCACCCGCTTCTTCCAGCTCTCTCAAGATCTCAGCACGCCGGCGACCCAGTCTCGCCTTCAAAGCGCGCATCTCGTCCGGCCTCCCCTTCCTGGATACCACCTTCGCATGCCTGGATTCCAACGCCACAGGCAATATCTCTGCTGGCCATGGCCCCCATCTCGTGAGCACGCTCACCCACTCGGGCGACGTGCGATGCGGAAGAATGTACAACGCCGTCTTCCCAGATGTCTCCTCTGTCAACGTCTCTGTCTCGCTGTCGAAATAGATCGCCAAGATGTCCATGCCGTCAGGAGCCCCAGACACCACAGCCAGCCTCAAGTCCTCAGCGTACTCGCGTTCCTGTCCGTTTATCATCACCTTCGGAGATCTCCTCCGAATGCGTTCCCGTAGGAATCCAGCCATCATCGCCAGAAAGAGAAACCTCCCGCGCTCGACACGCTGTGGAAGCTTGGCGACGACGTTGTTGTACGTCTCGACGGTCTGAGACAGGTTGTAAAAAGTTGGGGTCGGAGACATCGTCGATAAAGGCGGACGGCTAAAGCGCAGCTTCTTCATCCTTCAGAATCCACAGGCGCGGCAACCACCGGCACAATCCGCTCTCGAACCACCACCGGATGACCAGACCGGCTCAACATCTTTCGCAACTGCACCTCGTGAATTGCACAGCATCCAACATGCCCTCGTCCACTGAACTCAACAGACAAATCCGCGTCATTGCCACAGATAAAACAGTACGATGCCAGATTAGGTCTAGGCCCCTTATAGAAAGGGAACGCCCGACCCTTTAAAGGCCCACCGCAATCCTTCTGCTGACAGCCAGGCGTCGCGCCCTCGCGCAACGTAGCCCAGTGATGCTCGCACCACGCGCACACAGCGCTCAACCCGTTCTCAATTTCCAGCTTTATGATCTTCTCGTTCAACATGGCCACCCCTATGATGCAGCAATCAGCCTACCTTGCGCTCCGGTACGAACTTCGACCGGCGCTTGAGCATCAACTTGAACCCCACGAATTGCGCCGACCCCAGGATGTTCCCCGCCGACCCCGCGTTCACGACGTCCCACCACAGGTTGAACACGTAGATCACGTCCCCCTCCTTGGGTATGCGACCCGCGAATGTCCGCCCCTTCAAGGCCCCCTCCCAGTGGTCCAGAGCGATGCAGCAAGTCGCGTCGTACTCGACGACCTTGCCCTCCTCGCGCACGGAAGGCTGGCGACCTTCCGCCTCCTGGTACTCCACCGCGCACGGGAACATCACCGGAGCTTCCCCCTTCGTCACTTGTGGCGAGAAGTTCCACGACGTCGGATGGTGCTGATCAGACCCTCGCGGATCATGCCCACCGTACAGCGGATCGTTGTTCGGCTCGCCATACAATGGGTCCACATTTCGCCCACGGTTCAAGGAGTAATACTCGCAGGTCGGCCCCGATAACGCGATGCGCTCTGCCTCCAGGGATCGAAGGTAGGCCAACTCGGTCGGACAACACTCGGGACCGTAAAGAGCGGTCATCTCCTACCTTCCGCGCATCCATCCCTCGGAAAGACGCGTCTTGATGCCGTACATCGCCCGGCACTCGTTGACGATGTCCAGATCCGCGAGGGTAAACCCTTCCTTGACGCCCGGCATCAAACGATCACTGCTGTCACGCGATGACTTTTTCGATACCGACGCAAGCTTGCCACCCACGGTGCGACCGTCCCAACAACGGATGTCTTTGCTCACGTCACGAGCCGACCGACCGCACGGCAACTTGGTAGCCACGAAGTGCAGCTTCTTGCCCTTCTTCGACGCAGCCAATTTCTTACTTCCGGCATGCGCTCCATCCGACCACGACCCGCCACTCTTGGTGCCCTCACGCGACGTGAAATTTCCACCCTTGTCATGGAACGGATTGAAATCTACTCGATTCGTCTTGGGCTCCGCACTTCCGCGACCGCTCTTCGCCTTCTTCTCCATGATCGCGTTCACGTCTTCCACGAGATCTGCCATGGCCTCGATGCTCTCTTCAGTGGCCTTCTCGTGATAGGAAATCAACGCCATCTGGATGATCTCGGGCTTCTGCACCAATACGCTCGGCGCGAAATGCACGCTGGTCTGGTGCTCGCTCATGTAGAGCTTCACCTCGCCCGGCGTGAGTAGCCCGGTCTCCAGTACGAAATCGTACAGGTCTTGAGCGTCCGTGGCAGACTCGAAGTTGAACATGATCTCGCCGTCGCTCTCCTTGCCCTGCCACGGCCGCAGATCCTTGCGAGGCACGGATCTGGAAGCAGACAACGGTGCGAGCTGCTGCGATGCCGCAATGGCGTCTTCCGCGATATACTTGGCCGCTCCATGCCGCAAGACATCGTCCTGTTTCGTGCTGGGATCGATGCCAAGCATCTTCCGCTCTTCTCTCGACATGCAACCGGCCATGGCCGCCAACGAATCGTTCAATTGTCCCACGTACTTGATCATGCGGACCTCCTCTACGCAGTCCAAAACCCGACGGGCGACTGCAACTGACGGATTTTCTCTTCCAGTTCCTTCTCGCGCACATCGGCGTTCGCGTACAACGAGTCGCCGTCCATGGAAAACGATCCGGTGGCGCTCGGCTTGTCCGAATACTTCATGCGAATCATGCCCAACGTCTTCATCGACTGCACAAGCGCGTACTCACGAAATAGCCAATACTCCGAGTTGCTCATCTTCGTCATATCGACTTCTGTCGAAATGTAAACGACGCCAACCCGTTGGCCGTTCAAGTTCGTGTTCAGTGGCGGGGTCAGCATTAGAACACGACGCGCTCGATCCCACTCCCAGTCCAGGTCAGCGCTTATCACGCGGTTCCCCATCTCACGGTACTGCATCAACTGCACAAGCGCCGCATAACCACCGTATCCAGAGTAAACCCATGTGTACGGATTCACCTCGACGTCGGCCCAGGAAAACATCCGCGTCAAGTCGTCATGCACAGGGAAAACGACCTCTGCCACGCTATCGACATCTGGTCCAATGAGCGACTCGGCGTACTCGCTTACCCCAGTCGCCTGAAGGTAGATCATCTTCGCCTGGCCTACCCACGCGCGCCAGAAATCTTTGGACATCTGAATGTTGACGTCCAACTGCTCGTCAGTGAGTTCCACGCAAACTATGCCATCGCCCAAACGACGCTTGATCCACACTCGCAGCTCCGCATCAGTCTGGACGTTTTGCATGGTGCTATTCTCCCGCCGCCTTCTTCCACTCCCGAGAGGACTTGCCCGTCAGGATGCGGTACACAGCGTTTTGCGCCTTCTGCACTAACCCGTGCAGATCCGATTCGCTCACACCATTCCTCCGCAACGCACTCATCAACGACTGCCCCGTCTGCGCTAGGATATAGTTCAATTGATCGGCATCCAACTTCTGAACGACTTGGACAGCTTTCTTGATGTCAGGAGGCAGCTTTTCTACGTCCACAGACGACGTGTCGTTTGCTATGGATTTCTGCGCCGGTGTCTCAGTTTCCTCCGGTTCGGCATCTTCCTCTTCGTCATCGCCCTCTTCATCGTCAATCTGTTGAGCGCCCTTTGTAGGCTTCTCCGCGCCCTGCTCGAACATACGTCCCAGACGAGCGCGAACTCGTGCGTCAGGATGCGCATCCACGATCATATTCGCAGCGACTTCAGGCAGCACAGGCTCTTCCGGGAAGAATAGGAAATACTCGGCCATGTAGAACTTGTGGCTCGTGCCGTCCTCTCGGATCGTCACTCCAAAAGGCGTCATAGCACACACGTCTCCACGCGCCACAATCTGGCCCATGCGCGTGCGCACTTCGACCGTCTCGCCAATCCCAAGACTTCCCGCCTGAACCGCCCCATCCACGCGTCTCTTGTGATGCATTGTCATTGACGACGGCGCCTGCGAGGCGTCTCCTCGTTGGTGGAATCACTCGAAGAATCTTCCGCCGCAGTCTCTCCCGCTGCTTCCTCTTTCACCACCTCCACCTGCACAAATGCAGGCATCGGAGTCACGGTCTCCTGCTTGACGACCACGGCTGGTGCCGGACGGGTCGGGCGCGGAGGATCCCCGTTCTCACGCACACACTCCAACGTGCCGTCCTCTACCCATGGCCCGAAGTCGAGATCCGTCTCCACTACCATGCCAGGCTCGAATATCACGGTCTCTCCCTGCTTCAACGGTGGCAAGTCCTCGCGCTGAATTTCCCGGATGCCATCTATTGGAAGACGCGTCATGCCCCGTCGCAACATATACTTCGCCATGAGAACACCTCCTGGTTGCTATCTACAACATAGTAGCTTGTTCAACTTCGAAGGTCAAAGGTGTTACAAAGACCTCCCGCCCGAAGGCGGGAGCAATGCGGGGTATGTCCGAGGATATTCACCGCACGGTAGGTCACCAAAGCAGGCCGTCACAAGCAGTCTACCGCATCCACGCCTCGCGGTCAAAGACATCGAATTCTACCCAAGGATTTCTGCATATCTATCCGCTCGGTTTTTTTCGACCCCGAGATTTTGAATATAGCCAGACGAATATCCAATAACTATTCCGTTTTCGAGGCGGTCAGTAGGGAGAAGCCGCGTGGATCAAAACGTCTCGCTCGCACATCGACTTGAATGCCTCCAACACCGAATCCAACGAGATCATTCCATCGTCAGGAACCGCATGCAGTATCTTGATCGGCCGCGACGACAGCCCGTGAATATGCCCATCCATCCGCCACTTCATGCCGTTCGGATCATGGGACACACGAAATTCAATTCGACCAGCATCCGCCCATTCCCCCAAAGGAGCGGTATGCGCCCCGTCCTCAGTCATGCTCCATGCAAATCGCATGCGATCTCCTCTACAGGCGAACCCAGGTTCGCGTGCGTTCTCTTCTGATACCTAACCGCGTCATACGCACGCAAGCACGGCTTGCATGCCGCACTAAGACCATCCCATGATGCCTTCCGTTTTTGAAATTTATCCATCGAAAGTATCTGCTCACACATACTACATTTCTTCTTTCCTTCCTCCGCGTATGGGTTCGTCACCTTCAAGTGGTCCTTTGGCTTGCTTCCCCCAATATGCCCCGCCATGGCCTCGCACACATATGCCCCATCGTGCTTGGCCACGTTCCGGGCGTAAGTGCGCGGCAGCACCGTGTGATCGGCCTGGCAGTAATCACAATGCACCACCACCGAGGCAGCCTGCTCCTTCGCATAGTGGCGCTCTCGAATCGCCTTTCGCGTCCGCTGGTTCCGCTCCTCGTAAGTAGTATCCCCCTGCTGACGCGACAGGTACTCACGCGCCCATCCGATGATCCGGCCATCCTCTCCCAACGCGCTGTCCCGTTCCGTCCACACGCGAAAACAAACGCCAATGCTCACCGCATACAACGCCGTATCAGCAATCTGTAAGCGCGCTCGTGGCATATCCACCATGACAGACGGCTTAACCTCCCAAATCTCCTTGCGACCATCTCGTCGCTCGATCCACAAATCTGGAGCACGCCACCGTCCCTTTGGCGTCTGAAATGCCTCACAACGTCGGAAGGTTTGCACGTCTGGATCGCCATCCAACTCAAACAGACACCGCAACTCGTAAGACGATCCAAAATACACATCGCCTCCAAGCTTTTTCGAATGAAAGTACCCTCGCATGTGGATGTCACTTCCACTAATGCCCGCCGCATTGGACCGCGCAGCCTGCTCCGAATTGTCCTGCTGTTGTGTCGGATGCGATGACGGTCGCAACGGAAGTAACCACCTCACCTTCCCCGCATCGTAACAACGCACCAACCCACGCGCCTGTGCCCAGGATCGCTCCGTCATCCCATCCGGGCACCCGCTAGCCCGCTTCCGCTGGCTCTGCTTCGATATGCGCCGCCCATCTTGCACATAGAAATAATCGGGACGGCAACTGGCATCTACCGTGAACCCAAGGCGGTCGTACACCACGCCCGGCGTCAAGCGGTTATCACTAAAGCTTAAAATCTCGTCATAGCCATGCGCCTCCGCCCAGGCACGAGCCCGATCCAGCATCCGCGATGACCCACCGATCACCTGTACCCCATCTCGGAAGCACAACCGATCCAACACGACCCGCCGCTCCTGGCCCTGTCGATGGTGCCGCCCCAGCGACAACACCCCGACCAACTCCGCCTCAACGAATAGGCCGAACACGACAAGGGCAAGATGATTCGCCCCCTGGATATGAAATGCGTCCAGGAAGACACGCGCCTCCATCTTCTCCACCTCGCGCACCACACACTGACGCGCACCCAAGCGACGCTCAAACCGCCCCGCTCGCGCTCGCACGAACGCTTCACATGCCACCCGCCGATCTGCCCACTCATCCGAGAACACATAGACACATCCAGGATCCACCATAATCCCGTTGGCAAGTCGCTCCACCACCTCGGGCTGCTCCAGATCCAGAACCACCAGACGCACGCCTCCAGACTGTCCATCCCGTTTTACAAGCGTATGTTCCATTTTGCAATGGTACTATAGTTGACAAATAGTTGTCAAACGTAAACGAACACGAATGCAATAGAGGCTGCGCCAGGTGTTTCCATGCGCATAACCTATTGAAATGTCAGTGGATTTCTATCAGACGACGGTCACAGCGGGGAGGCCGGAGCAGGTGATGACGCCGTAGTATTCCGGGCGTAGCATCTTGGAGGCAAATCGGGTTCTGACGCCCTTTCGGAACGTGAAGTCGTTTGGATCCATGAAGGTCGGGGTGACCTGGAGTGGGATGTACGGTGCGTACACGAACCCGGCATCCAGGAAGTTGTTGCCCTTGAGTCCTATGAGCACCTTGTTGGCGGTCATGTAGGGGTCTTGGTAGACCGCGAAGCGCTTGAGCAGGGTGCCGATACGAGCGATGCCGAAGTCGGACGTGATCGGCCCATAGGTCGGGCTCTGCACGTTCTGCTCGATGCTGGCGAAGTCACCATGGGTCGAGAGCTGGTCGAGCAATGCGCCGATGCTCGGAGACACCACGATGAAGTTGGCCGGAGCGCGACCGGACGCGGTGTGGATGGAGGCCGCCACGGCGCTGATCTTGGTCAGCAGGTTGCGGATGGTCTCGATCTCGCCCTGGGAACCGGCCGAGTACGAGTAGGTGTAGGTCGCGGCGAACTTGGCGCCGGTCACGAGGGCGTCCACGATCTCGCGGTCCGTCTCCAGCATGACCTCGTTGGCGAAGGTTCCGACCAGTTCGGTCTCGGCGTCCATCCCATGCAGAGCGCGCATGTCGTCCACTGCCTCGACGCTCCAGCGAGCCTTCAGCTTGCGGCTCTCGGCCTTCACGGTGTGAAGAGCGATGTCCAAGCTGATGCTCGGGATCTCAGAACCGCTGGTGTAGCCAGCTTGCTCGAAGTTCACGAAATACTGCGCGTAGATCACGGTGCTTGGTGTGAAGGTCGAGGCTACGCCGGTCTCGTCCTTGGCGTTGAGGGTCCAGGCTCCGGTTCCCACGGTAACCGTGCCCACGGTGGCCCCGTACTGGTCAACGAGGTTGCTGGTCAGGCCGGTCGGGTCGAGGGTGGCCACGATGTCGATGGGCAGTGTGCCCGCGTGGTTGAGCACGCGGTAGTAGAGCTTGGTGTAGAACGTGCGCTGTCCGTCCACGCCCGGGGCGCGCATCGGCTTCCACTCGGGCAGGCGGCAGTTGGCTCCCACGTTCGAAAGAGAGGCCACGGCGGTCGCTTGCGTGCAGATGACGTCGTAGTCCACGTACTCCGAGGAGTACATGCGGGCGAAGTTCTGGTTGATGTTGTCGCCCGCCGCCAACTGGCCGTCATAGGCCATGTTGTACGGAGCGTTGGTGATGCCGTACTGCGGGATCTTGGTGCCCTTGCGGTCGTCGTACTTCTTCTCGTAGTAGAAGATTCCGCCCACGGGAGCGGTCATCGGCTGCACCGAGACGAGTTGGTTGGCGATCAGGTTCGGGAACACCCGGCGAAGAACCGGGAACACGTACTTCGTGAACGCGCCTGCGTTGGTGCTGAGGGTGTCCTCATGGAGAGACTTGATGTGGTCCATCTCGTTCTCCATGATGATCGCCGTGCAGCGCCGCACGTAGTGGCTGTTGATTGGATCGCGCTCGTTCATGGGCTGCAAAATCTTCGCCCAACGCGCCTCGCACACCTTGCCGTAGGACTCGTCGAACACGGTCCGCTTGCCGTCTTCTTCCACGATGTTTCGAGCTTGCATGTCTATTGTCTCCTGTGTGTCTGTCAGTTGTTGTACCCAGCAAGTTTCCGCATGATGTCAAACGAATTTCCGAAGTCGTCGGAACCTCGCACTCGACCACCCTGCGGCTGCCGGTCCTCGGTCAACTCCTGCTCGTCGCCATGACCGCGTTGTAGCGATCTACGCATCTCTCGCAAGAGCGGATCCGAGATCTCCATGGCCCCGTGTTTCGCCACGACCTTGTCCACATCGGCCCTGGAGGAGACGTCCTCCAACAGACCCAACACACTCGAACTGTTCACCATCCCTGCAACCTTGCTGGCCTTGTAGGCGTCTAGCTCTGCCTGAACGGCGCGTTCTTGCGCCTCTTCCAACAGCGCCTCTGCCTTCTCGGCCCGAGCATCGGACTCCGCCAAGCGGTCGTCTGCCCGTTTTGTCAGCTCTACAACACGTCTCAACTTCTCGTCCAACGACTCCGCCTTTGCCTGCACCAGCTTGATTTCGCCGCGCAGTGTCGCGTTCTCTTCCCGTAGCTGAACCTCGTCCTCCGATGGCCCGGTCGGGATCACATCCACAGCCGGTTGCTCTGGTAGGTTCTCCATGATGGCCGCCAACTTCGCGTCAACGTCCATGATCGACGTGACCTGTACGCCGTGCATCAGCGCCCGCACGGCCTCTGCCATCGGGTGCCCGCTGATCTTGCGCTCCACATGCAGCAACACCGCTGCCCGCGTGCCCAGATCAATCGCCTCGTCCCGCTCTTGCGTGCGCTCGGCCACCTCCAGATCCTTAGCCCGCAACGCATCCCGTACCGCCGCCTCGTCTGGATGCTGGCGATACGATCCAACCATCTCAGCGATCTGCGCCAAGACAGCCTTCGCCGCACCAACAGCCGGATCGGTCGCGTACTCCTCGCGGAGTTGGTTGCCAAGATCCTCACGCACCTCGATCAGCGACTGCGCCAGGTTCTTCTCAAACGCTTCCGTCATCTCGACGCGCACGCGCTTCTCGGCCGCCTGCACCGCCGCCTCCAACCCAGAGGTCACCTTGTCCTTGGCCTTGGACAACGCATCCTGCGCCGCCGCCTCCTGGATCTGCGTCGCCACGTCCGGGAACTCCGCCAAGAACATCTGCGCCGCCGTGGGATCGTCCACGGACTCCATGGTGATATTGGGGATGGCCGTCTTCACCGCCGGGTCCGCCACGAAATCGTAGGTCTTCAGCAGGAAGTCGTCCTGCACATCCTCCGCCTCATCTGCCGCTGGCTTGGTGCTGCCGAACCCGCGTGACGACACGCCGATTGGGATCTGCGCCTCGATCAACGCCTTCAAGGTCTTCCCCTCCGGCGTGTTCAGGATCTCGGCCTCGCCCATGACCAGGCCCTTCTCGATCCACAGGTCCGTGATGACGTGACTGACCCGCTTCAACGAGGTCTTGCCATCGCTGTTCCCCGTCCAGAAAGCGTGGCCGCCCTGCTCCATGTAGAACGACCCATGCGTCGTACTCAGGCAGTAGATACCGCCCGTGTGATGCACCGACTCAACTGCCAGGTGGCGCGGGTCCATCCACACGTTCGCCGATTGGCAGATGTGCAACTGGTACAACGGCACCTTATTCTCCGCCAGAATAGTACGACCCGCGTACTCGTAATCCTGGTCAGGATCGATCTTCATAATGCTGCCCGCACCGCCAGCCCTCACCAGGCACTCGTGCAAATCGCGGACGAGGCCCTCGGATACCGAGAAGGCATCCTGTCTCGTGAAGGGGATATGCCCCTCACGCAACGTCTCCGCTAGCGCCTCCTTTGTCGTCTGTCCATCCGGGGTCATCTCCGCCTTCTTGGAAGCGCCACTCGCCACCATGCGGCCGTCCCCGATGCAGAACCAGAACAACATCTCGCGCAAGCTATCCGCGTCCAGTCGCTTGGCCTCGTCCGGGACACGCTTGGTGTACATATTTCCAAGCGCATTCAGATAGGCGTATAGCCGCTGGTCAGCCAGCGCGTACCCACCGTTTACCTCGCGCCACTCCAACTCTTCCGGGAACTTGGAAAGCACCTCGTTGTAGATGAACTGTTTGCTCCACGACGTCTTCTGCGAGATGTGAACGTCGTAGTTGTCCGAGCTTTCCGCCGAGCAAGATCCCTCCGCGAGATATATGCCCATGAACGCCGCAAACAATGAGGAATCTAGCACCAACGGCTGCGACACATCGTTCTTGCACGACGCCAGCCGCTTGGCCTGCACGCCAGGAATCGTCACCTGCGGCATGGCCTCCGAACAGAACTCCGCCGTCTTTGGCACGGCATGGTGCCCGAACCGCTCCGGGTGCGCCGCAATCTCCGCAAGAGGAACGAACTCCTCCTCTGCCCCATGGCCCATGCGGTCTGGTCGCTTCACCAACAAGAAGCGGTGCGCAGGAGTAAACGTCGCATCCATGCTGCGCCCGTTTACATGATATGCAGGCCCGTCATACGGCTCGTCCGTGATTCCTGTGACGTCAGATAGCACTGCCTTTCCCGACACACGCGACCAAACACGATCCCCAACATGCACGTCCCGGAATGCCTTCCATCCATCCGATGTGAGCACCCGGAAGTCGTCCGATGTCAGGCACGGATGATCGAGTTCTCCGAGCACACGCCTCGACTTGAGATCCTCATTGAGACGCTTGATCTCGCGGTTCATCAACGACTCGGAATAGCGACGACCGTTCTGCGTCGGTACGCCGACCCGACCGAACTCGCCACGCGCCACAAGCTTGCCCGAACCCTTGGCCGCACGAGCCTCGGTCATCTGGAACGCAACGGGCTTGCTGGTTTCGATCAGTAACTGCGGCATCTTATCACCCTCCTCAGCGCTTCCGCTGAAGTCCTGTTCGCGCCAAGGGATTGCGCTCCGATTTCCGCCGGGCCTCTGGTGATACCCTGCGATCCGTCTTGTTCCCGCTCAGACGCGCGGCCTTCTTCACCGACTCGTAACCCATCAGCTCCAACCGCCCGGAGGTCGTCCCCGTCCGGCGTCTCTGGCCACCCTCGCCCAGGTGGCCCCTTAGCAGTTTCCCGATCCGACCGTGTCCAGTCGGTCCAGCGATTTCGAGACCAACGCCATGATCGGACGTAGCTCCGTCAGGAAGGCGTCCGCGTCCATGACATCCTCGTCCAGACGACCGGCTGCATAGGAAGCAGACAGAGACTCCACGGCCTCCTCGAACACTTCCACCACGGCCTCGTCGTTGAACTCTTCGGCAACGAGATCGATGATCCGGTCGAGACGGATCAAGATCTCATCGCGCACGCCCATGTCCCGTTCCTCGTGCTCGTGCAGGATGTGCTCCAGCTCGACGGCGAAGGACTGGCTGTCGCCCATGCGTTGGTGCGCCATCGCGGTCTTGAGAGCAGCGCGCTTGCCCGGAGCCTTGCGTGCGGTGATCCTTGCACGACGATTGATCTTGGTTTTCTTTTTCTTGTAGGTCAGGCGACGCTCACGACGCAGCTTCTTTGCCTCCGGCGAGTTGCTGACATTGATACGCGCCCGCTTGCCTGCCTTGATGATGGTCTTCACACGCTCCAACAGATCCGAAGCCACCTCTTCCGCACGCTCCTGGATGCCCGGGATGTTGCGCGGGATGCGCTTGGTCTTCAAGCCTTCGATCACGCGCTCGATGTCCTCTTCGTCCAATCGCTCGAACGGCAAGGCCATGATACGGTCGAACAGAGTGTGAGTGACGAACGGACCGTCCATGGGGTCGTGCTTCGACTCCTCGTAGTCCTCGCCGTCCTCGTCCTCTTCGTCGTCATCCTCCTCGTCGTCCATGTCACGAGCGCAGGCTTTCTCGGCCAGCGGCACGCCCAACGCCACGGATGCCATGACGTCTTCGTTCAGGCCACCAATACCGAGAGAATTCAGATCCTCTTGCAGGGTGTTCGTGCTGTACCTGTTCTTCATTTCGTCTCCTCCGCGCCTTTCTTGGACCGCCCCATCAAGTAGGCAGCCACTACTTCCATGGTTTTCGCTCGCCCGCACAGTCGATCATGGGCCACCGCCATACGCTCAAGATCTTCCGCGCGCATCAACTTTACGGCCTTGGCGAGCAGCCCATGGATGAGCTGCGCTTCAGCAATCAACGACTCGCGGATGGCACCATAGAACCCATTATCATTATCAAACACCAAGCTAGAGATTCCGTCAACAATCTCCATTAGGCGGTTTGAAACGATCCCAAGCGACTCATCTAGCTCTCCAGAAAACTCCGATAGCCGACCAGCAGGCAATTTGGCATACGCCGTCTTCGGAATACGCGCCTCCAGCTCCCGGATAGACCCCCACATCGCCGTGCGGATCTTCTCATGGTTCGCCTGGTAGGCAGTATGCCAGTGATCGGCATCCTCCGCCAATATGGCCTGGTCCATGCGCGCAAGCACGTCGCCTAGCCAGTAGTCCTCGTCGGCATGTAAGATCCCAGCCAAGGCACGAACCTGGGTTCGCGTCACCGGCTTCCCATGCAACAGACCCGCTGTGATATCCCGCAACTCGTCCGAGACCAGCCGGGGAAGTTGCGCCTCCTCGTACACAGGAACAGGATCGCGCCGGATCTCAACGTCCTCCACTACACCATCACGCATAGTGAACACCGCCTCGGAAAGCCTTCCAGACTGATCTCTAAACAGAGCGCAATCGCTCTTCGTGGCAATCAACTCCACATCAAAACCAACCGCATGCGCCACCGCCTCAGTCACGCGGTCGAGAAGCTCTTCGGAGCTTCCTACCAACCATTTCTGTAAATCTTGTGACCTCGCATACATGAATCACCTCGCAATCATGACCCGGTTTTGGCCCCGCGCATTCTCCGCTCGATTTGAGCTGAGCACTTTCCGCTCAACCCGATTCAAAGCAGGCTCAATACGATTCAAAAGCCGCAAAACCTCGTTGTTGCTTCCGCTGTTCTCGGCCAACACACGCCGGATCTCCTTCCGCACGTCCTCATACGCCCCAGCCTGCCCCTGCTCTCCCTCGGGCGGCACTCCCATGGCACCCATGGCACCCATCGGGCCTAGCTCTGGGAACTTCTGCATGATTTCAGCCTGTACCTGCGCCTGAGCCATTGCAGTCGCCTCGTCCTCATTCTTCTTGGCCTCGGTCGCAAACAGCGCGTCTTCCTCGGACATGTGGAAGATGTTCGCAACAATCCACGGCATCGTGAAGAAGTCTCGCAATGCCGCAGCCAATGCAGCTCGCGCGTTCCACACCTCGATCTGCTGCATCTCGAAAATGCTGCTCGGTGCCGGCATACGCAGATCCCACTGCACAGAATCAGGGTCGATGTTGAGCGCCGCTAGATGCACGCGCACCACCTGCGATAAACCGCTCACAAACTCGTGCTGTATGCGCAATTCCAAGCGCGCGAATTGCACGTCTTCCTGAGTAAGAGCAGCACGATTTGTCGTCTCTGTCCCGCCGAGATACTGCGGTGGAATACGGATCGCCGCGTACAACTTCTTCAAAAAATACCCAAGCACATTGGTGTCGTCGTAGTCAGGCCCGGAAAGCACCTCAACGCGAGAAGCCTCTTTTCCAGCCCGCGTCGGGATAAAGATGTCTTCGTCCTGTGCTATGGGATTTATTCTAAAGTCTAGTTTTCCTGTGGACGGATCGACGATCCGCTTCTTCTTATAGCGACGCCGTACCTCATCGACCATGGCCCGCGCCTCTCGCGGCGGCATCTCCCCGGTGTCAACGTAGAAGGCAAACCTCGACGGCGACTTGGTGAGCTTGCAGACCAGACTGGAGTCCTCCAGCATGATCAAGCGCTTCCAAATCCACCTCGCCGAGTCCAATAGTGAGTGGCCATACAGGGCGCGCATCTGCTTCCCTCGAAGCCTCCAATGCACAACCTCCCAAGGATAGAAAAAGACCGCGCTAGATCCATCGCGTTTCACACGCAATTTTTCTAGGTCATCACGCGTCGCAATGTTGAACGCAAACATCCCCGAAGGATCCTGGACAAACCCAACCAAGTTTCCGCGACCGTCGATAATGCGACGCATGGTAGGAGGTGGCAGCCAATTTAGGCCCAACACCCCCTTCTCGTTCACGATCACTTCACAGAAAATGTTTCCGTATTTTCCCATCGTCCGAATCGCAACCCAAATGTCCTCTTCGATTCGAATGCGCCGATGGAGCAGGTCGTTAATGATGTCCCGGACGATCTTGTCTTTCGATGTGGCCCAAATCACCCGCCCATGCACGGCATCCGTGATCGTCGCGTCGTCGGCATAGATGTCCAACGCCGCGCTGATTTCCGGGTAATCGTCCATGTTTTCATAGTCGGAATACCGAAGCATGAGATCGGCATCGACAGAGAGCATGGTGGAAAGCTGCTGGTACGCCCCGCCCATGCCAGAGTTTGGAGCGCCTGGCCCCATCTGCGGCATGATGTTCTCGCCAGACGATCCCCTCGCCAGCTCGGACACCTTCCCAGTCGTGTCACGGCTGAAGAACTTTTTGACAGTGTCCGTCCAGCCCATTTCAGTCATCTCCTATGAAAAATGGGAGCATGATATCTAATGCGGCGGCACCCGTCCTGCGAGTTAACCTCACATCTTCGAGATCCACGTCCTCCGCTGGGATCATGTCGCTCACCCAGCCATGCTCATGACCGACCGCTCTTATTGGTGTATCAGCATCCGCAGCCCACGGCAAGCGAGCGGCCTGTTGGCGAAGGCCCCAGACCACGCCAGCCAATGCATCGGCAACGTCCTTACTGGCATGACGAGGATGGTCTATTTTTCCTTTTACACGATCATACTCAAGCGATCTTAGTTCTTGAAGCAATGGAGTATACCCGTAATACTCAATCCTTTTTTCATAAATTGCCGACTTCAACTCCTCATAGGGATCTATGATGCGGTCCATCGAAATCAGCTCGGTATGGATTCCGTGCCGCCGAATCTGTTGGTGCATTTCCACGGCTTGGAATGAATCTGACGAAAACCCATGGATAGGAAAACCATGCGCCTGCAATTCGTAAACCAGCCTTCTCAAATCCGGCATGTAGATTTGATCGCCGGTCGGAGGCCGAATGCACAGAAGCACCTCGATGACGTAATAAGGCGCGGTGTCCGTATAGGCATGGCCGTCCCCGTCACGGCGCACTACCTCTACCCATCTTTCTATCCGCCCCATCACGAATCCTGTGCTGTTGTGGATCACAACCCCAGACGAAAATCGATCCTCGCCAAACACCACCACGAAGTTGTGCTCACCGTCCACCGTCAGGCAATACACATCCTCATGGCCCGCATCCTCCACCCGCAAAACCTTGTGATTCTTAATCTCCCGCTGTGACTGCTTCTTCTCATGCCGTCTCCGTTGTGCCTCTGCACATTTCTGACGGCTCTCCTCACTCCACACGCGGTTTCTATTGGCGTCTGCTATCTTAGCCCGGCTCTCTTCTGTCCACTCCTGTTGCTTCAAGGAAGCCATATGATTCGTTCTAGCCTGATCTGTCCATGTCTTGCCACGACGCGACGCAGACATCTTAGCCCGTGTCTCCGCGCTAACCGGCTTCTGTTCGATTTCCCCCGAGGCAACCCTGGCCAAGTATTCCTGTCGGCGAATGGATAACTTGCGTCGGCTCTCATCGCTCCATTGGCGATTTCGACTGGAAATCGACACCGCCGCACGAGTTTTCTCACGTACTTCAGGTCTTTTAAAATTCTTGTAGTTCTCCGTACACAAACCATTGGCATGCCGCTCCCGCACCATGTCCCCAAATCGCTTCCTATTTTTCTCCAGCTTGGATGGGTTCGATTCCCCAGCATTGATCAATCGGCACCGCGCACTCCCATTCCGACGACGCGCCTCCACCATGGCAGGCGTCGGATGCGTGCAAGACCATAGCCCCCACTCCCGAGCCCAGGCACGATGCCGCTCACTTTTGTTGTAGGCGACAATCAGCGTCTGGTGTAAACGCCAGTGGTCCCGCTTCGCCATCACCTCCAGATTCTCTGGCCGGTTGTCTAACTTATTGTCTGGATTCTCGGTTCCCACATGGTGAACGCACTCGTCTTCAGTTAGCAATCTACCTATCTTATATTCCGCCACCGCACGATGAGCTGCCGCATACCGCTCTGACGCAGGCTGATAAATTTCCTCGTACCCTCCACCCCCGCGACGTCCAGGATGCTTAGCTGAACAACGCCTGTACAGTGGCATCAACGAATCTCCATCCCGCAAAAGCCTGGCCTCGCAATATGTTCCATCACGCAACATGAACTTGTGATCGGGCGTACACCGAATCGATCCCCCATCTGTCACGACACGTACCAACGGCGACTCCCGCCGTTTCAGACCAGGATTCGTCGCAGTGGCAACCGTGAACTTTCCGTCTGCACCCAGACTATACACAGGAGTTCCCGCAACGATGGAATCAATGCGAACGTTCCCAGCCGGGGTTGCCACCAGCGTATCCGCCGTCACGCAGTCCCCACTGATGGAAGTATCAATATGAATCCAACGAGGATGGCTTGGAGATTCCTTCGGTGCCCATGCGGCTTCTACAAATCCACCCGGCAGTCTCCGCTCGATCTTCCGACATAGCGTATCCCAAGTGAACGTCGCCGGCGACCCAGCCACCCAGACCTCGCTGGAGAATGGATGCGGACGATCCACTATGCAGGCGTCGATGGCATCCACCCTCTGGAAGAAAGCCGAGATGGCCTGCGTGGACACGCCCGCGATGTCTCGCAAGGAGTCCTCAAGGTTGGACTCGAAGTCCTCCCTATACTCAATCGGCACTTCGATCATCCACGCATTGTTTTCCTGCAAAAACTCCTGCGTGATCTCGTTGTACTCGCCCTCTTCGAGAATACGAGACCGAAGGCTGGATTTTGAACACAGCACGTAGAACCATTTACCACAAAAATGATCCCTGGGCTTCGATGTCCACGCCGTGTGATCTCGAACGAACACAGTTGGGTCTCGACGCGCGTCCCTCAACTTGCGCTCTGTGAAGCTGTCCAAGGTCGCCGCCGAAGACACCATGATGACCATGCCCGGAAAGTCGCCGCCAGCGATCTGGAAGCGCGACTTGATGCGCCGCAGCATGGATCGGTACACCTTCTCCACGATGTCAAAGTTGGCCGCCGTCAGCTTCTTGCCAAACGTCTGGTTAATCTGCTGAGCACTTCTCTTGGGCGGGAAGTTGGTGTTGTGGACCACGCATCCGTCAGCCACAAACGTCTTGCAGTCCGTCTCGATGCTGTAGGTCTGCTCGGCCGGCAACAGGCGCGTCGAGATCACGCGAACGAGTCGGTACTCTGTAGGCAGGTCGTCAACTCGCAAACACTCGGCACGGCAACCTCCAAGGTATCGACCGTCTGCATGGTGCGAAAGCGCACGCGACGTTGCCGCACGCTCTCCATGAACTCTTCCGTCACAAACGGCCCCGTCCATACGCTCGGGAACCCCTTTTCGTTGATAGCCAACACAAACGGCGTCTTGTGCTCCTGGCACCACGCCCACAATGCCTCCAACCGCGCCCTGTCTTTCTCTCGATACAGACCAGATGCCGTCTCCACCTCCACAACGACAATGACCCCGTCCGACCGCGTCACCATGAAACCTGGCTCCACATGATGCACTCGTCCGCTCGTGGTGTACGGAATCGACCCTGTCCGATCCGTTCCAACCACACTGGCAACTCCAGGTTCCATACACAAACATCTCGCCAGCGCCCGTTCCATCTCCGTTTTGCACGGCACAATCGTTCCGCAAGGAGAAATTACAACAGAGTTGACCCTCCTCCTGATTACACGTTGTCGTTGATAAAACAGATGGTCCATGAGAAATTTGTCCACAAATGGGCCTGTCCATACGCTTGGGAATGGCTTCCCATTGATCGCAAGAATAAACAGAACCCTGTTCTCCTGACTCCACTTCCACAGCGCCTCTATGCGCGCCATTGTACGCTGGTTGTACATGGACGTTGGGTCTTTTCCTTCCACCAAAACCTGCACCCCGTCGTCCCTCGTCACAAGAAAGTCTCCCACTGTCAACCGATTTTGTCCGTTTATGCTGTATGGCACCCACGTCATATGATCTTCGCCAACGACCGCTGTTACATTCTTCTCCGCACATAGGTGGAGCGCCAAACGACCTTCGTTCTCCGTCCGGCATGGAACCACCCCGCCATCCGGCGATGACACATGGTAGCGGTATGACCGCACCCGATCTTTGATCGCCTGCACGTTCCCCGCCGAAATCTTGTCCCGCGACTCCTCGGTGTGCGCATGGCCCGGCAACCCTAGCCTCGCCGCGCTCAACGCCTGTCGATGCTGTTCCGTCTTCGGCTTCCCACTCAACGGATGATCTGGCCCGGCAGGTTGAATTGGTGGCGTCGGTCCCAGCCCTGCTGCAACACGTTCCTGCATCTCTGCCGACTTCTTCGCACGCCACTCCGGCGTACAACGTGCCTTTGCCGAAGCTGCCATCTTTGCCCGCGTCTCCGCAGACATGACGCGCCCCTTCAAAGATGCCGATCTCTTCGCCTTTGTCTCCTCGCTTTGGTGCGTCCCCGTCCACTGCTTCCGCGCGTTCTCCGCAAACAAAGCTCGAATCTCCTCGCTGTGCGTCTTCCCCCAGAATGGATTGAGTTCGCCAGTCCGCTGGCTCGCCGCCTCCGATAGACGTGCCTTCATCTCCTCGCTCAGTGTCTCGCCCTTTTTCGCCATCGTCGCGCCTCCAAGCCACTTCATCCCCGACGCTGATCTCAATCGCCGGGACATAAACTAGCCAGTCGCCGCGCCGCACCAATACAGGATGTTCAAGGGAAGGCTCGATGGCTCGACACGAACCTGGGTTCGCCTCGGCTTCAATCCGTACCAACGGTTGCACCGTGGATAGCCGCATCCGAAACGGCGTCCACGTCTGCCGACCCGTCACATGGTCCAGCGCTTCAACCAGCAACCCGTCACGATCCGAAGGCCCCATTGCCCACAAATCACCAACGGACATGCCGATTGTATCGCACAAACCAGCGCAAAAATCAATATTTATTTTTATTTGCAACCATGCTGAACCACTGAGACATTCGTCCAGCATGCAGCTAAAAATATTCGCTCCCAAGGCACGCTCTGCCCCATAGCTTCCGATGGTCATGCGGATGTTGTTGGGAAACAGCGTGTAGTCGGTCGAGAACTTGGGGGTGAAGTGCTGCATAAAGTACGGGCTGAGCTTCACCTTGTCGTCGATGCTGGTCTTCATCACCTCGCGGGCTAAGACGAGGTTCTTCGAGATCAGCATGATCACCATCTCTGTACCAGGAGACATCCCAAACGTCATCTGTGGGTTCTTCAGGCAGGACAGCTCGTACAAAATTCGGCAAATCGCCGCAGATGCCAAAAAATTCTTGCCCGCGCCGATGGAGCCCGTGAGCACGACTTCCCTGTATGGAGCCGCAAAAAGGTCAATAATATCCTGCTTTAACGCCGGATACAGAGTCATCATGGAGTCCCCAAGGTAATAAGGATCTTCGATGAACTGCTGGATCGGCACCAATGGCCGCTGATAGAGCGAATCGTTCAACTCCAAACTGAGCTTCGCCGCATCGTTTGGGTGGTCATCGCTCAACAAAGCATGGACTAAGGCGCGCTCCTCTGGTGTGCATAGGGCGTACCCATCCTCGAACGACAACACGTCCTCGCTGGTCGTCCTAATGCTTCTGCGACGACCATTGTTGCCTGTTACGATCATCTGTCTTCCGAATCTTGTTCGGCACTCTCGCTAGTCGATTTTGGGGTAGTCGCCTCACAATATTCGGCCTCTATGGCGTCCTCATAAAGTTCGGGATCGTCACGCGAACCCAGGTTCGCCTCTTCAACGTCCGCATCGTCGATGCCAGAGTCTTCCGAAATGCGCATCACACGCTTCAACAGACCAAGAACTTTGGCTCGTGAGACCGGATCTCCAAAGGCACGCGCCGCACCCTCGCCGTACTTGTCCCGAATCTCTGCCAGACGCTCTGCACTCACCGTCAACGTGCCAAGATCACGCGACCCCGTGAGCCCCAAATCCATCTTGATGTCGTGCATCTTGGACACATAGTCCATCAAGACCTTGGCCTGCCGGTCTACGTCCGCGTTCACCCTGCCGTTGCGCCGCTCCGCACCATGGGACATATCGAATCTGTACAACAACGCCTCGTAGGCTCGCTCCAGGCGACGGAGATCCTCCAATCGGTCACTGAATTCCTTTTGTGCCTTCACGATCAAATGCGGCAAGCGTGGTGCGATCAGATCTACACCGACGATTTCGCGTTCGGAATAGTCGCGCAATATTTCAATGAGGGATCGGCGACCTACGTCTAGGTACTCGCCTTCGTCCTCTTGAATAAACCTAGCCACCTCTGGGAAGGGATAACCAGCGCACAGTCTTTCATAGACTTCTCTATGGCAGCGCATCTTCTTGAGTTTTGAGTATGGGACCGCTTTGCTCATGGTCCCCTCGATACAGTAATATGATATATCATATTCATCGTGACACGGGTCATCTTTTTCAGCCTTGTACATCAATGCGGTCTATGGTTGGGACCGCTACAGCTTAGAGCGTGCATTGAAATTAGGCTTTGTGCGACAAGTTTGTCAAGAGATCGGGGTTGGGATGTTTGTGTGTAGGGATAGGAGTCGTCCTATCAGGTCCATGTCGCTATAGAGTCGGTCGATGAAGGGGGATTTTCGTATTTTCACGACGGAGATGTGATCGAGCACCATGACGTTGGTTGGCGGTTTTTCTGAGGATACGCTACGGACGGCGCACAGTCGTTTTGGTTGTAGCAAGATGGGACCGTGGAGGCATGCTTTTACGAACCGGTCGATTTTTTCATCTTGGTCTGTGTGATGCACTCCGCAGATGGAGATTCCCTGCCATGAGGGGGTGGCCCAGGTAGAATACTGATCACGATTCTGGCACTGGTCGATCACGATGAGTCGATCCACTGGGATCCAAAGCCAGCCCTCGAAATCTTCGCTGAACACGGCACCTTCTGGCGAGAGCCCCCACTGCATGGAACCTTCTTGGGTTGCAGGTTTGTTGCTCATGGATGCTGTATACCACAAGTTCTTTACGCAAGGCAGGACAGGGCCGGCACCCCTAGAGATGCCAGCCCTGCTGCGTTTCGAACTCCTACAGACGCTTCCGCTCCATGACGAGCGGCACCCCTACAGACCTTTCCACTCCTGACACGCCAGAAGCTTCCTTGCCCAGCGCCACCCTGGCCCTCCATACCCCACCATTCCAGCCAATCCTGGCCCAGCCCATTCCCACCGTGTCCCACCTGGCCTCTCCAGCCCGGCCTCAACAATCCAATCCATCCCACTCCCAACCTGCCCTGCCCAGTCCATCCGTCCGAGCCTTGCCGCAACACGCCTGCCAATCCTCGCCTTACCACACCAGACGCCACCCGACCATTCCGTGCCAATCCTGCCAGTCCCTGCCATCCCACAACATGCCTGGCCTTGCCTATCCTCTCCTGCCAATCCCTTCCAAACCTCGCCTATCCCCTCCAGACCTATCCCCGCCTGCCTCCCCCTTCCACTCCTCAACTCGCCAGTCCTAGCCTTGCCATACCTGCCTTGCCATCCCACCCCACGACGCGCCCGTTCGGACCCAACCTATCCTGCCTCGCCAATCCCGACCTACCCAGGCCAGAACGCGCCTCACCTATCCTGCCTTCCAGTCCACTCCATTCCACAACTCACCACACCGCTCCCAGACTCGCCTGCCTTGCCATTCCGCACCACCACTCGCCCCTCCCGTCGCGTCCTGGCCATTCCTGCCCAGCCGCGCCTTTCCCTACCAACCCATTCCCGACACTGCCATGCCTGCCATGCCACGACACACCGTTCCGCACCGATCCAATCCTGCCTCTCTGCGCCTCTCCCCGCCGGTCCCCGCCTCGCCTGCCAATCCGTGACCCGACTATCCAAGCCAGACCTTTCCTGCCGATCCGCGCCGTGACAATCCATGCCAACCTCTCCTGCCTCGCCAGTCCCGGCCCGACCTCCACACGCCTTAACTTTCCACTCCTGCCGTTCCTCAACCCTCCATACCCCTCCTCGGCTCTCCAGGCACCGCCATTCCTGCCTCTCCGATCCATAAACAACCAGTCCGATCCGCGCCAAGCCGTTCCTGCCCTGCCAATCCTGGCCGCACCTATCCCGTACTGCCCGTGCCATTCCTGCCACGCCTTCCCCGGCCTCTCCTATCCTCGCCTCCCGCTCCTGCCTTGCCTGGACTGGATCGCCTCCCTACTAAGCGGCGACCCCGACCCTTTGAAAGAGGCTATGCCTCCAGATCGTCTTCAGTCTCCTCGACGACCTTCTTGCCCTTCTTGTTCTTGTTCACAACCTCTGTCCCAGAAACCGCCTTCTTGTCCCGCAAAGCCCGCAAGATCGTCTGGATATCCATCTCGCCCTTGCGCAGATATGAAGTCGCCTTCACCCACTGTGGACGTTCCGTAATGTCCTCTGCCTCAGTCACGAAGTAACGACCATAGTAACCGTCTTTTTCTGGTCTCCACTCGAAGATTCCCACCCCGTAGCCAGCCATGTTTAAAAGATTCACGATCTGGTCTTTTGATACAACCAACGCGTTGTACTCGATGATGATGTCAGTCATCCAGTCGGGATACTCCGGCCGAAATCGGATGTCCGCCGCGTTCCCAGGCCCACCAAGCCGAACCATGTCCGCCCGCATCGTTCCAACCGCAGGCTCACCCGACGTCAACAAGATCGTAGCGCGCTCCTTGTCCTCAATACCCCAGACAAAAAACGCCTGCCTCATGTTGGTCTTCTTCATCTCCCCAACCGAGCTGACCGCCGTGATCATCGAGTTCTTGACCGCCGTCACCGGGAAAGCCTCACGACCATTAACGTCGTAATACTTGCCCGCCTCGAAATCCATCTCAGGATCGCGCTCCCCCTTGGCCCCCTTGGGCACCTTCATCTGCTTGCCAAGGATTTCCGTGATCGCCTTCTCCGACCACGAATGCACGATCAACGTGTCCGTGCCCTGGATGCGCACTCGCAAAAATCTAATATCAACAAACGGTTTGAACTTAGTCGTAACGCCAACTTTTTCTTCCTTCGCCATGTGACACCTCTACGCGAACCCAGGTTCGCTCGTGAAGCAGCAATCGTTGCTGCGATCCGATGTCCGCATGCTTATCACCGTGAAATTTGTTTGTCAACATAGGTATAGGAAGAGTAGCAACTAAAAAATAAGAGCACAAAACGCATTCTCAATCCATGGCACCCTTGCGCGCCGCCAAACGCTCGAACCAGGACACAACGTCTGTCTGCGGAGCAACCTCTCCTCCACTCACCGCCGCATGAGCTACCGCCCTCTTGTCCTCGATCAACGCGACCATGTCCTCGTCGAACGTGTCCTCCCCGACTAGCCAATAAGCCGTGACAGCCCCCTGCACCCCGATGCGATGGCAGCGCGCTTCCGCCTGGTCCATGTCTCCCGCGTGCCAGCCGAACTCGAAAAAAGCCACGTTGCTCGCCGCCTGCAAATTCAGCCCGACGCTCGCCGCCTTGAGGCTGCACACGATCACGCGACAGGTCGGGTCCGCCCAGAACCGCTGTACCGCCGCGTCCCGCGCTGCGTCCGCGTCCCCGCCGCTGATCGACACCGCGCCGTACTCAGACAGGTCCGCCAGCAGCCGCTCTTGGATGTTCCGATGATGCGCGAATAGGACCAGCTTCTGCCCCTCCGCCGCCTCAAGCCATTCCTGTACCCAGGCCACCCCGTTCGCGTACTTTCCCTGCGCCGCGAGCTGTCGCAATCCCTCGACCCGAACCAGCATCTCAGCGCGATAGGCCGCCTCGGACGGGAGCGATCCCCGGTTCGCCGCCATCCAAGCCACAATGTCGTTCATGGCTCTCTCGTAAGCACGCGGATCATCGACCTCGACCGGGACCACGGTCCGCCGCAGGGCGGGAAGCTCGGCCAGCACGTCCGCCTTCTCCCGCCGGATCATGCAGCGCTCCCGCAGCAGCCGGTTCAGCTCGTCCAGGTTGGACGATCCGGTCATGTCCCAGCCGTATTTCGTCTCGTGAGCGTTCGCATAGCGCTTGGAAAACGGCATGAACCCGCCAAACGAATCAAGCTGACCCAACACGTCCAGTTGGGCGACCAACTCGATGGGCCGGTTCAATACGGGCGTGCCTGTCAACAGCAGCGTGCAGGCCAGATCCGGCATCCCCGACAGCTCCTTAACCGCCTTAAAACGCGCAGTCTTGCGGCTCTTGATGTAGTGGCCTTCGTCCACGACCAGCGACCGGAATCCGTGCGCCCGCAGCGCATCGAGATGCCTGCCCAGGATGTCGTAGTTGATGACCACAACGTCCCCGCCCATGCCCGCGACCATCCCGTGTTTGGCCAGCCGCTTCGCCGTCCCCTTGAGCCCTACAATGCTCGCTGTGCGCCCTTCCAGGAACTTCCCGACCTCCCGCGCCCATTGCCTCAAGACCGCCTTCGGAGCCACGACCAGACAAGGCCAGGCGTCCAACTGCGATGCCGTCATAAGGGCCTGTAATGATTTTCCGATTCCCATTTCGTCCGCGATCAGCACCCGACGCTTGGACGTCGTGTAGACCACCCCCGCCTTCTGATACGGATAAGGAACCGCGTCTGACCGCAGACCTCGAAGGTCGATCTCCGCGTCCGACGCCTTGCTCGCCGCCCGGAAGCGATCCGCTTCCACCCGCATCGCCCACAGAGGCTTCGCGCTGGCCCCTAGACGCCACCCAAACCGCGCCGCCAACGCCTCTACCGCCTTGGCTGCCTCAGCCGTGGCAGGCGCCGTCCAGACCTTGTTCGCTGCATCCCAGCGTCGCCCTGGCAGCGCGTCCTTGAGCGCCGTCGTCGCCTCGGGGTTGTAGGGAACGCGCAACACGATCCGATCCCCCTCGATGGAAACGTGGTCCGGTCCGACTGCCACTGGAGCCGCATGCGCCGCCGGATTCGCCTGCGCCGATGCATGGATCGTCGCCAAGTCCGCATCGCTCACGACGAAATCGAACCGCGCGAAAATCGCCGGTAGCGACTTCGCGTTCTCCGCCGACAGCTCCGCCTCCCATTGCCGGGCCTCGCCGTTCCAACGCCGCCGACCAGGCAGTGCCTTGATCGCCGCGATCAACGTATCGTTCTTCGGACTCACGAAACAGACCGTGCGCCGGTCCACCCAGGCCAGGTAGTCCGCCACCTCGCGCACCCGCATGCGACTCGCCGTCCCCGCCGCGTAGGCCGCGCGAACCCGAGTTCGCTCCGCCGCCGCCGCTCGCGTCTTGAAGGATTCGTAGTTGGCGTGCCGGTCGACCGGCACGGTCCTGATCACGCGCGGCAGGGAATCGCAGTCCACCCCGTAGGCCGCCAACTGGCCCCGGTAGTGGCCCAGCATGTCGCTCACCGCGACCAGATCCGCCTCGGTCCATTGATCCGCCGGGGTGGCCGCGATGGCCCGCCCATAGGAGGTATCCGACGCGCTAAAGCCGACCTGATCCTGTTTGCGCGCGCCGTCGCAGACGCTCGCCAAGGCCGCCGCCGCAAAGCGCAACCGTTCCGCGATTTCGATCTTTTCGTTGTCCATGAGCCCTCCGGTCCGCGCGACGATCAGCCGCCGCGATCCCTATTAATTTACCGCGTCGCCTTGGGTTTGTCAACCGGAGAGGTGCGGGTCAGAATACGAGCTTGCCATCCGCCCGGACGATCAGCGAACGCAGATGATCCCACGATGTCTGGAACCCACCCGTGACCCGGTGCCCGCCCCCGCTCCCCACGGGGCCTGCCTGGCCCAGCCGATGGCAGAGCACGCCGCAGTCGATATTCGGATCCTCCGAGTACAGGCTCACCGCCCAGACGTTCGTATTGTCGTATGCGAACCCGACCATGAGTCGGTGCCGATTCTGGTCATAGACCGACTGGAAACGCATGCTGCCCCGGAACTCCTGATTGGCAATAATCGCCGGGATGCCGTCGAACGTCGCCTCGAATGCCCGCGCCCGCATCAACTCCGCGTCCTGCGCCCGCTCGTAACGCCCGAAGAGCCGCCCCACGTCGACCATCTGCGTGACCGCCCGCTCGTCCGCTGCTTGGAAGACGAGGACTTGACTGTCCACGAGCACCGTCTTGTTCACCAGCGCCTCCAGTTGCTCGCGCATCTCGTCGATGCCGAACTGGTCGAAGTACCGCTTGATGTCCGGCGCAGGACTGTCCGGGATCTTGGCATGCCGCCAGGTGTCCCAGTCGCCAATCAGGGTCAGCCACCGAGGCCACGCCAACGTCTCACGTATCTGCGGAGTCCAGCAATAGATCCACGCCAGCTCGCACGCGGCCAACGGACGGCCGTCGGCCTCGGACATCCTCACGCCGTTGATCAGGCCGCCCAATCCCCCGTCACTGGCGCGATAGCCCTGGATCGCCGCCGCATGGTGATCGATCCACACAAGCCGCGATCCCAGTCGCTCATACAATGCCTCGATGGCCCCCGCCCCCTGTGGGGACCAGTCCACCAGGAACACCCGGTCAAACTCGTCCCCCATGGCATCCAACACCGCCTGCACGTTCTCCCCGTACCGGATCGGACGCGCCACCACGTCCCCGCCCCTGCGCCAGTGGGCATGGTGCATCACGATAGCCGCGCTCGCCGCCCCGTCCAGATCGTCATGGTGCAAGATCAACTCTCGATTCAACATTTGCAACCTCCTGTTAGAACGTCACCGCACACGGCTCGCACCCCTTGAACAGCGGCCACGCCGCCTGCATGATCTGCTCTGTGACAGCTTCGACCGGCTGGTTCCCGTCCACGACTACGTAGCGCGTGCTCCCCGGCCGCTCCTGCAATTCCGCCCACAGATCCCGGTACGCCTGGACGACAGCGCCTTGGAATGTCTCCCCATCAAACATCTCCACGGTCCCCGCCCTAGCCTCTCGCCGCCGTTCCGCTTCCGACAGATCGACATCGAGAAGCACCGCAAGATCTGGTGCCCGCCAGCCCGGCTCGATTTGCATCTGCCGCATCAGGAACAATGCCCAATCCACAACGCGCCACCCGTGATACGAACCGCCCCCCATCGCCATCGCCTGGAGGCCCTGGTACACCGCCGTCGAGTACCCATAGCGGTCCAGGAGCACGCCCGCTGGTTGCGCCCACGCCTTGGGGCCGATCCCCAGCGCGGGGTCCACCACATCGGCCACATGCAGGCAGCGATCCGCGCAGAAGAGGTGCGTCTGCACCTGCCACCCCCATGTCGGGCGCTCGCCCCGCAACATCGCCCGCAGCAACCGCCCGATCTCGCCATCGGTCGGCAACCGCGTGGACACCGCACGAACATCCGAATCCCGCATCACGGCGATCTGGCACCCAAGGGATTTAACCTGTGTCGTGGTCCCCGCGCCATCCGCACCCTCAATCACTACGAACGGGCGCTGCCGCCCATCCGCAATCAACCCCGTTGTCTGCCTATCCATCCTCCGCCCTCCTGTCATTCAGACCCTCCCGGTCCCACTTCAATCTCAGTCAGCATCAACCGCCGCTGCGCGATCTCCGCATACGCCCGCTCCCGCTCGATCCCGATGAACCGCAGGCCCTCCGCCCCACACGCCAACCCCGTACTCCCGCTGCCGCAGAACGGGTCCAGGACCAGGCCGCCCTTGCGAGTCACAAGTCTGACAAGCCATCTCATCAAGTCCACCGGCTTCACCGTCGGATGCGTGTTGCCGTAGGCCCGATCCGCGCCGCCCGCCTTGGACGTGTAGTAGAAGCAGGCGTCCGCTGGGGTGATCGGGAACGCCGGGAAGAACCGGGCCGCACTGCCGCTGTCGTTTCGTCCTGGAACCTGCGCTTGAGCCCCATAATCCCCGTAACAATTAACGTGCGGATTCCCTTTTCTTCCGTTGCTAGATGCGCCATCACAATCCGGGAACCCCGCCACCACGGCGTCACTGCCGTCCGTCAGCACATTGGGCGGCCAGCGGCCCCCCTCGGTGTCAGGCCCATGGAACGTCTCCCCGCTCGTCGACTGCCCCGCGTTCTTGTGCCCCAAACACTGCCCGTTAGGCCCGCGATTCGTACAGTGCGTCCCGCCCCCCTCTGTCCCCACGCGGCACCCGTCGATGTTCAAGGCCCCAACCCCATGCGCAAGGACGTTCCGCGCCACCGTCCCCTGGAGCGGCTTCCTCGCTAGCACCGCCGCGTCGTAGGCCACCCCGCGATCCTCCGCCGCCCCAGGCTTCACCGCGTGGATAGCGGGCTCGTATGAGGGTTTCAGCGCCGTGCCATATCCCTCCCATGCCTGCGCCTCGGGCGTGGCGGGGGCAGTCACGAACGCCCCCATTCCCACTGTCTCCTGAAAAGTGCTCGATCCGCACAGCCCTTCGGTACGCTGGTTCTCCTTGCCAGACACATGATGATCTGACCGTCCAACCACCTCGCGCTCCGCTCCGGCCATCTTGTCCAACGCCTTACTCACGTCAAGGCTCTTAGGAAATCCAGCTCCGTACACATACATCAAGCTGTCCCTCATCTCGAACCCAGCGTCCTCCACCGCACACGCCATCCGATGATAGGTCCGCGTCCCACCAAATGCGATCAGGTGCCCGCCCGGCTTCAGCACCCGCAGCGCCTCGACCGCCCACGCCTGGTGCCACGCCTGCTGCCCCGGCCCGTCCCCTAACTTATCGAAATCCTTCCCCATAAATTTTAGTCCGTAGGGCGGGTCGCAGACCACCGCGTCCACGCTGGCCTCCTCCAGGCCCCGCATGACCTGCACGCAGTCCCCCCAGATCAGCCGCGTCCCTGTCGCACTCAACCCCAACAAGGGTTGCTGTCCGCTGTTCTTCTTGGCCATCCGCCACCCTCTTTTTCAGTAGCCGCCCTGCCGCCGATGGTGACGGCTGGACGGCGCGTCATGCTTGCGCCGCTGGGACCACCCCCGATACACCGAGGACGCCACCCGGCACCCGCTGGCGACCAGGCAGGATACGTCCAGCGCGACCGCACACGCCGCGCACGGATACTCCGCATGCGACGTGGGGGCCACCCCGCACACCGGACACGGCGGCAACGCGGAATAACAGTCCTCGCAGTACACCCCCTCGTCCGTATCCCGCACCGCCACGTCGCGCATCCTCGCCCGAATCTGTATGCGCCCTACCCGACGCTTCGCCGCCGACGCCTCACACTGGCGACAAATGGCGACACTGTCCGCCACCGGATAGATCTCCCAATGCCGCGCCCACGCCTGCTCGTCTTCCATCTCGAACCTACCCCTCGCCCGGCGACGGGATCACATTGCTCACCACGATGTCCACTTCGCTGAACATGAACGGGACATCGGACGGCGGCAATTTGCGACGCACGACGAGCGGTTCGGTCAACAGGTAGTGCGTCAACTGCGGCGGATCATGATCGATGCACTGTCCCAGGATGTCCCGATGCCGCCCCACCTGTGCGCAAATGGCCATGAGGCGCCCGCCCCAGATCGCATCGAACTCGACGCCGGACATGAACTTTTCCAATGTCTCCGACACCCAATCGCGGTGGTCCCCGTCGATCACGCCCTGTATCTCTACCAAGAACGATCCGTTCGTGGCCTGGCGCCAACTGGCGTTACGAATGGGCACCCATCGCCACGCTTCCCAGCCCCGCCACGCCGTCGTACCCGGCGGGGCAAACCCCCACGCCAGCACCGACGTCAGCCCGGCCTCGCTACTTTTGTTCTGCTCGGTCATCCCCGCCGATCTCCTTCTCGCCCTGTGGCGTCCCCCAGATGTGGAAGATGCGCGGCTGATCGCCCCACAGGGCTCGCGCCCGTTCGATCTCCGCCTGTTGTCCCGGCGAGCACCGGAAGTCGTACCAGTCGTTCTTCGGATAGAAAACATACATCTCGTCGCAATGCCCAATGAGAGCCAGACAATGCGCCATGGCCACGTCCCGCTGATGCTGCTCGCTGACGTACTGCGGAATGAACAACTGCGGCGCCAACGGCACTGCCCCTTGCATCGTAATCCACTGGCACCACCGCTTGATGCTCTCAACATTGCCCACCGGATCGTCGCTGTAGGGATGGCAGACGTAGATCACACGCGAACCTGGGTTCGCCTTTGGAGGGATCGTGAACGTCATGCGTCCGCCGACTTAATCCGTTTCAGAGCCGCACGCAGCTTCTTCTTCGGCTCTGGGGGAGCCTCTATCGGCTTCGTACTCCCCTCCGGTATGAGATTCAACGGTGGCGGTGGTGGAAGTGGAGGAACCATGTTAGGACGCGCCCCCGTCAGCACCTGCATCAACCGCTCCGCCCACTTGTCCCCGACCAGCCGCCCCTCGTAGATCACCACGCCCGGCAACCACTGGGCCGCGAGCGAGTTGCGCCCCCCCGCTGTCCGCGCTTCGATCTGCACCAACACGCCCGCCCCAGGCACCAGCATCGCCCGCGTCTCGACCGTGCCCTGCGATAACTCCTGCGCGCCCAACGAATACCACTCCGCGAAAATCTTCTTCTCATCTGACATCACATCACCTCGCCATCCTTGGGTTTCTCTTTTTCAGCCAACTTGGCCAACTCTATGTCCCAACGCTCCAAAAAACTATCCGGCCCGTCATCCGACGACACCAGCCAGTCCACCCGCTGGGCCATGATCGCCGCCCGCCGACAGGTGGCCGCCGCCTCCCGAAATCGCGCGATCACCTCCGGCCCAAACCCGTACCCACGCGACTCGTCAGGATCATAACGGTAACAGTCCTCATCCGAGGGAACCTTGTCGTTGTCCCGCACTAGGCGCTCGATCTCCTCAGCCACGTCGTCGAAATAATGTTGCTTGTATTGAAAATGACCGCCGCTCATCTGTCACTCTCCACTGCCGGATTGCCCGCAACAACTTCGACCCCCTGTGTCCCAGGCTCCGGCGGATCGATCCCACGCGTCGGAGTCAACGCCTTCATGGGAGTCATCCGGCGACGGCTCGCCACAACCCGCTGCTTCCTCGCCACCTTCGACTCCGCCGACCTCTTGATCCGCTTCTCTTCCCGCTCCATTCCGGTCTTCCTTCGTCCCATCACAGAATCTCCTTGTTCGTGGCACCCTCGCAGAGAATCACGAAGGCCCCGTTATCGTTCATCAACTCCAGGATCTCGCCAAAGGCCCGCAACTGCCAGTCGTGCTCCCCACGCGAGATGTCCACGGACACGGATACGTTCCACTCGGGATGCTCCATCAGCATTTCTACTAGATCCTTCGCCCGCATTCCGCGCCTCCTTGCCCCGTCAGTACGGATCTTCCTTGCAACGCACCCCGTTCCCATTGATGCCGATCACCTGGACCATGTTCGCCCCGACATTGCTGTCATAGGTCACAAATTCATACCCAGACACACACCTCAGACGAATCCGCGCTCTTTCGTTTTTATCCGTGTAATACCGAGTGAAATCAATCAGATTGACCTCTGTATCCGTGTCAGTGTCCGTACCAATCTCGCCATTACCAACAAATGGCCAACCAAACCTCTCCCCCCTTACAAAACTCACAATGTTCAAGATCCCCAGCGTCAAAAGACCGGCTAGAAGCATGAAGACCAGGCAGAATAATACCTTTTGGAATAGTGATTTTGGCTCGTCTGAGAAAATTCCCCAATGTCTTAGGTCCATTTCCTACTCCTTCTGTGGGTACAATCGCACATGTCTTCCCTCGTACTCCAACCGCACACCGGGCACCTTGCCCTTCTCCAACCATACCTTCAGGGAACTAATCGCCGTGCTATCCACGCGGTAATGGTGCTTGATTCCAGGCCACCCATAGTCCACGGTTCCATCCTCGCCAGTCCTCACCTCGCGCCCGACAATGGCCTCCCGCAAAGTACACCCAGGATGCTGGCGCACCTGATCGCGTAAAGCCTGACACGTCTGCTTGTACGGGCTCCATCCGCCACCGCAAGCCGTCCCGGCCGCGAGATACGTCTTCTGCTCCTCGTACAACCACGTCCGCATCTCCGCCGCGCGTACACGGCGATGCAACACGGGACATCTCTCATGCTTCACCATCAAGGCTGGGTTCTCAATCCCAGCCTCGCGCCATAGCATTTTAGACGGATCCCCAACCTCGAATACCCCGATGCCCCAATGACTCAACGCCAATCGGTACACCACACCGTTTCCTCTTTTGGAGCTTTTTTGAGGAACCGCGACAGACGCATAATTCGCGTACTGCGACCAGTAGATCGCCTGCTCCAACACCTCGATCCCAAACTGCACCTTGACCTCAACCGCCCAAACTAACGGACCACGCGTCGCCACGATGTCACACGAGCGCTCTCCACGCCCCTGCCGCACCTCCTGGTACACGTCCCAGCCACCCGCCCTCAACCACGCCACAACCGGCTGAGCAACATCCGTCTCGCTGGCAGGCCACTTCGTCATTGCAACAACGACAACTGCGCAGATTTCGGACGTTCTGCCGCCACCCACACCACCGCATCTCGTTTGTTCCGCGTCTTCCGCCTGCGTCCGCTATCCAAAATCCAATGACGATTCGACATCTCCCAAATCTGGGCGCTCACCGTCTGGTGCGTACACATCAAAGCAGCCTCTGCCTCGTCACAAGTCGATCCATTGGTTCCAGATTCGTAAATATATCGGAAGACACGCTCTCGAATCGTCGCCGAACAGGCCGTCATCGACTCCGCTGCCTGCTCCGAGGTCTCACTACCAGCAACAAACGGCGGCTTACCCTGATAGGATTCTCGCATCCTCTACCTACTTTCCTTGGCTACCTGACCACTACTCACGATATGGATTTTCATCGATCTTTCTCTCATCCGTATCGCTCCCCGCCGTGAGGCAGTCCTGCACGCACGCCTCGCACTCCAAGCAAAATTCATCGCCCTCGAAATCCAACGCCTCGTCGTCCGTGCTGCACGCGACCAACAGCGACAAGCGCTCGTTCTCGCAATAGTCCAGAAGTGAATCCCGGATATTGTTGTCCTCTAAAAGTTGGATGCGAAGTATCGCGTTCTCCGCCTCCAAACGCCGCACCGTCCTCCCGCACCCAGCGCAAAAAACACATATCAAGACCAGCCATCCACAACATGAAACGGCGCTCATTCTCGCCTCCCTCGCGGTGTACATCGCGTCAACGTGTCCACCCATGACCTCGTTCCATCCTGCTTAGCAAGCAACACCATCAATGTGCAGCCGTGTCGATCTTCCAAGCCCACCTTTGGGGGCCTTCCAATATCCGATATCACAGACAACAACGCCGAAGACGGAGACTTCCCCTGCTCCGGCATCTCGACATAGTCAGGACACTGGCACACGTCATTGACCACCGACCGATCCATGATCCAAGGGCACCCGTAGACGTTCATTCCGAAGACAAACCCCACGCCAATCCCAATGCACAACGTGCAGATCGTCGCCACGGTCAACGCCGTTCCCACGCCTCCAACCTCCACATTCAAAGTCGGAGGATCGAGCGGAGCGGAATAAAGTAGGTCCGTCTTTTTTCCCTTCATCTCGCCGCTCCGATCAGCGTTTTACGATCATCTCGACAAGCTTTTCTGTGTCCATCACGATGATGGCTTTCAATTTTGCAACCTCTAGCCTGAGCGCTCCAACCTCGATCAGCAACTTGTCCCGCTCTGCCGCAAGCTCGGCAAACTTCTCCTCGCGGCAATCACACGCATGATGATGCACCGTACAATCTCTACCTCTGCTCATGGCTTTCTCCCTTCATCGATCCGTTCTTCCTGTAGCAGTTGTCGCATGGCAAACGAATTACACACACTCCCCGGCGAGCGCCACTCTTGAAGTTCCCGAAAAACTCCCGGCCCGTGCTCCACATAGGAATTGAACGCGCATGTCCCAAAACGATGCCGTGGAGGATCTAGCTTCCGACGAACCGTTTCGTCCAACGACAGCCACCACTTACAGGTCGAGCAACATCGCTTCTTCACACATCCACCTTATCCAACCTGCACTCCCCATCGAAAGGGAATGATCACAAACCAAAGCGGACTAGGCGCAGGGCCTAAGCACGCCAACTAACGCCGACGCACAATGTTCGTTTTCGGCCACCAGCACAACTTCCAGCGCCGCGAATCAACTGCACCATTGCAGCCGGTTTTCGCAACGCGAGACGCCCCGCGCCTAGATCCAAAAACAACTGAATAGACATCAATCCAGTTCTGTCCAGTTCGATTACCGTCGCCTAAAGACGACGTACCATAGCCACCTCGACCATGATCTGCAAACCGATTTACCACCCCAATAGATAATTTGTCAACTGACTGCTATCGATCACGTCCACCGGAAACTCTCACCCCAATTCGCTCGCCAATCGCAGACAATTGCGACCTCTGCTCATTCATCTTGTCGTCGATGACCTCGACCTTGTTCACGATCCGATCCTGCTGCTGCGAAATCGCCTGTACCGTGGATTGCATGATTCGCTGCTCGGATTCGAGCTTGGTGCTGCGATCCATCTCCACCCGCAACGCCGACTCCTGATCGTCCTGCCGCTGCGTCATGGTCTTCACGCTCACAAACAGAGCCCCCGCCGTGAAAATGATCGGGATGATCCACATGACGATCCGCACCCACGAATCCTTGCTAATCGCAGGCTCATGATGCTGAGGATAGTAGGGGGCAGCGTAAGGGTACTGCGGCAAACGGTATACGCCCGACACCTCTTCCACCGGATTTATCGGCGTATTGTCCCCTGGCATCTAGACCTCCTTTTGGCAATCAAATGCAGCACATAGAACCGCACGGTCAGTGTACTCCTCCCCTCTATTGTTATCGAGAATTCAATCCAGAATCAACGTCGTTCGGCAGTAGTTCACGAAGCACTCGCGGAAAGATCCGTATCGACAGCGGCTATACCAGGATCGACAACATCTTCCCCTTCTTCCTCTTCTTCATCTTCCGAGTCTGCAAACAGATCCAACGTCGCCGCGCCATGAATGACCGTGAGACCTTTCCGATCATCAATGGCAATCAGCTTCAAGCCCAACGTCGTCTCGATCTTCGACAGGTACTCCTGCACCGTGCGAATTCCACTGTTTGTCGCCAGGAAATCCGTCGCAATCAGATCCCACAAATATGCCTTGCGATCCTTGGTCTGCTCGCACTCCGCAATCACAGCCGCACGCTCTTCCGCTCGATCCATGTTCTGCCTCTGTTGCGGATTCGGGCGACCCAGGTTGTAATTCGGCTGACGCTCGCTACCAGCATCCGCACCCTTCCCGTCTGGATCATTGGCAGCTTCCACGGCATTTTGATGCAACATCTCGTCTAGCTGCATCGTCGAACATTCCGTCCCGATCCGCGCCTTCCACTCCGCCGCGTTCTCGGCCGTCACGATGCCAACCAACATGCGCGCCTTGCGCCACCCAAGCTGGCGAATCCACACCTGCACGTTCTTCGGGAGCTTGGTCAGCCACTCCTGTGTGCGAATCAGGTACTGCGCCTTGCGGATCGTGAAATCCAGCTCATTGGTCACGTATTCCGTCCAATTCGTGAACCCCCACAGCTTGTAGTAGGAGCCGTTGAACACCTGGATCAGCGTGTCCGCCAACGCCCAGGAATCCTCGTCACTTCGATCCCTCAAATTTAAAACTTGTTTGCGGATCTCGGCATGCTCGCACACGCCTTCCTCCTCCGGCTGTTCCCTTCCTAGCACGATGAGCCCTTGGTTTTCTTTCGCTGCTACCGTCATCGTCACACCTCCGGCGTAACGCCTCCGCAATCACGTAAGCGTCCGCTATGTTATGGTTGTCAAAGACCAACCCGCGCTCTTTAAGAAGCGGGATGATCCTGTCCTTCTTAACGTTTCCCTTGCCCATGACAAGCTTCCGCGCGCTCGATACCACAACGACCCGTGGCGCGATGTTGTACGCCAACCAAAGCTGCGTCTTGACCACCCCGTTGATCTCTCCGAGGTCTGCCACCGCACCGCCCTGATGGAAGGCGTAGTGCTCCACCCCCGCCTCCCACTCGATCTCTCCTGTATCGTTGACCACGTTCACCGCCTTCACCACGCTGATTACCCGCGACGCAATGAAAATGATGCGCTCGATCTTGTCGCGCGGAGTCGATTGTCGATCCAATTTGTAACCAACAACCTCACTCCGCAAAACCTGCCCTGCCTCGTTCAGCACGACGATCCCAGCCCCCGTGAGCGACAGGTCTAGGCCCAGATAGCATTTCATTTCCCGGCCTTCGCCGCAGCAAAACAGGCATCTCGACAGACGCACTTTCGCGCCCGAGGATCACTCTTGATTCGACACTCGGTCAACTTCGCAGGAAACGCCTCGCCCCTCGTGGCCCCACTCACTGCCGACATGCAGGCTGTCAAATCCACCTGTAAGCATTCGATAGCCGCCTCGTCACGCGCCACGACGTGCTCCGCAATGCTCTCCCTAAGCGACCCAGCGCCCTTGCGCACATAGACGATCCGCGCACGCTCCAAACCGCTCATCCACATGTAGGCTTGCACCTGACGCAAATGCGCGACCATCGGCTTCCCGCCCGCATGCGGATTCACATGACCAAACAATTCCTCCCGGATCGACTTCAGCTCCAGCACCTCGTGCGGCGCGTCCGGCCACGCGAGCACCCCGTCCCACTTGCCAACCAATCGAAAATCAGCAACACGGCCCTTGGGCTCTTGGAACTCCCAGTAATCACCCTCTGGCTTCGGACCCCACCCTCGCTCTGTATGAGGCCCGTGGGTAGCCCCCTCTGACTTCTCCAACACCCCATTCAACTCGCGCTTCCAACACCCCTGGAAGACGCCAGCAAGGCCCGCTGGAAGCATCTCGTCCTGGAAGGCCCTATGATAAGCCGTGCCCACCGCGAAATTGAACAGCGTCTCGGCATCCACCTCTTCCCGCATGACGCCACCCTCTTGCATGGCCATCGCGTAGAGACGCGGACACAGGTTGTGAACGTCCGATGCCGCAAACCAAACGTCCATCGACGAGACATCCGCGATATACGGGCGTCCAGGTCGCCGCATCTTCTCAATCAACGTGTCCGCAACACGCGTTGAAATCTCACCACACAATTGGCGTGTTGCCGCCTGCATGACATCTCCGATCATGAGTCACCTCCTGCCGCGTTTTAATCCGCTAGGTATGGTTTGTCAACCTACCTCAACGGTCTCGTTCTCCGGCTCCGAACGCGGCGCGAGGCGGGAGATGTCCCGCTCCATTTCCTCAAGTCTGAATTGAAGTCGATACAGCTTAGATTCCATCCCGATTCCAGGATAGAGCACGTTGCGGAAGTGCTGCTCCCAGGCATGGGCGTTGGGAAATCCGTCCATCTGAGCATACTGGTCCGTATGGATCATCTGGTCGATGGTGATAGGGCGGATCGACACGAGCACACCCACCGCGAACGGCACCTCCCCGTCATTGGCAGTCAGATACTTCGACGTGAACACAATCTGGCTTCCGACCTCGTGTGGGCACCCGTTGGGGTATACCCGCGTCACGCTCATCGCCAGCCCCTCTTGAATCTGCTTGGTCTCGTACCGAGTGCAACTGAACATCGCTTCCTCCATCAACACGCGAACCCAGGTTCGCGTCGCAACAAGGCATCCTAACCCTTCCACAGGCCGAACGCCAGATCAACCTACTACGTTCCAACTCATCTTGAAGATCCTGGCTCGCACCTGCTCTCCAGTATGTGGAATCCCCATACGCAGTAGCCCGACGCCAACCCAGGCACGTCCCGCAACACGTAGCTGATCACCACAATCACACTCCTCCCCGTGTAGTGCGAATCATCCTGGCCCAATATGCCCTCGGCACACCGCGCAACCGCAGGCACCCACTCCCGTAGCCAGTACACCTTGCCCACCTGATAGTCCCGGTCGTCCAACCTCACCTCGAACCTCTTGGTCCCCTCCAACACCGCCGCGTAATACTCCGGCCAGATCCTCAGATCTACATTCTCACTCGTGAGCAACCTGTCGAGATAAGTCGTCATCGGCTTCTCCAAATCGGCACTGCCGTAGCCACCCGCCACGCCCACCGATTTACCACCCATGTTTATGATTTGTCAACCAAGCCAGGTGACACCGCTCGACTCGTTCTTCAATCGATCAAACCCAACATGATGTTCAGCATCCGCGTCACGTCGCTCTCCATGCCGAAATTCTCCTCGCACTGCTTCTGCGCCAATCGCATGCACTTTACAGCATGCTCCGCGATCTCCGCCGCGTTTTCTGCCGCGTCGATCTCGAACTCTTCCAACGTCTTCTCGGAGTTCATCACAAACGCAGGCGGATCGGCACACGCGGCCAAAAACTCATGCACGAAAACGCCCGCCCAAACATGCCGCTCTCCAGCATTCATAACTCCTCCAACGACCGTGAAAACAGACCCCAACGCGGATCGTCGTCACCAAGTCGAACGACGCGCAGATCCGTATCCGAAAGGTCGCTATTGTCACATGGTATGACCTCGTAAATATAGCCCTCTATCAACGGTGTAGAGTCACCAACGGTCAACTCGGACCGACGGACCTTCATTATCTCTCCGCCCCTCATCACGTCGAGAAGATTGTTTGCCATGCACGCCATTATGAAAATCCTTTCGGTAGGAACGTCTGAGCATTGAACTCACAGCCATCCTGAGCCGTCATGTCCCAAAACAACGCGACAACCCAACAGTCATGCCGCGTCGCGCAATGCCTGGCCAGATCCCTCACCGAACGCCACTCCATCCCAATGAACACGCCAGAAATAATGATGGCCGATCCATGCCTGCCACGCAATATCCGAGTAACCCGCGCATCCCCCACCCAGCGCAACGCCTCCATCCTCTCGAACATGCGTATCGTCCGGGCTACCGCCATGGACCGCGCACTCGTCCCACCCAAAACCAACGTGACCACCACTCGATTGAACATCGACGCGTTCCGTCATCGATCCATATACGGCCACGAAAACGCTGGCAGCACCCCCTGCTTGCCCAAAAAGATCACGACCGACTTTACCAGCGGATCTGAAATACTACCCAACTGCAACCTGTCGCGCTCGTCCTCCAGGATATGATACGCCAACTCGACCCCCGCCTCACCGCACCCGTAGTTCGTGCCCAACTTCGCCGCCATTTCCCGGATGTCCAGCCACTCCCCCGCGTACCAATACCGCAATGCAATGTTGGCGCGAAAGGCCATCGCCTCGTACCGAGCCCGCCATATCTTGTCCGTCAAGTAACGCCACGCGAACCGCAAGCTCCACTGTGTCACATGAACATGCTCATGCACACACCTGGCAATCTCCCCAAACAAATCACGATTCCCACCCATCGGATACCCTGGAATGTAAATGGTGCGCCTGATCGTCGTCGCAAACCGATCCAAAAAACGATCCGCAGGCATCACCCCGAATATCCCCATGCCCCACGCCACGATCCTCATGAACCACGAAGCCCGCTTGCGCCGTCGCCGCGTCCGATACGTTGTATGTAGTTCCTCCCACAGCATCTCGACCAATTCCGCATCGACCCGTCGTCCGACCACTTTTTCACACATGCGGCCTCCTACGTGATCATCGACGCGCCAGAAAGAGCCACTTGAATCTGAGGTTCGGCATCGACAACGGTCACGACCACGACGCCATTCTCTACCGCGACGCTCCCGCCTTCAACCCTCTTCGGAACCGCCATGCCGTGCTTCAAGGCGAAATCTAGCACCGCCTCCAACGCCTCCTGAGCCGTCAACCGATACATCAACGCTTTTCTCGAATCAGCCATCGCTCACCTCCACAGTCAGCATCCCAACTCAATCGCAATCGATCACACACAAAATCGTCCGTATCGCATCATCTACCGCGCAGATCCTGTTCACCGCCGCCCAATAGGACTCCGACCCACTATCGATCACTCCCACCTCCAAATACAACTGGGACAGAGGAATAGCCAGCGCGTCTGGCAATACCTTCAACGCCTCCGCCACAGCGCCTGCTCTTGTAAGGCTTTCCCGGCGCGTCACGTTGAAGCTACCAGAACATTCATCCTCGTGTTCTCCGGTCGATCCATGGTCCGTCACCAGATGCCCCTCGTACACCCACAACCCAGCCTGTGGAGGATCGTCGATTTTCAACAGATTCGACAGCCCGTTCCGATTTAGCATCTCCTCGAACCACGCCTCCGGGCTCAAGCTTCCGTCCTTACCAGGCGTATTGTCAGCCCACAAAGCCACCAGCTCCACATCATCCACGCAACAAAAATCGTCGATATTCACGATGCATCGAATCACCTTGGGTTTGTCCACGATCCCCTCCTGTCAATTCCAGCTATGTGTCGAGAATCCGCTTCTTCCGCCTCGAAGCCAACCATTTGTCAACCACCTCGTCTAATGGAACCCCTGCCTTCCACTCGCGCTCGACAAATGCACTGTCTGGCATTTCAACCTTATTGTATTCACAGTAATACTTGACATTGCTAATGAAATTCGACAGGAGACTTTTCTCCCACTCTTCCTTTTTGCGTGCCATGCGTAAAGTATAGCCAACCGACCTGCATGGGCCAATCAATCCACACGTTCGCCCCCATTTCGTAAGCGCAACAGTTTGCTCGCCTTCGACTGCTCGTATATCTGCCTCCATCGATCCCCGTCCGTGCCAGGACGCCTAGCCAACATCCCCCACAACCACACGCACCCATCCACGATAGGACACGCCAAAAATGGAACAAAATAGAACGCTAATGTACTGCCCTGCGGCCACTCCCATCTCCATGCCGCCAACAAAAAACCAGACATCACGCTCGACACGACAAAGATCTGAACAGACGCCCACCGAATAGGCGCAGTATGCCTATGCCTCGCGGATCCATTCTTCATTGGCGGCCCGCATTCGTACCGTGACCAGTACCAATATCCAAGATGCCAATGCGCCCACGGAATAAACTTTCTAGGATGCCTCCCCTCCCATCTCCACCCATTCCACAGATGCGACAGCTCGTGCATCATATTTTGCCAGAGCCAAGCCACAAGCCACAGTGTCGCCCATACGTACCAATTCATGTGTGAACCTCCGACCGCAGGGCTTCTATCGCCATTTGCCAAACAACAGACTCAACAACCATGGAATCTTTCTCAAGCGTGCAAAGCCACAACCGCCGCTCCAATGCCGCGATGCACTCCGCAACAGCCTTCTTCCGCACGGTTTCCCGTCGAACCTGCATTATGTCCTGGTCCACAAAGACCCGATCCTGATCGTCGGGATTGAGACAACGCACCCCGTTCGGCATAACCGTCTCCATGGCCAAAGCTGATCCGTTTGTTTGGTATCGCAGGACGCCCCTGTCATCGCGGTAGACACCGACGGGAGTCCACAGCGAAAAAGGTTGGTCCTCGTGCCAGTACCATTCCACCGACGACTCCGGCGGCATGTGACCAAATTTATCCATCCAGTTTGGCATCCCATCACCTGGCATCCAACAAATGGCACGCATCCTTCGAAATCATGTCGATCTCCTGCGATTCAATTCCAACGGAACCAAAGGAGGTAAACATCCATGGCACGTCGGCACCGCCCACCGCCGTCGATCCTCCTCGACTAGCTCCCCACAGGTGCAACACTTGGAATTGCCCTCCAGCTCGTCCACCCGACGACGCATGGCAGAAACACATCGACAATGACCATGGGCATTCCCGCACCCATCCTCCAAAACCTTCTGATACTCCGCCTCCATAGCCTTGATTCGCGCCCGTGCATCCCCAAGCGTCGCTTCAAGCACATTCTGCTCGACCATCAAGTCTACCAGCCTCGTCGGGCTCGCATCGCCGCCAATCGAAACATTGATATATGACGAGATCCGCATGGCATCTTCCATGGTCATGAAAAACTGAATGCAGGTGTCTTCACTGTCTCCGTTTGGTAGCTCGATCTTGAAATAGCGTTGGTTGGAATGCGACTCGATCCGACAGCGAATATTCCCGAGATCCAGAACCGCCATCGGCTCACCTGTCCTTTCCGTTCCTACCCTGATGCCTTCGTAAGCATGTCACACCAGAAGACCATCGGCATCATCTACGAACCGAACCGCGACTGTCCCCGGTAACAAGATAGTACAATTGGCACGCCTGGCACCACTCTGCATCGTCCGGCCCGCGCCCTCCACACGTACACCAGATGTCCACCTCTTGGCTCAACTGCTTCCGCCATTCACGCTGCTGAGCAAGCCCCTTCTTCACGAGCGCGTGCATCCACTGCGCCATCGGGTAGGAGGCCACGTTCGTCTCCTTGGCAAGGAACCGATTGATCGTCCCGTCCCCCGACACCAACGCACTCTGCTCTTGGTTCATATCGTCCAAGACCGACGTCCACTCCGCACCAACCCCAATGGACATAGCGATCTGCATCTGCCTCTGTCGAGCACGATCCTGTACTTCAGTGGTGTCCAAAAAAATCGTGCCGTCCCCCCTCATGACATCGCCTTCCGGCGCACCGCGTATCGGCACCGAGTCAACGCACAGCATGATGCCCTCTGCCGCACATACCCACGCCGCCGATCCCAACGCGACGAACACTGGACTCCCGTCTGGTTCGTGGCGATACCGAACCATCCCCCCATCCTCATCAAATAATCGAAATACTTGCCAACGCTGAAGTGTCGATAGCTTTACCTCATGCCACAACCCATCATCTTCCAGCACCTCGCCTCGCCATCGACTATCGAGAAACATCGAAATGCATCCCCATCCTACCCCCGATCTGTCCGCGCCCCCGCATATCAGTTGATCTCGATCATGGTCACTTTGCTCCGTACTCCAAGATGACATCGCACGACTTGCGGCCATCCTCCTCAGTTCGCTCGTTCAGGGGAGACAACACGCGGCACGAATTCGAGGCACACCACCCTGTCTCCAGCCAGACCTGTGTAGGCTCCCCGTTGGGCCGCTCGTCCGGCACATCCGCCAACCACGCCTTCAGCTCGCGCACCGTCACGCCATTCGCATTTTCAAAAATCTTGGTCATCTTTCCCTCATTCCGGCATTATAAAAGTCCTCGAACGCCCGCCCCAGGTACGCCCTGCTCACGGGGTTGAGTGCCTCCATTTTATCGATCAATTCCCAATGCCCGTACCCACTCTTCCGCAGGTTGCAGTAGGCCCGGTAAACGCCACGAAGCGTCCCCTGCGTCACCACGTCCCGGTACAGATCGCGCAATTCCGCACTCTTCTTCGCCAACATCAAACCATTGGCTTGCTCCATAGCCTCTTGCACGCACTGGACCGCCAACAACTGGTCATAGTCCTGCGCCGCCCGCTGCGCCGCATCGAGGTCCGGGAACGTCCCGAGGTTGCTCCAGGCCCCCTTGGTGCGTGCTACTCGCAGTATCTCATCCGCGTAAACGTAGGTCGCGCCCGTGCCCACAGAGATCGCCTCGCGCCGCCCCTTCTTCCCGCGTGTCCACGTCAACGCTGGTATCGGAATCATGTCCATTTGCAGAGATCCTCCTACGTCTGAGCCACGAACAGTCCTGCTCCCAATGTTGTAAATGTCATCCAATACACGACCCAGAAGCACCCGTGCGATCTCGATCTCAACACTGGCATCGGAATCATGGCCATCTCCATCATCCATTTCGCTTCCATCCGTCCGGCAAGAATCCCCCGTTGACGATCCACTCGTCAAGCGCCTGGAAGAGATCCCGCGCCCGCTCGAACTCCTGCGAATCCCAGACCTCGGGGTCAACGTCTGCAAACAGTTTTCTTAGTTTCTTCAGTGTTTCATTGTGGTCCATCGGACACCTCCGTCACGAACATGGCATCGAACACCTCTGGCGACAAAACGAACCCATGCCGCCGCCCCTCGACCAACGCGAACCGCACGATCCACTGCCCCACGTTGGCGTCCTGCTCCCAATGATCGCGATTCGTGAACCGCACCGCCCGATCCTTGGGTAGCAACCGCACGCCGACCACCGTGCCCTCCATCCACGCCGCCACCTCGGCGAGGTTATCTACCGTGACCTGTGTTGCCTCCACCTGATACCGCAACCGCACGCGCGTCATGACCGCACCTCCGCCATATGGATGAGCAAATCGTACTCACACGTCCTTCGGAATATATCCAACGCCCTCTCAACGGGGTCCGTGTCCGGCACGGCCTGTCGAATCACAATCGCGCTCTTGCCCAGGCCCGTGATGCGCCCCCGCATGTGCCACTGCATGGTCACCGGGTCATGGGTTGCCCGCATGGAAACCGTCCCGCGCACGCCGTCCAGATCGAAGGCGGCCGTGTGAATGCCGTCCTCCTCTTTCGTCCACTCCAATCGCATGACTCGCCCCTCCTAGCCGCACTCGCGTGCGTCCTCCATGGCCTCCAGCACCGTCAGCAACCCCAGCAGGTTACCCAGGCGCGTCTTGCCGTCCTGACGTATGAACCCCGGTATGCACAACCCGCGCAGCAGATCCTCGACCACGACGAGATCGGAACCGTCTACGCCCACGGCTTCGTACACCAGGCGAACGGCCTCTACCGAATCGGTGGGCAGCATGTCGAATCGTGCGATCTTGAACCCGCCATCATAGTACCCCCCATCGACAGTGTTGATGTCCTCGCCCCAGCAACGCCCCTGGAGCAGCCAGTACCCCGGCGCAGTTGGACTATCGTGATCATCGAGGTCCAACAGGTCCGCCAGCCCTATCGTGTTCACGTCCTCCACGAACCACCCCACATCGCTCAAAACGTCTGGCGCTTTCCGTTCCCTATTTCCAAATATCGCAACCACCGCCGCCTCGTCCGCGCAATCGCCGATATGAATCACCGCCGTAACCGTGCCGCTCTGGCTCATAGCTCCTCCTCGGGAATCACGGGGTCCGCATCCACCATAATTCGCAATTCCCCCTCCTTGCCCCCGTTATACGTCCCCTCGAAGGCGTCCCGTGCCGCCCGAAACACCGTGACCTGCATACCTGCCCCGCACTCCATCACAACCGGCGTCCAGTCGGGCGGCTCCCACATGCGGAACACGTCTCTCTTTCTGATGTCCGCCAACCGGCACGTCTGCCACGTCCCGTCCGCCTGCTGTCGATCCACGCGCCGCAATGTCTCACTCATATGTCCTCCTCCCGATCCTCGTACTTCGCCATGTGCCAGACGCCACACGCGGGGCAGCACCTGTCATCGTCCGGGCCGTAGCCCCCGCACGAGCACCACTCGTTGACCGCCAGGCGCAACCGCCGGTCCCACACCTTCGCATGCTGCTCCGCCATGGCCCCGACCAGCCTGTCAACGCCCCGCAAGGGTAGCAAGGGCAGCTTGATCCGTACATGCTCCCCCTCGACCACGACATCCGTGCTCGGCGGGCTCACCACGATGAAAACGCGACACCCATCCGGTTCGTTCTGCCACCGAATCGGCCTGCCCTCTGACTCGAACACGCGCACGACCTGCCCCTGCTCCAAATCCGCGATCTGAACCGACTCCCAAAGACCTGCATCTGTCAACACCTCCACCCGCCACGTTGCATCCATCTAGTCCTCCGCGTGATCCCACGTTCCGATGCGGCATTCTTCCGCAAACTCCGCAAAGCCCGGGCAGAACTCCAGCTCCCGCATCGACACCTGATCCGCCATGCACTCCTCGCGCAATCTCATCAGATCCCGCCTACACGCCAAAGTCCGCGCCTCGCAATGCTGCGTGCCTGTGCGATGGAACTCCGACGCCTTCGCTGGACTCCCAGGAAACACCGCCTCGAATACCAGCGCCGACGCCACAAACCCCACCATCCCAAGTGTCGCTACAAAGAATTTCATCCGTGTTTCCTCCGGCTCGAATGCCCCCGATCCGACCCCTGCAAATTATAGATAACCGACCAGCCCCGGTACGTCGGCGATGCCGTCCGGCCCCCGCTCTCCCGCTGTGTCTCCGCCTCCATCTCCAGCTCGCAATCAACACACGGATACTCTGCATGGGACGTCACTCGCGCTCCGCACACCTTGCAAATCGGCAGCGACAGATAGCAGGCAAAACAGTACGCGCCCGCCTCCGTCTCGCGCACCTCGTTTTTCAGCGCGTTCAACCGCACCATCGTATGCAAGTGCCCCGTGCGATGCACATACGACAGCGATAGGCACCCGCGACACGGCTCCCCCGGCACAACAGCCGCCGATCTCCACTGAGCAACTAAATTCATCCTCACCTCACCTCGACTGGCCGTTCTTGATCCTCAAGATCTCCTTGACTTCCTCTATCGACAGCTCATGTTGCTCGTCCTTCGACCCCAATATCTTCTTCACGTCCGCCACAAGCTCGTAGCACCCCTGACACCGAGACGGGCACTCATCCAGACGCTTGGGCCTACGTGTATCGCCGTCAGATCGGCGCGTACAGAACTCAGCGGCCCGCTGCCAGATGTCCAACTCTTCCTGCGTGCCCGCCAACTCGGCCTGGCACGTCACCAGATCCATCTCGCAGGCGTTCCATCCCTGGACCTCCCACCCCTTGGGAACTGGCGCCACGGGCTTCGCCGGTAGAAAGATCACCCTGCCGATGATGATCCCCAACACCCCCATGCCAAGAGAAATAAAAAGCAACGCTCCCGTCGTAACACCCCTCATAGCTCCTCCATCGACTGGATTTTAAGCATCGCTCTGCCTAGCTCTAGCTGGCAATTCACGAGGTCTTGCTCTAGGTCGGATTGTGTTTCTTTTAACTCAATGACATCTTTCGACGGGTAAAATACGATAAAAGACAATATGATACTAAACCCAACCGTAAACAGTATTAAGGAAACCCAAAATATCAAACGCAAATCCTTCTCGATAGCAGCTCGTATCCAATCGCTCATGGCTCCTCCTGCGCGGCATTCAACGAAGCTCTGCATTTCTCCAATTCGGCCCTGGCCTCTTCGCACCCAGCGACCGAACGATAGTGGTAAATCACTCCACCCAGTATGATCCCTATGAACAAGAGAAATATGCCGAACAGAAACACCTTGACCAGATCAACCATGGCGTCTCCGATTCCTTGTCCCCAGCTCATGGCTCCCTCCATTGCTCGCCCAAAATCAACTCCAGGTACTCCGAAGCGATGACCCGATCCGACAACTTATCCAACTCGGGCAACTGGTCGTAAGGCGTCCCCGCCTGCCTCTCCCACTTATCAATGCACGCGGCATCGCATGTCCCCCCCGGTCGTGGTTCCAACCGCACCAGGCTGTTCTGGAAGTGCATCCACGTCGCCCATACTTCATGCGCCTTCGCCGCCACCCGATCGCGCAGCGCCTCCCGGTCTAAGACACGCTCCTGCCCCTGCCAAATCGACGGCAGGCCGTTCCAGTGCTTGGCGTCCAGGATGTCCAAGGGGGCCTTGTCTTTCGAGATCGGTCGCTCCGTTAGCAGCTTATCCCAATCCGGCGTGCGCAAAGAACGCGGATCCCCTGGCCGAATGGCCGCACCAGAATCGCAACCAATCCCGTAAGACTGCTCCTCTCGCGCCTCCTTCGCCCGCGTCACCTTCTCCACGACCTCTTCAATCGCGGTGCGCGCCTCGTCCAGCTTGGCCTTGAGATCGTCCCGATCCGCCACAAGCTCCCAAAGCTGTTCAGACGCCGACAGAACTCGCCAATAAGGGGCACCCGTCGTCGCATGCCCGCCCGCCTTTTCCAGAATCGAGAGGATACGATCCACCTCTTTCCAGCCCCGATCTCCCTTCGCCTTGTCCAGATCGACCTGTAGCGCCGCGATCTTGACTTCCGCCTCCGCGCACGCCTTCCTCTCTTTATCCCGCTGCGCGACCAGCGTTGCTATCCGCTCCGCCACCGGGATCATCACCCCGGCATCCGTCGTCACCCCGTCTGCCGACACGGTCGCCGCCTGCTCCTCGGGCGTGTACGGTCGCCAGTCCGGCACCCCAGCCTTGTCCAATTCCAAGCGAGCCGCTGTCCATCGCTGGTCCCAGCGCTCGAACTCGCTGCGATCCTTCGCCATGGCATTCCGTAGATCCGTCAACTCTCGTTGTAACCGCTCCACATCCCCTTCGTGGTGGCACGCTCCCGGATCGCAACCGATCCCACAAGACTTCGCATTCGCCTCCCGCTCTGACATAGCCCAATTCAGAGACGCCACTAAATTCTCTATCACTGGGCGTGTCTCCTCCAAGTTTGCCCTAAGATTTCCCCGATTAGCCACCAACGCCTCGACCTGCTCAGAATAAATCTCAACCTGCTTCCGCGCCTCGCACAACCGAAGTCGATACTCTCCCAACTCTGCCAAGACGTTCAGCATCCGTTCTGCCAACGAATACCGATACGGCGGCAACACGGCGATCTCCTCCCCGCTGAGCCCCTCAGTCTCCTGGGCAGACATCGGACGTGATTCCCTGTACCCAGCAGTGCTCAATATTTGATGCAGATCCCTCAACTCACTGTTGTCTGCTGGCACCGCATGTGACTTGTCCTCACGCTCTACCCAATCCCGTTTTCGCGCCAGCCGCTCGCCTGCCAGCAACGTCTCCAGATCTCGGATCTTCTGCCACGCCTGCGTCCCGTCCGGCACCGCCACCACCGGCCCGATGGGCACCCAGCCCGCGAACTCCTGCACCTTGACGCCCCCGTGGGGGTGGCTCACCCAAATGTTCTTGGACCCGTCCCGCACGACCTGATACACCGCCCGCTCCGGTCCCGTCGTCATGCCAGCCCGCTCGAACCACCACCACCAGGGACGTCCCGGCTGTACCTCGTCGAACTGCTGGCCAGACTGCACTTGTCCATCGCCGCCCACGCCAGGCATCTCACCCGATCTAGTCGTCATCGTAGGCAACACAAATGGCACGAACCCAGGTTCGCCTCTAACCGGAGGCTGCGGCACCGCCTCAAATGACTCGACCCGACAAACAAGCTGGGCATCCCCCACCTCGACCGGACGACGAGACCCGACAAAGTACATCCACAACTCGCCATTCTCGTCTCGTCCCACCACTCGCGCCAAAGGCTCAGTTTTCCCAAGTTGATGTAAGTACACCCGGCAACACGATCCCGGATCGATCCCGTCAAACACGGCAAACGGATCTTTGCTCGACTTCGGCATTTCTGTCCCGCTCCCATCCGTCACCCTCTTCAACTGCTCGGCCAACCACGCCTCCTGCGCCAACGTCTCCGCCATCTTGCCAGTCAAACCATCGAGCGGCGGCGGATAGAACTGCGACACCTCCATCGGCACGCGCGGCAACGCATCCCCGTTCGCATTGGGCACCAGGGGCTGCGCTGCAATCATGTCCTCGGACCTCACGGTGGGTGACCGACGTTCGCACTGCGCAAACGCGTCCACGATCCGCTCCCAGTTGCTCGTCGTCCTCTCGCTGGGCACTAGCGGCGGCGCCTCCACGCGGGCGGGCACCCCCTGCCCATCGAGGACGACGGGGATCGGATTCCCCTCCTGCCCAGGTTCGGGCCGCAGGACCAAGCCGATCCCGCCAGATCCCCCGCCCGACTCGATCCCGATCACCCAGTAGAGGCCATGGCTCCAATACACGCGGTCGCCAATCGCCACCCCGGGCATCTGCATCGCAAGCGACGCGGGCACATTCAAAATGAGGCCCCGGCCCTTGACCACATGCTCCTGACATCCCGGTTGATCGTCCAGGTGCCAGGCGTGCGCTTGCTTGATCATGTCGTCTCCCCTTCCGTAAACGTGTACCGCCAGCGCCCCACCCGCCGCAGCACCGCCGGGCCATGGTCGCCTGGCAACCTGTTATTGCTCACGCCAACGTGGCCCTCCAGCAGCCGCCGGAAGGCCCCCTCGTGCCGGGCGTCCCCGCTCACCCGCATGTAGGATTTCCGTCCCGCGTCCAGGCGCGCAGCGAGGTCGCCCACGCTGAAGTCGCCCATGCCCTGGTCGCGCCACCAGCGATGCACGCCCCGCAGCGTGAGGAAGCTCTTCGGAGAACTCCAGAAGACGTGATGCTGCCAGACGTCCGACCGATGCCCGCTGCCCGCCTCATCCGCGTCCCAGGTCACGATGATGCCCACCTCGGGGCCGCGACAGCCCAGCCCACTCGGCGGGGACTCGATGTGGCTCGGCAACTGCCAGTGGATCTGCTGCCGCCCGAGGGCGCGAATGAACCCCGGCCCCGTCTTGCACCCAAACGGATCAAGCCCGCTCACATGGATCGCGCTGTCTCCCCGCGTCACCATGTCGAAGCCAAAGATGTCCTGAACACTTGGATCGCAGTCGTCGACCCGGCTGCACTCGATGTCGCAGGGGTAGCCCAGAATACTCTGGGAGCGAAACAGCCCGTAGATGCGCGCGTCGCCCACCGCGTCCTCGGGCACCGTGTAGATCGACCCTTGTTCGCGCCCGTGCTCATCTCTGGCCATGATCTCCTCCGGGGCCTCGGCATCCCGCCGGGCATCTCAAGGGACTGGCTTAGCGCCTTTCGCGGCGTTCGTCAACCGCTATCCAGCCACCTCATTGTACTGAAAAGATCCGTCCCGAAACCGCACCAGGCGAAAGCTCGCCGCGCGGCTCTTCTTGAAAGACTTCGCCTCTTCTATCGTGCAAGGCGGCACGAAGGGCTCCCGGATCGCACGCCGGTACACCGGCAGCAGCGGCACCATGACATCGCACTGATCCCGCATCCCATCACGCCAGAGAAATAACGCCTTCATCCGTAACCGTCCTCTTCGTCGATCTTCCCCGTCTGTCGCAGCGCTCGACACGCCTCGAAATGAACGCTCAATGTATCCTTTGGCCCGTCGCCCATCCAGAAAATATTCTCGTGGCGCTCCCGTATTTATTTCGCCCCCTTCGCCTGCTCTTCCAGGAGCCACACCACCCACCCGTACAGCTTGAGTTGCAAGTCCACGTCCGCCGCATCGTACCAGTCCGCCAACTCGTCATCGTGCGCCTTGAGCGCCTTCTCGAACCCGGCCAGCACGGCATAGATCCCGTTCTGCTCGCCCTGCTCGGCCTGCCAGCGCTCGATCAGCGTCCGATACCGCTTCTGTTCCTCTTGCGTCATCGTCGTTTCCTCAGTTCTTCGACCTCGACAGGCGTGGGCACTCGCCCCTCTCGTTGAAAAGTATTCAGACCGCAACAGCACCCCTCGCCCGCGTAGAGTGCCTCTGCATGAGGCGGGCTCATCGCAATCAAGTGGCACCGCCACCGCTGCCCATCCCAGAACAAATGCTTGCAGTCCTGGCCCGGATCACATGTCCCATAAACGCACGGCGCTTTTCTACAACAGAAGTCAACCGCACCCGATGCAAGGTCTACCAACCTCTTGCATACGGGTGCCAATTCCTTTCTCTACTCCCATGGAATCGTCCTCTCCTGTATCTCGTTCAACAGCCACGTCCGCAGCTCTCCGATCTCGTCCAACGTCGCAATGGACAGCAACACATGCTTCTCCCTCGTACGCAACCGCTCGTCCAACTCCAGAAGCAGACCGTGCATTGCCTCTGCCCGCAGACAGAGGTCCAATTTCCTATGCTCGTCCATCCCAATGACGACATCGCCCAGATCGAACGCCAAGGTCACTCTCATGGGTGGCTCCGCTGGCACGGTCCGCTATTCACCGGGTAATGGCAGATCGGGCAAAGCCCAGCCTTCTCATCGGCCAGCCGCTCTCGCAACTTAGCCATCGCACATCGCCGGTTCTCAAGGAAAGGGGCACGCTCACTGCTCTCCACCACGATCCGCGACGGCACATGCAGGATGCGCACGGCATTGGCATCATCGGCCACGCTGCCAGTAGACCGCCACCGTTCGATCTTCAAATCAGAAACCTGGATCAATTCCTCATTTTCAAGATCCTGCTTCGCCTTGTACTCTTGCACCAATCCGTATATGGCCGCCTCGATCTTCCGCCGTGCCCAGTTCTGCACGCTCTCCAGTGACGCCAAACTCGGCACACCATCCCGTGACCCCAACTCTATGTCACCACGCTCATGCGCTATCGCCAGCCGTTCGTCCTCGGAAAACTCTAACGTGAACATCACCTTCATAGCGTCTCCTTCGTCTGCCCCTTGCAGATCATCTCCTCCAACTCCGCCTGCGTGTCCGCGTGCATGCCCGCGATCACCTGCTCTCGACATTCGCCCTGCATCGCCAGTCGCACCTGGGCTTGCAACACGGACGGCAACACCGAGAGGCGCACATAGGACTCGATCTCCTTCACTATTGTGACCTGTGTTCCTCCATCCTCTGTCATATCCACCCGCTCCCAGCGCTCCCGTCGTGGATCCTGCACCATCACAAAGACGCACGTCGGCGGCGTCTCGCGGCGTTCCACACTGACCACCCCATGCAGAGATTCTATCTTTCGCATCCACTCACCTAGCGCTATCGGGTCCACACGAACCTGGGTTCGCCTGTTAAAAGTCATAGCTGATGAAGTTCCCGGCATGCGCTTTCGGGCGCTCGTCCTCCCAAAGGGATACGGATACGCGACTCCACCACCCCCGCTGCCCCGCGTGACACGTCCCCGGATCGTCCGTCCCCGGATCGTCCTCTAGCAACTCCGCGTACACCTGCTCTCCCCGACAAAATAGCAACCGCGCCGCCACGAACCGCGCTCTCCCCGCCCCCGCATGGCGAAACATGGACCCCCGGCGCAGCCAGAATTTCGTCCCGAACTTCATCATCCACACTCTTCGATTTCGGTATCACCCCAAACCAACTCATCAATACAAGGCCACGCAAGGATGACCCCAGTAGGAATAGAAATCCCACCGTTACTGTTCCCGCGAACTTGTTTTACAAGATCCCATGCCCTCTTATATGACTCGTCCTCATTTTCTGCCTCGACATCAAACCGTAAACCCACCACCGCGCTCGCCTCAACTTTCCACTTGCTCATCGTCGTTCTCCTATCTCTACCAAGGGAACTAAATCCATATTGTCAGGTTCCAGGTGATTGTGTGCTCGCAAGATAAAATGCAAATCAGGTGCCGCCTTCGCAGCAATTGCCAAGATCTGATCCCGTTCATCCTGCGTATTGTAACAACGCAAGCGCTCTTGAATCTTGAAGTGTGCAAATTGCGCTTGTTGCACGAGTTCAGCCAACGGAATCATCGACATGGTTTGCTCCTGGATAGTGGCCGCTTTCCTTCAGAAATCTCACGAAGCCCTCGTATACCTCTCGATCCTGCGTGACCTCCCGCCCATACACGAAGAACTTGCCATCCGCACAAATCCGCACTGCCTCTTGGCTTGGTTCCCCAACGCAAAACGTAATGGAATTGTCAGGTTTTTCTTGACTCATGACTCCTCCTCCACAGTAAACTCTTGCCCAGACTGAGACTGATTGTGAATGGAAAACAACGCCGCGATGAGTTGCGACTCATCCGCGATGACCTCTTCATTCTCTCCCTGCTCGGCGATCTTCTCTTTGAGAAAAGCAACGGCCGGACTGTCTGCCCCGAATACCGCCGTGGCATTGTCCAAATGGTACTTCAACGTGCCGCTCATTTTTGCTCCTTATGGTTCATCTATGCGCGAACGTCGGCGTGAACTTGTCACACCCCGTCGCCCGCACCTCATCCCTCGCCACGAACCGCGCCTCCCGCTGCATGCTCCCATCCTCATCCACCCAGAACGGCACGTCCGCCGTACACTCGCCACCCACCGGATGCACAGTCGCCTGCCAGTGGTGACACTCACCGCACCGCCGCGCCCACTGGATACTCTGGCTCATGACTTGCCCTCGACAATCTCCCCTATGGGCGTCCCCTTGCAAGTGACAACCTCCCGATCCGGCGCCCCCAACGCCCCCCGGATCCTCTCCACGTCGAACCAGACGCACCACTCTCCGCAGTAGTCCACATCATCAAAATGGGACAATGGACAGCTCAACCGCTTCCATGCCTTCTGCCCGTTAATGGTCATTTCGGTCTCAACACTGGTCGCAACCATATTTGTTGCCCACACTCGTCGCACCTTCTTCATGATTCCTCCTCCATGCAGGTCTCCATGAACAGCAACGTATTCATGAGCGTTCTCAGCCGGTCCCGGCCGATAGCTTTCCCATCCTCCGTAGAGGCGCAGGTGAGTTGTCCATAGATCCCCATTACACACAGCAAATCCGGATCGTCAGGACAGACCTTTTTGAGCAGCGGCAGGATGTCCCGCACGGGCTCCGCCGTCTCAATCTCGAAGCCGCCATCCCATTCGCCGTAGTAGTCTTGATCACTCCAAAGATGGCCTTCGATGAACCAGAACCCCGGCTGGAGATCGTCCCAGTCTTTGAGGCCAAGTGTCTCAAGCAGACCGATGTTGCCCATCTCGTAATCCCACCAGTCCGACGCCACCTTGTCCGCCCAGATGGCGATGACGTCCACCTCCACCTCGCTGCGCTCCTCGAACGGATGCACCTGGATCACCAACGACACCTGCTTAGCCATGGTCCCCTCCACAGGGTCGTTCCTCATCCGGCGGACAGATGCAGTACGAGTCCCGGAACGCCCCGACCGGCCACCGATCCCGACACGCGGGACACTGGCGCTCCACTGGCCATCCCACCGCACAGAAACACCCTGCGACCCTCTTGTGGCAGTAGCCACCAGTCGCCAAAACCACCTCGTCAACCTTCCCGTTATCCATGCCTCACCGGCCCATCTCCGTACACGCCCGAGTCTCCCAGCTATCCTCGCCTGGCTCGCCCGTGGGCGCTTCCTCATGCGTTGACCCCGGATCGATGCCCCGTCTGAACCCCTCACGCTTCACATAGAAGTCCACATCAAGCGCCTTCGCCGCTGCCTTCACGAAACATAGCTTGCAGTAGTAGGTGGACCCCGTCATGCCGCCCAACAACCCACCGCTGATCCCCTCCAGCAGACCGCCCCACAACCGCGCGAAGGTCTTGCCGTTCGCGTCATGCAGGGTGCCGCACACGATGCACTTCACCGAGTGAACGATCCCGTCCACATTGTCATACGCCGCTTCCCACGATTTCACATCCGACCCACTCATGTGTCCCTCCGTATGGTATTCCGCACCTGATGCCGCCGCCCCGCCTGCCCGTATCGCCGGTCCTCGCAGGCCCGACACAGCGCCCGCGCCGTCCCCGGCACCCGCACCGTGATCGTGTCGCCGCTCTCGGGGTGCAGCCCCCGCAGCTCGCTGACCTCGCACGTCACCACGTCCGCCGGGGCGCCGCAGTCCTCGCACGCCTCATTCCACGCCATGACCGTCTCCTCCCGCCGCGCACGCCATCATCTCGGCGATCACCTCTTTATCGATCTCCCGCGCTATCCGTTCAGTGAGGCCCACGTACTTGCTCGCCTCCAACCTTTCCTCGACTGGGTAGGCCATCTGCACGAGCGCCTCCACGATGGCCTCGTTCGTCATCCCCGCAGGCGGCCCATACCCCGTGGCCCGCTCATACAGGTAGCTGGCCCGGCCCTGCCGCAACCACGGCGGCGCGGGATTCGTGGACCGCCCTGCCCCGGTGTGCATGTTGATCTCTTGCCGCAACTGCTCCCGGTAGCACCGCGCCCCAAACAGCGCGTCCGATTCACCCTCTCGTCGTTTCACCGGCATGCCGCACCCCTCTAGTCGATCTCCAGCCCGTTGTTCGGATCGGGATCGGGCACGTACTCCGGGCGCGTCCCCCGGCAGTCCGGGTACTGGACGCACCCCCAGAAGACATGCTGATCCCGGTTCCGCGTCCGCAGCACCATGTTCTTGCCGCACAGCGGACACGCGGGACGATCCTGGAGACTATTCATGGTCACCTCCCTGGTCACGCGGCTCCTCACGCGCCGCCAACTGGTCCAGGTCACGATGCGCGGCCCAGCCCACATGCCCGCAATCCTGGCACCGATACTCCCGCGCCAGCGCCGAACTACGATGCCCGCCCGTCCGCCGACGATTCCTCGTCCGTCCCGTCAACGTCACATCGTTCGCCATGCCCGTGCTCGCCAATGACATATTCTCTGCCCGAAATCGCATGGTATGGCGATGCCGACACGCCGAGCACCTAAACACGATGGGCGTGGCCCCCATCAGGACTCCTCCAGACACGAGGCAAACCGCTGCCAGTCCACCCCGCTGAACAGCTCCAGGGTCAACCTAATGATCCGCAAGCGTACAGGACACACGCCCGTGACGGACCCCATACGCCCCGAGGCCCGCCGTAGTGCGTTCTCCACGGGTTCATACACGGGACGCTTCGACAGCTCCTCCCAGGCCAAATCCAAGTACGCCTGCCAGGCGTAGTGCATCTCCCACAAACTGATGAGATCCCACGCCAACGACGTGGCATTGCTATCACAATCACTCAGCAACGCCGCGTGCAGCCCCTCGCCCAATGTCTCTCGCGTCACCATGCTCGCCTCCTCAGATGCCTGCGCCGTCCTCCTGCGCCCGCCGCCGGGCCACGTCCCGCGCCCGGTTCCGCTCGCAGGGGCGACACCGCCACCGCCCGTCCATCTCCGGCGCGTCCGGGTATCGCCCATGCCAGGCGTCGATGTCCGCCAGCACGGACGGCACCACCTTCTGCATGCCGCACCGACTCAGCGCCGCCCAGAACCCCGTGCCGTCCGGGCGTTCCACGTACTCGTGCCAGTGCGCGGGCCGGTCGCCCCGCAGACCGTACCATCGCCCCTTCATAGCTTGCCGCCATCCGCCGACATGCCCCGCGCATAGGCGTCAATCCGCTTCAAGATCCCCCCAATGGGCAACTTGTCGCGGTAGGCCATCGCACACTGAGCAGCATCCGCCCGCGCCTCGTTCCGCTCCGCCTTCATCTTCACGAGCGCGTCCTGCGCATCCCGCAACTTTGCCTGCCACCTCTGGTCTAAGTCCTGCGTCTGCCACAACTGCCTCTCGTATCTCTCACACCATGCCCGCGCCGCCTCGTGCTCCACGTCCCGCTGCGCGATCAGTTGTCCGATGCTCTCCACCTGGGCACGCTGACTCGCCAACACCGCCTCGTCCCATCCGCTCTCCCACGCTATCGTGGCCAAGACCCGCGCGACTTCCTCATCACTATCGTCCCGATGGCCCCACCGACTTGTATTGCCAGGGTCGATCCGGTCCAGGCACGCCCGCTTCACCTCCCCATGCCGCGCCTCAGCTACCTCATGATCGTTCGCAAATTCCATCGGGTACTCCATGGCGTCCTCCTATTTCTTTTCCCGCCGCTTGCCCAGCCGATCCGACGGCAACTCCCGGCCCAGCGCCTTCGCGGCATCCCGAAGCGGCTCCCACTCGTGGAAGTTGGCCGACCGCTCCCACAGGTCCAACAGACGCGCATAGATCACGTCGTCCGTCTCTTCAATCGTCTCCACCGTGATGCGCCAGCGCCGAACATGGACCTCACGATTGAACACGTCATAGGCTGCCTGCTCCAACCCGCGCAACAGGAAGTGGCTGGGTTGCCGGAAGGTCTCGAACACCAGACGCTTCGGCTCCTGTGGCGGCCCCTGTCGCTTACCGCGTGCCATGCTGCCTCCTCATCCGTTCGCTTGACGCACACGCTTCCAAAACGCCATCTGCCGCGCTGCCTTCCGATCCTCCCGATTCACCTTCCGTACAGACTCCTCCCGCCAACACCGCTGCCAGTCCGCCCGAAAAGCGTACCTCCGCTTCAACGTCGTCATGCTCGCCTGGTTGTCCGAGCATATAAACTGCCAAATATCATGCCAGACGACGCTGTAGCGTACCCCCCGTGGAGGTCGCCACGTCAGGGCGTCCGCCTGCACGATCTCCAGCCGGTCGCCCCAGCGCTCCCGCAACGTCGGACCAATAAGCGCGATCACGTCCGGCTCCAGCTCGATTACCGTCACCCGCGTCACGGATTGGATCGCCAACAGCGCCTCCGTGACCAGGCCAAGCCCGAGACCAGTCACCAGGCAATGCCCGCCAACCGCCCCAGCATGCCGAATGGGCGCGGAGTGATCCCCCACCTCGCTCGGCGTATCGCTCATCCAGATCCCGCCCGGCCCGACCAGCCGGACATACGTGCCTGGATTCACCGGCAACTGCCGCACTCTTGAGAACGCACTCCGCATGTTCTCGATCCGAGCTTCGCACTCACTCACGACGCAACGCTCGACGCGCCACGCGCCCGACTGACCATCTGGAATCGTACACGGCAAAAACATTCTTCAGATCCTCCACTGGCATCGCGCCAGGCATCAACCCTGTTTTTAACGTCCTATTTAGTGTTTGTCAACAATTACCTATCGCCATCCTGCGCCTCCATGGTCAAGCGCGCCATGAGGCACCCCCACTGGATGTCGATCTCCGTCCCGACACGCAAGGCCATCTCAAGACCCTTCATGCGCATCTCGCCAACCTTGTACGCCGTGCTCAACGCAATAGCAGGCGCATCGGCCATGGACACCCGCGCCTCCTGAACCTTGGACTGCGCCTGAACCTCCGCAATTACCTGACCAAGCTCCCTAAGCACCTCAGCATACGCTTCCTGAGCCTGTGGCGTCTTGAACTTCATTCCGTAATTCCAACCAACTTCTTCCAGCATCGCAAGGGGATCATGATCCACTCGCGTTCACCATGCGCGTCATCGGGACCGCCTGCAATCTCGATGGCCAGCGCTGGCTCTTTGCTCGCCGCCGCTGCCTCACGCGAGATCTTGTCTAACCACGACTTCTTCAGGCTCAAACTGGCATGCTCAGTGCGCTTGCAATTATGCACGATTGCGTTGCCACAAACATAGCGTTCGTCACCATTTACTTGAAAATTTATAACATCTCCACTGTATTCTCGACTTGAAATGCTCTTGATGCGTGAAAAAAGCACACCGTTTTCAACATAGGAAAGAGGACGAGGACAACGAACATTCTCGAACTCTTGATCTTCTCCCCACACAATATTCCTCAGCTTCCGTCCATTAACACCAAAAGAACGAACTTGGTAACCATTCTTTGTCGTTTCAGAGATTGATGACGCAATCCCTAGTTGCAACAAAATATCTTGCGTTCCATACGCCAACGAATAGGAATGAGTCGTCAATGACACCTTCTCGTCATCACGGTATCCATCTCCTCTGTACAATCCTTGTATGAAGCTCTCAATTATCGACGTATCAGATCGAAAGACAAAAGACGGAATCCTTATTTTTTGAGATCCAGTACCTATCTCTTTTAATAAATAATCTGCCAAAACTGAACTTCCAACACGAATTTCGATAGAATTCCAAGTTGTCTCCCTTGTGTGAGCATCAAGCGAAAACAACGTCCTGAATAACCCAATGACATCATGAACAAATGTGTCCTTCTCACGGATAGAAAAACACATGAAAATCTTTGACATACGAACCCAACCCTCAGCAGCATAATAACCCAAAAAACGCGCAAAATCATTGTCGATTCTAATAGTTCCTCCTCGGAATTTCTTTGAAAGCTTCTTTTCTGGTATTTTAACATATTGTTCACATTGCAATACTTTCTTAAGAGCTGGACGTAGTACATAGTCTCCAGCAACTATATGTTCAGCAGAGACAAAAGACGTTCGTTTGCAATGCGGGCAAAAAACAAGAACAGGATGATCAGGAGTAAATGAAATAACCGCGTCAGAATAATTCAATGAAACATCAATCAGAGGACCATTGTAGTGCCTAACAAAAACATAATCTACCGCATGATGTTCTCCGTCTCCTCCTATCACAAGTTGTCCTTCTGTCACCTCGCCAGCGCAAACAAACTCTCCATGTCCAACAAGGATCGGCGTTTCTGGAACGACACATTCTATCAAAAAATGGTCTGAGGAAACGTCCCCTTTGGCATACATCGACGCGCCGCTGCCCCGCTGCCGATGCCCACGAACCACCCTCGCAACGCGATCTTCCTGCTCTGTCGGCGTGCGCCCGCCCTGCTCAAAGACCCGTGGTCGAATCCGCGCCATCAACAACACCTACTTCCGTTCTCCTAAACTGACCCAAACGAGGACATGCCCCGTTCAGTGTTAGATTCCTGCTTCACCGAGACCCGTTTCACGCGCATCGTTGAACGCCCACCGCGCCGCGCCTGCATGACACATAAACGCCATGCGCTGCGCATTGTTGGGATCTAACTCTGTGCGGTAGGCCCTCATTGTCCTATTTTGTCCTTGTTTCCGTCATCTATCCTTCCCCTTGATCACACAGTCCTTTGCCAATTTTGACAGATATTCAAAAACAATCGACGGCATCGTCCCATCGGCCAGGATCGCTCCCATGTCCATCAACCCACGCGATAGTTCCCGAACTCTCCGCTGTGGCAAATCCACCATGCGAGACCATGCCCAAGTATCGAATTCACCCTCGGCATTTCTAGGCACCCGAGGCAACACCGACAGCATCTTGATGTGCTCATGATGCAGCGCGAGAATTCCAAACTCGGACATTTGGCAATTCGTCACGAACGGACTATGCCCAGACACGAACCCAGGTTCGCCTACACCCTCGCAATCATCCTCTTCACAAGGATCGCCCTCAAGGTGTCCCGTACCGCTGGCTCCGACATCCGCGCTATCAACTCTGTTTTCGTCCTGTACGATTCGTCTCCGAGCTGCCACTCCTTGCCCTCTTTCTTGAACAGGCCGAACTTCTCCGCCTGCGCCAACATGTAATCAATATCCAAAACCTGTGCCGCCTCGTCCCCAAACACCCCCATGCGAAAACCACCCTGCCCCATGGCCGGCCCCGTCTTGTTCTTCGTGACCTTGTAATTCATGTGGACCTCGGACCCGATCTCCGTATGCCACTCCTTCTTGAGTTCTTCGTCTATCGTGTCCTTCTCCCACTTGCTCGACCACATCTTCACGATGACCGACGCCGCAAATTTCTGGCCCTTGCCACAAGGAAGCACGGTCGGATCGCCCCAAGTTACTCCAATTTTATCTCGTTCCTGGTTGATCCAAATCTCGGTAATCTTCCTATTAAAATCAGACCGCACAGCGTTCCTCGACGAGTTAGTCTTACGCGCAAACTTGTTGATGAGCCTCGCCGCGAGACCCTGTTGCCAATCCGAGGCACTTGCCGTGATCTCTTCGCTCGGAGTCATGGCCGCAATGCTGTCCAGCACGATGAAATCCACCGCTCCCGTGCGCACGATCTCGTCGTGCAGGTCGATGCCTTCCTCCGCCGTCTGTGGACGCGCCAGCAAGAGCAAGTCTGGATTGCAACCCAACTTTATCGCCCATGAGTTGTCGAACGTGCCCTCCACGTCGATATAGGCGACTCGCGGCTCCTCGTAAGAGTTCACCGCATAGCGCTTCAACCGCGCCTTGAACTCTGTGTCTGTCTCCTTCTCCAATTGCACAGGCACGAACAGACCCGCATTCACGCAATCGCAGTATCCTATTTGGGACAGATCGACCTCGCCAGTCTCCTTGTCCACCACTTCCTCCAACTCCAATCCACCCATCACACGCCGATAGCAGTTGGCGCATACCCTCTGGAAACTCCCGGCAGAGCGCACTGCCTGGGTGGTCTTCCCGCTGCTCTCTCCACCGTGATAGATCAAAACATGGCCCACCGGGATACCACCACCGAGCACATAGTCGAAGCTCAAGCTTCCCGTCGTCACGCGCGGACAATTCAACGGCTGCAAACGACTCGCCATGTCAATCGTCCGGTCGCCATATTGCTTATTGACCTTGTTTCGTAGATTGGCGAGATTGCGTGCTCGAATTCCTATCATGCCTCTCCCCGTATGCGACCCCGCTCAGTGTCGATCCTCTGAGACAAGTACGACTCCAACGCCACCATGGCGGCATCAGCGTCCTCTGAATCGCCCAACGGACGCGATAAACCAAGATCGACCTTGAAACTCTCGAACTTCACCTTTGCGTTCAAGGTCATGCCGTACTCCACCCAGATCTCACGTCGCACGCCCTCTAATGTAGGCAACGGATCCGATGACACCGGCTGCTTGCGAACCAACGATTCCTCTCGGTTAATCACGGCATCCACGAACTGCTGCACGCCAATGAAAGCCTCGTCAACCTTGCCAAGGTCCGCAATCCGCACCCGCGCACCGATCTGGATGCGCACAAATTCATAGTTGCCCAGCGATACCGTGCGCCCCGCTGCATAGGTCACCTCCACCATTTGGCTGTCTTGTTGATCGACAACCGGGCCATAGGGCCGACTAATGTCTGTCATTGGTTGCTCCTGTGCGCCGACCACGTTATAGGTCCGCGTCATGCGTTCGTTTCCTTGAGTTTTCATATTTCGCGCCTCCAATGCGGCATCAACGCCGCACTTCTATGTGCGCGCAAAATTACCGCCGTATGAACGTTTTGTCAACGTGAACCGGAATGACCACGCCTAAGCCCTCCCAACCTTGCCGAATCTCTCGCGTAAATTCTCGGTCGCTAGCCGAAACTCGCCCACGCTTGCCAACGGCGATTTTTACCACGATGGCCATGCTCTCTGTGTAAAGCCGGTCTCCACTTGCAGAACGATATGGTGTCGGCGGTAGGAGCCCAATCCGCGTCCAGTAGTTGATCACGTCCTTGGACCGATTCAACTCTACAGCCATGCGACCCACCGTGTACACAATGGTGCTGACACCGTTCACCTTGACCTTCATCGGCGGACGTGGCCCCCTCGGATGCGACGGCGGCAACTTCCCCTCGGCCCGCAACTTATTGATATTCTCCTGCTTCTTGTTTCGGTAGTCGCTAACCCGATCCAAGATCGACTCGCGGTACTCGGGATCCTCGCGGTATCGACGCTTCCGCTCCTTGGAAATCGCCTCTTTCCTGTCCAGATAATATTGTTTCTGGTACTCGCTCCGATCCCTGTCCCCAGAACTTTCACCTGTAGATCCTGTTTCGATACGCGTCATGACGAACACCTCATGCGCGCACATTACATCGTGCAACAGGTTTTGTAAAATTTCTCGCGTCTGGCAGCCATACCACGTAAACGCGGGATCCTCTCATCCACCACATCTACGATGATCGGGATGGGTTTGCCCTTGCATTTGCCCGCCCTCCAAGGGCAATAGTGAGCACACTGCTTCCCAGGCACGCACCATCGCCGCACCCGCCCTGTCAACTGCTCCACATCGCTAATCGGTGTAGCCATCAACATGACATCCAATGCTGGAATATCGAGTCCCTCCATGCAAAGCTGGGGGGTAGCAAAAATCACGTTGGCCCGCTCCGCACGCTCAAGATCGACCTGCGTCCGAGATGCCATCTTCAAATCGCCCCGCTTGTGCGACTTGTTCGATGTTTCCCAAACCTCCCCTGTAAACCACTCCCCCGTGTAAAAGTCCATGATGGGCACGAAAGGCAGGTTTAAATTGAACAACGCCTGCCCTGTGCGCTCGGCCATGACCCTCAAATGCTCCAGCCGGGCACTCACCACCATGATCTTCCGCCCAACCTTCACCGCCTGCACGATGTCGTCTGCAATAGCCTGCGTCCGAAACGTGTCCAAACACACCTGATTGATGATCTGAGCGCTGTTCAACTGGTCAACGGGCACCTTGTACTCACCACGCGAAATGGATCGCACCTCCGTCGTCGTCACAATCCTACGATACTTCGGCCGCACCGACTCCGTGGTCGCCCGGTACGTGACCGGCGCGATGTGGTGGAAGAACACGTCCTCGGCCCCGTCCTTGCGACGAGGGGTGGCCGTCAAGCCTAGCCTGTAGGCCGCATCGAACTTTGGAATTATATCAGACCACGAAGCTGCGCCAGTTCTGTGAACTTCGTCGCTTATAATTAAACCAAAGGTGCCCTCGTACATTTCCTTGGGATACCGACTTCCAGTGTCCCTCGCCAAGCTCTGCAAGAGCCCGATCACGAAGTCTGGAGCCTCCCCTCCCTTTGTGCGCGCATACTCCATTCGATCCTGCTGAACAATGCCGATCCGCGCTTCCGGCAAGAACTGTTCGATCCGCTTGCGCCACTGGTCCAAGAAGAACTCCTGATGGACGAGGATAAGCGTTCTCCGACCCAGGCGTCGAGCTACCTCCAAAGCACATGCCGTCTTGCCGAACGCCGGCTGTGCCTGTAGCAGCGCCCCGCCCCACGGCGGGTTCTCCGGGCACGTCTCAGGCGGATACAACGCTGTCACCAGCGTGTCGATGGCCTCGGCCTGCTCGGCAAACGGACCCTCAAACCGCGCCGTCGTCTCCAACTTCCGCATGGGCTTTCCCCACCCAATGCGCAAGACCTCGTCATTCAACCCCTTGCTCATCTGCCGGTAGAAACCGCGAGGCACGCCTATCAACTGTCGATCTTCATCTAGGCGGTACAAACGGATGGGATCCGGTGTCTCCACCGAATCAATATCAGACGTCTTTCTCGGCTGAATGGTCAGCCGAGTGACAATGTTGGAAACCTGGCGGTCTGTCAAAGCTGCTCGATCCAGCCAGGCGTACCCCGCGATCTCTACCCGCATGTCGTTATGTCCTTGCTATTGCTTGCTAAAACGGAATTTGATCGTCTTCTTGGTATCCAGCGCCCGTGGTCAAAGTGCGCTCGCCATCCGTGGAACCTGGAGCCACCCGTGGAGCGTTCCCAATCCACCGATCCATCTCCTCCATGGAGTAGAGCAGCGGCATCATTCGAATAGGCGTGATCCGCGTGAACAGAGTCTCCTCGATCTTCACCTCTTCCTTGTTGAGGTGGTCGAACACAGTAGTCTCTTTCGCCCACTTCAGCGCATCGTCAGATGCGCCATGCGACTGCAAGTACGCCCGCATCTCCTCCACCGTCGGAGGGACCACCGACCCAGCACGCTCGACAAACTCAAGGTTGTCTCCCATGCCCGCCTTCTTCTTGCCCGTGCGCTGCGTGTCATATACACACCCGGTCAGGTCGCCACGCCGATTGCGCTGGTCTTCGAAAAACGCCAGCGTGCCAGGGTTTTCCTTTCCACCACGCTTCGCCACCATCAAGCGCCGCCGGAACTGCATATCGTGGCTCTTGCCACGGTCATCGACCCAGTTCTCTCCGATCAGCTCTGCTCCGCCAGACGCGTACCGCACGAATCCCATGTCCACCACGGTGAAGTAGGCCCCGTAGCTCGGCCATCGCTTGTCCTCACACATGGGACATCGGTCAGCGAGCTGGTTCTGCTTCAGACACAATGGTGAATACACCCCACGCGGGATGTTCTGCATCTTGTATGTTCCGTGCTCCCACATGTAGAACGGCGCACCAACGATCATGAATCGCTTGCGAGCAGGCTTGCCCCTCTCCAACGGGTTATCGTCAGGTTCTGGCACCTTGAACCGCGCCGGACCACGATCCGTCGGTCCGAACCCACCACCACCGCCTCCATCATTCGAGAACTCCCCATGACCCTCGGGCGGATCCCAGCCGTCGTATCCAAAACTGGTCTTTACGTGATCACCAATCCCAGGCATGCCAACCTCCTTGTTCTCAACTGAGAACGCCTTGCAACATCAACAGATGTCTAATGTTCATCGCAGCCGCAGCCGCGCCGATCTTTGTTACTGCAATCGCCTGTGTTTGTCAACGAACGAACCTGGGTTCGCGTCGGAAGATCGACAGCCAATTTCCTCATCTCAGCTTGACGCTTTTTGTGACACGGCCAAACGCGGACTTAAAATGTACTTGAACCCCGCGTGGAACCAAACAAGGCGCTTCATCCATCCTATTTCGCACGGGGTTCGTTTCTAAATCCCCATGCTAGAACGGCGTCGCATCGTCCTCGAAGGTATCGTTATCATTAGATATTTCGGAAAACGTCATATTGTCAAAATCCCAATGAACCTCGACCCCGTCCCCAACGTATGACCCTCGACGTAGCTTGAGCGGCTTGAATCTCAATTTCCGGTCGGCCTTCATGTCCTTGTCCTGTTCCAACGCAAACACCGCATGCGAGTCCTGGCCAATCTCGTCTGCCAGCGCAATCGTCCCGAGGCGCACGCCACCGCCTTTTTTCTCCGACACCTCTGCCGCTCGATTCAACTGCACAAAACCCACGCCGGCCAAATCGAAATACTTCACCGTGCCCTTGAACCACTCAAGCGCCACGAGCAGCTTGTCACGACGCTCCCCTCTGATGTGCAGGTCGTACAGAGAGTCGATGGCGAGGAGGGCAGGACGGCAGGCTCGTACAGCGGCTTCGATGCCGCGTGTTGTCAGGTCGTCATCAGAATCCATGATCCAAAGCCCGTCCTGGACCTTGCAGGATTCGATGGTCGCCTGCAACTTTGGCATCTCGAAGTCTGACACGCTTCCGCTCACAATCCGTTGGTAACTCACAGAGCTGTGAATTGCGAAGAACCTCTCTGCGATCTCCGTGCGACTCATCTCGGGTGAGACAATGAGCACACGCGATCCGTTCATCCACGCATGCCGCGCCGCGATCACAGCGACCATCGTCTTCCCGATTCCGGGACGAGCCACAAACATGGTCATCGTCTTCGGCCACATACCAGCCGTCATCGCGTTCATGGTTGGCCATGGCAACTGGACGCCCGTGCGCCCATGCGCCGCCAAAGAGTAGTTCTCCATGACGGCATCGCCCATGGTCAAAAGGCTCGCAGGCATCCGAGTCCGTGCCAGGAGGTGCATGGCGTCCTGAAGCACCCCAAACTCAGTCTCAACGCCTGCCTGGTCGTTCCCAGGATAGCTCTTCATTGCCACGTTTCGTGCCGCCATGATCACGGACCGCATCGCAGACCGCTCATGCACGATGTTGGCGTAGTATTCGACGTTGGAAACCGTCGCCACGGCATCGGTCAGGTCCGCCAGCACCATGGGTCCGCCTATGGAATCCATGATGCCTAGCGCATGCAACTCGCTGCCAACCGTTACGTGGTCTACACCAACCCCCTTCCGACGCAATTCACACATGACCCCGTAGATCTTGCTGTAGGCACTGACAAAGAAATCATCCTCGTCGATCAGGCTTGAAATTCTTTCCAGGCAATCATTTTCCAAAAATACTGCACCCAAAACGGCGCGTTCGGCTGCTTGATCATGAGGCATACGCCCCGAGGAGCCATTCATATTCCCCTCCACTACTGGTCGAACAATGTCTTCGCTATTCCGCTGGCGACCGCATCACGACGGTCGATCCCCGTAACATGAATTGGAAACACATGTTCCTTGAGTGACGACATCGTAGAAACCTTCAGCTCCTCAGCGAGGTCACGCTGGTTCATGTTGGTCGTAATGAGCGTGACCAGCTTACTCGCGTTGCGATGCCGGATCAACTCATCGATCATCCGGGCTCCAAACCCAGTGGAATCCTGCACACCCTTGCCAAGATCGTCAATCACAAGGACGTCCACGTTCATGGCACGATCCCAAAAGGTCTGGTCCTCGTCGAACATCTCGCGCTCGATGACGAAACGCTTGATGTCTGCCGCCTCAATGAACAGCACGGGATATCCGTGCCGACGATACTCCTTCGCTACCACAATCGCCATGCAAGTCTTGCCCGTGCCATTCGTCCCCCACAGCAATAGACCCATGCCGTTGTGGCGCATCTCGTCTATCTGCGTCAGGTAGTTATGAGCCGCCTTGCGAGCGGACACTCCACTGCCAACGCACGTCCCATCCGGGATGCCCTCATAACGAACCCACCAGTAGCGACGCGGAATCCGCATGCGCACCAGATCGGTCTCCGTCAGCCGCCTCCATAATTTAGTCGTATCCATAGCTATCGCAGTCATACGTACCACCCAACATCATTCGGCTTCTCAGGTGGGCGATACTCGTCAGAGTCCTTACTGTTCTTACGCCTAGCCGCCTTTTTTGACCGTTTAGGGACGGCAGCCAATCCCTTCACCTCTGCAAAAATCGTATCCTTGCGACTGACCAGATACCCAATGCTCGGTATCCCTGCCAGCACACCATCGGATGCCTCCACCCTCTGATGCCATGTCTCACACAAATGCGACACAGCTTTTTTCACGTCAGCCTCGCCATACAAATCCAACAAACTCTTAGCGTTTTTCCGCTCCCCAGCCGTCCACCACTTGCCGCGCTGTGGCAACTCAAGCTTGCCACCGTACAAACAATTCAGCCCTTCTCGAAACCAATCTTCCACCTGCACTGAATTTACTAACGATTTCTTTGAATGTCCATGATCCTGTTCAAATTTCGGCACTTCCTGCTTAGGCTCCGCCGCTGCCTTTTGCTTGCGCTTCTGGCGCTTCTTCTCAACATTCTCCTTCGCCACGACTGTCCGCTCGGATGAATCGCGCACCAATTGCCGCAACGCACATAGCTTGAGCCGGCTAGAGGTCATCACGTCCCTCCAAGATCGTCACTTGACGTGCATCGTATGTGCGCGTCACCCGTCCAAACCGCACCATGATCTGTCCCCACTCCTGCTGATATTTCTGCCCATGCGACCGACGGCACTCCGCCGAGAATTCCTGTGCCTCAGCGTCAATCATCGTCAGGATGCGATCTCTCCAAGTAGTCACATCCTCAACGTAACCAACCCCGTCAGGGGTGCCCACCTTGTCTCCGATGAACACGTCTTTCATGTAGGCTCACCACCTTTCCGTCCTCTCCACATACAAGTCGCCACTGCTCGTCCGCATAGGCCCGCGCACGCTCTCCGCCAAGGCTCCAATTCAGCAACATCGCCAAATGCGCCGCGTGATCTCCGATCCCATAAATCCTCTGCCATTTCTTGCGCACGTACTCCCTCGTCCAATGACCCGTCTTTGCCGGATTCAAGGCATGCGCGACAAACGTGTTGTCAGACATCGACGATAACGCCACCATGATCCGTCCTCCGAGTTCCACCGCAATCCGATCTCCAACGTCCGTCGCCTGGAGGAAATACCGCGCTCCGGTGCCAGGCTCCCAAACGACGCACCCAATGGGACCAGGAGCGAAAAAGATCACAGAACCCTGTGTCGGCCTGTTCAGCAATCGTGCCTCCGCACCCGAATCGCTCGGGCGATCTAACTGTGCCTTCGGTTATTCACCAGATGGCCGTGTTTGTCAAGTCGCGGTAGCAACAGGTCGAGAACCTTGCCTCAGCTCACTATCACCACGAGCGTTGTCCTCTTCGGTCACGTAGTCGAAATCAATCTTGATCTTATGTTTGCCAGCCAACGCCGAAAGGAACGACCGCAGGGACGTAGTGAGATGACCAGACCTACCCACCACCTGGCCAACGTCGGAAGGATGCGTGAACAGCTCTAGGCCAAGACGATATTCACCACCGCGCACGCGCACATCTACGTCGGAAGGATGGTCCACAATATGACGCACGATGAACACGATCTCCTTGGCAGCATCCATGACCTCGGACGTCACGCGCACTTTTCCCATGCATCCCTCAACTCTCTCAAAATCCCAGATCGTTTCCCTCTGACTCCATCTGCTTCATCCTCACATCTGCCCGCTCAGCCGCATCAGAAGTTGAGATGCCCATCGATCTCAGAGCATTCGTATGACGAGCGCGCTCCCTCGACTCATGCAGCATCCGAAGTTGGATGCCATACCGCCGGCAAATGTCCCTCAGCCACCGCTCATCTAAAGGTGTGACCGCGCCAAGCACTTGGAAGCGCACCCGCAAGTCGTTTACGTGTGTCCGTTCGCTAGGACGCATCTTCACGCTGCGCAGGTCGCGCAGCATCTCGTCAACCGTCATCACGTCACCTCATTCAGCGTCTAATTTATAGACGTGAAATCGGCAGGTTGTCAAACAAGGATTGTATGTGAGAGGCGAACCTGGGTTCGCGTGGAGGGGGAATCAGGCGGCCTGGACGATGATGCCGTCCTGCTTGAGGTAGGTATCGAGCTGGACGACGGCGGCCTGGACGAAATCATCGCCGCTGCCCATCAAGCTGGACTCGAAACGACGCTCTTGAGCCTCGTCGCCACCCCGGCTCGGACGCACGTAATTGACGTACTCCGTGACGGCGTTGTAGGCCGCATAGCCTGTCCCCGCGACGCCCGGGATGTCCTGGCCGCGCCCGGTCACCGCGAGGCCAAGGAGCGCCTGCCGAGCGTTCTGAGCGCGGGTGTTGTGCTTCGCCTCGGGGTTGTTCGGGATAAGCACGTTCGCGTACTCGTTCCAGCGCTCGCCCGTCATGCGAAGCTGGGTGAAGGCCCGCAGCAACGCGTCGTAGACCTTGCCGTGCTCACGAGCGATGCCAAGAGCCGCACGAGCCGCCTCCATGCGCTCTTTCATGCTCGCCGTGTGGCGAATACGGACCTCGCTGCTCCGACCGTCCGCAAGCGCCAGACGCGCCGTGTTCATGCAGACCACGCGGACCGCCGTCGAGTTGATGACGATGCTCTGCGTTCCATCGTACCCGTTTAGGAAGAACAGGAACTTGCCCACGCGATCCGTCGGCAGGATCACCGACTCGTCGAACTTGGCCAGCAACCAAACCTTGCGCCCCCCGCGCAGCGATCCCGCCGTGTGGTACTTGATGAGCCCCTCGCCGACCAAGCTGTCCGTCCACTCGAACATCTCCCAGGGCTGAAGCTCCTGCCAGCCCGCCCCGACCACGCCCAGGATGCGCTCGTCCGTCTTGCGGACGATGGCGACGTGGTCCTCGACTGTCATGAACTGGTTGACGCCAGCGACCGGGACCATGAGGGGCCGCTTCTCGACCTCCCAGGTCAGGCCCGACTTGAGCTGGGCCTCGGGGCTGTCCGCGTCCTCGGGAAGCTGCTCGCCAAAGCCGTGCCAAGGGGTCTCGCCTGCGAAACACAGTGATTCGATTTCTGCTGACATGGGGTGGCCTCCTTCGTTAGCGGGTCATCGGTGACCCGGATTGTTTCAGAACGGGATCCCGTCGTCTTCAACCACGACCGCAACCGGCTTCTCCGCTTCCAACGAGGCCAGAAACGCCTCGACGGACATACCAGCCGCCTTCGCAGCGGCTTCGACTTCTTCTCGGATCTCCGCCTCGTACTCCGCTTGCTCGGGGTGCATCACGCCACGGCCGTGAGCCGGGCACTGATGCCACGTATCGACGTCCGACAACATCCAACCACGACCCCTACAACCACAACGCGAAGGGTCTTCGTCAGCCCAAAGCGACGTATAACAAGCCATTTCGTATACTTGGGTCGGGGTAAAACACATGATGACTCTCCTTCGGCTACTGGCCATCTTCGGCCAGGTTCTCTCGCCTAGTGAGAATTTGCTACCTCCAACCGCGTTCGTCAACGGCAAATCGTCCAGGCTAATGTCGATTTTAATTTTCCGCGAGCTAAACTCACCTG